CCAGAGCCTCGTGTCACAATTGAATTGTCGGAGAACAAATTAGACATGTAATTATTGTTATAACTGTTATTTCGAAAAACAAATTCAACTTGACGAAGGTTGTCGCCGGTTCCAAACACTTTAAACAAACGAATCTTTGGAACAAGAAATGCTTGAATATCTGGTGTAATATTTAAGAAATCTTTTATTGTATCACCTTTTGGAGCAGTCAAAGTATTAACAAATGTTGAATTGTCCTCACCGTCAGTAATCATGTAAAAGCGATCATTGTAAACGCTATTATCATGCCATGTAGACGTATCATCAGAATTTATATCATCAGAATAATAACTTTTAAGATTATTCATTTGCACTAAGAGAACGCATTGTTGATAAAATCTTTGACGTTGTTCGATTTCTGCTTCTGAAAGAGGAGAGGAATCTTCAATTCGGCCAGCAATGCCTGAATTACTTGCTTCTTCAATTGCCGCTGCGTTTGCTCCGTTTAATGCATTGGCTGCCTCTTCAGCAGTAATCCCGTCACCGCCTTCAGAATTAGCAGCCACAAGCCTATTCCAAAGTTCAATTCTTCTATTGTTTTCAAATTCTTTAAAAGATCTCTTTGATATTTTTTCTGCTAATTTATCTGTGTCATCATTAAAAGTTGTGAGGGGATTGCTCCCTCGTCTGAGAACTCCATACAAGTATACCATATAAGACTCAACAAATAAATCATTGTCAATACTGCTCACATTAGTGGTATTTAAGGTGGATCCTCCTCCTAAATCACTTGTAAAATTTATGGAGGATGCCCGTAGTTCTGCAATCTCTGGCTCGGTCTCGGCTATGGTATCAAAACTGGCTTTAGGAATTCTCCCCCCGGTCGCTTGCGCTAAATTGCTCGTGCTCTCTCTTAACATATATTTAGTTTGATCAGCAATCTGAACATGATGCAAATCATCTAATCTAACTCCGCCTGAATCTAAAGTTTCTCTTACTTTTTTCGCAGATTCGACATCAAATTGATTGCCGCTTCTTATGATTGCTGAAAGTTCTGATGGTATAGAATTGGGATTTTTAATAATTGCTTTTACTATTTTTTCAACATAATCTTCATCTTCGGTAAAAAGATTATCTTGTATGAAATCAGCCCTGTTGTTTAGAAACAGTTCCATTTCTGCTAGAGTGATTCCTCCACTCTCAACAGACTTGGCAACTTGGCTTGAATATTTTTCTAAAAATACATCATACGAATTGTTAAACGCAGCATTATAAATATAAGAACCACCAAGAGTTAAAAGATTTAAATATGCGCTCCAAAACGAATCATTCTGTAAATCATTTTTTGATAAAGACTTAAACGTGCTTTTGTTTTCAACAATGTCACTAGCATCTTCAAAGGTTAAATCAGTATCTTCGAATAACTTTTTTAGCAACTCACCTTGTCTTTCTTTTGTTAGGGCCATTACTTCATCACCTGTACGACTCTAGCCAAAGGGCGAGGAATCATTAATGTATCTCCGACTTTGATATCTCCCTCAAATGGAAGTTTGTTAAATTGCGCAATGACATACCAATACTTTGGATCACCGTAGAATTTTTCGGAGACTTTATAATAATTGTCATTTGCTTGCCAATAATACTTGGTTAACTCAAGATTGTTGATTTGTTCTTTGGAAGGATATGTAAGTTTCTTTGTTCGATATTGTTCGATTTGTTTTATATTTCTGTCCTCAAACAATTCTTCGTATTGTGGGTGTCTATTGGTTGCTTTCTTTCGATTTGTGTTTCTAGCCATGATTAGTCTCCCATCGTTGTTTTAACGGTGCTGTTTGGATCTGTTAAGAGGCCAAGATCATTTGCGGTGACAGTTGAACCATCGTCAACAACCGGCAAAGCGTCGGAGTTAAATGGAAAGCCGGGCAGTTTTGATTGATTATTAAGAACCAGATTCTCTTGATGCAGAACATTAAAAGTACAAGACAGCGAAATCACCTTTGGATAGAACTTACCATTATGAGCGAACATTCCTTCATCAAGTTTCGGTTGCCAGTTGATCCCATCGACCCAGCCCAAAAGACCATCGTCGGTGCCGGGTGTTGATGTTGATATTAAATTTGCAAACTTAAGTTTTAATAAAGGCGGCTTTGTTAGAGAATTGGCCAAGGTGGCAGAAAAGCCGCCTTCATCCTGCCCTTGTGGTGTAAAGTTTTGAGTCTCTGAGTAATTTGGGTACAGCATCTGGACCAATACGGAGCACTTATGAAGATTGTTTTTTGCATCAGAAAGGTCATACGACGGAATGTCCCAAGCAACAGAGATTGTTCTCTTTGTGTTGTCAAATGTTGGTATTGGGTCCATGCGCCCAAATACATTCTCTGCGTTCCATGTTGATGCAAAGTTTTGAGAGAAGTCGGTCAAGAATGCTTTAAAAATTACATTAACACCGGAGATCATGCTTTTAAATTCAAGCAGAGCACCGGTTCTTGTTGCATATTCGGAGGAATTGTCCGAGGAATTAAAATAATAATTTGGAATCATGATTATGTTACCTTAATTTTTTTGTACTGCCGTAATTACTGCTTCATTGAATTCTTTGTCTCCGATTGAAACTTTGACCTCCAATCCTTCTAGATTGAGCACGTTTTCTAGATTGCTCACAACATTAACGCTTGCTGCTGTTATCTTTGCGCCGGTCATAGAGTCCTTGGCAGTTCCTGTACTTAACAGTGCAAGGTTCTCCAACACAGATGATACTTTAACTTTCTTTCCGTCAAGAGCATTAACAGCCGCTGACAATTCGAGCATTCCAACAGCCATGGTTGAAAAGACTTCGCCAAGTGCTGCGACGTTTTCCATGGAGATATTTGATATTGCTTGAAGGCCATCTGAAATTGATTTTAAAACACCGACAGGCAACAGATTTAACGCGCCGGCTAGTGCGATCAAAGCAACCGACAACGCTGCAAATCCTGCTAATGCCATACCACCAACAATTGGATTTGTAGCAATAGCGCCAAGTATTAATGCAATTGCCGTAAGTCCTCCAATAAATATGAGGAAATCCGTTAGCATGCCGCTTTCAAGTCCAGACAGTCCTTTACCGAGAAGGACAGCCGCCAATCCAATACCAATTAGGCCACCAACCAAGATTGCAATCGCAGGCCCACCCCTTATAACAGATTTGGCTAATATTTCCATTGCTCTTCCAATACCTGTTGCAATCTGCATCATAGCACCGGACACACTGGGAGCGGCCGCATTCATTTCAGTGGCAGCAGCAGCGGTTTTACCTGCTGTTAAGCCTAGCATATTTCCGAGCATCCTAAGAGGGCCAAAGATTGTTGCAAATATGGCTTTAACACCAGCAAATGCCTTAAATGCTAAGAAAAGACCTAAAATACTGGCTGCAATACCTGTTAAGAATTCTTGTGTATCTTTGTCAAGAGATCCAAAAAAGTTTAAAACAACGTCTAAAGCGCCATGGATGCTTTCAAGAATCGGAATAACCCCGACGGCAAACTCTGCTGCAATTAATTTGAACTTTTCCTGAATTGGAATTGTTGCTTGAACAGCCTCTTCAAATTTCTTCTGAACTTCGGCTGATTTGCTCATGGCATCTTGATAGTTTTTAAATTGTCCGATATCCATTCCAAAAATACGTTGTGCTTCTGCAAGATCATCGATACCAGCAGCGGCTGCGATTGCTTTCTGTGTGAAACGATCCATGTCCTTAAACGATCGGCCTTGTGCTTGCATGTTCGCAATAAGAGTCTCAATTCTTTGTTCTTCCGATTGTCTCAAGAGATCAACAGCAGACATTTGGGTTCCCAATATTGCGTTCAATTTACCTGTTGTGTCGGCTGCCGATGCAAATGTATCAAATTTACCAGCCAATCCAAGAAGTTTGTTCATCTCAACGCCCGCAACCTTGGCAGCCGCAGCAAGACCCTTAAATACTTCTTGAGAACGATCACCGTACACTGCAAGAGTTGGTAGGGCCGCTTGGAAGTCTTTTGTTATCTGACCAGAGGTCATGCCTAACTCTCGGCCCATCATTGCCAATTCTTTTGTTACACGAACACCTTCTTCCGCTGTCATTCCCAAGTTCTGGTTGAAGAAGTTAATAAGTCCAGCAGATGTATCAGCAGACACGCCAATTCTTTCAAGTTGGGCCACATTAGAAACCAATGCCGCTCGTGATTCAGACGAAATATTAACAAAGTTTGTAAAACCTGCTGCGAGTCCTTGAGTTGCTTTTCCTGCGCCTTCCATTGTAACGCCAAGATAGTTGCCTTGCTGCTGTGCGTCGCGCATTGTTTGATTGAACTGGTTCCCGAAGCCTGTTGCTGAAGCAAACGCTGTCGAGGCAGCATCCAAAGCCATAACGAGAGTAAAAGTTGAATCTGCGACGACGTTCAACAAGTTACCAGCAATATTTGTGATATTAACTGTGTCTAAAATGGCTTGACGAAAGTTTTGTTGAGCCTCTTCACTATTTGCAAGTTCTTTACCAAGTTCACGAAAACCAAGAACTTGCTTAACAAGAGGACCTTTTCCAAATATGACCATTTTTTGTCCAAGAGAATCAATTGATCTTTCATATTTATTTGCTGTTTTTAAAGATTCTTTCCTAGATTTATCAACCGCTTGTGCTTCAACTCTCAAAGTTGATGCTGACTTTCCTTCTGCATCTAAAGCGGCAGTTAAATTTTTAATTTGTTTTTCTAATCTCTGTCCTTCTTCAGTATTTTGTTCGTTTAAGGTAATCAGGCGATCTTTCTTTTCAAGTAAGTCAGCAAGAATTTCTAATTGCTCTTGCCTTGCTCTCTTTTGTGCTATAATTCTTTGAGTTCCATCTTGAACCGCATTTGCAAGATCGATGTTAACCTGAAGTTCTTTTAATTTTGCATCAGTTAAATCATTTAATATTTTTATGCTTTCCGCATCAACCTTTATGCGTGCTTGGGTTGCCTTTTTTAAGCCAATTTCCTCAAGATCGTCAGAGGATAGGTCTTTTAGTGCTGCTTTTAATTCTGCTATTGTGAATGTTTTTTCAGACACTTATTAGTCCTCGTCTTTAAACGGCCATGTGATTCCGGTTTTATTTTCAAAATCGCCAACGGCTTGATCCAATACAATACGCTGTTTATTGGTCATTGGGTGATCTTTACCAAATTGTGCATAAGCCTCAAGGTAATCTTTTTCAGCAAAAAGAGCCTTTGCATATGCTTTGACATCTTTTTGTTCGCCTCGAATGATAAACTTCAACGATTGCTCTTCTTCATTAAGGTTTGCAACAACATTGACATCTTTACCATACATATATTTAAGCAAAGCCTTGCTCCACTGCCCAAATGCATTAATCCAAGCCTCTGTTAGAAGTTTGGGATCTCTTGTTAAATCAATCTTCATGACAACGGTCTCCAATACAGTAATTAGTTTTATAAAAAAAATGCCCTTGCGGGCATTGTTATGATTTCTTCCGTGCTTTTTCCATTTCTTTCTTTTCATCCTCGAATTGTTTCTGCAAACGCTTCACAAACCAATTTCGAAGACCCACAGGGAGGTTATAGGCCTCAATAAGAGACCATCCACCAAAATGTTTAAGCAAAAAGAACTGTTCGTAAACAGATTCGGAATATTTATCGGTCAGGCCAAAGAAAGTCAGCCCCAAAGGGCACCTCCATTTCCTGATCAAAGCCACAATTTGAACATTCAAAATGCTTTTGGACTTTAACATCAGGATTGACGACTTTATAAGCATTTCTTAAAAATCTTGCGTCACGCAAAGGCATGTTATCAACATAATGGTTAATAACGTTTCTTTGAGCATTGCCTTGCACAGATACAATCATCATTTTGTACTGATCGGTCATTCCTGTCTCTTGCATCATGCCTTTTTTGCGAGATTCGGCCATTTTTGTGATTTGTTTCTCGTCATTTCCGGTTAAAACTCTGATTTCGACCTCAAATTTACTAAATGGCATGGTCAAAAGGAAATTATTGTTCTCGGTCTTTCTGATTCCAAGTTCTTCATTAACTTTTGACTCATTTATATGCGGATTTGCAAGGTCAAATGACTCATGAGACTTTGTACCACAGTTAGGGCATACAACTTGAGTCTCATAATCGCTTCCATAGCCTGTTGCACGGGCAGCAATCAAGATTGCATTCTTATCTCCAATCAGAAGATCATTGACTTTGATGTTTTTATCAACAATAATATTTTGAAGGAAGCGATCAATTGCAACACCTTTCTTAAGGAGCGTCTTTGATGTAAGGATGTCCTCTTCTTTGGCTGTCATATACCTAATCTCGATCTCTTCTTTTCCATGAAGTGGATGATCGGCAGGATAAAGCAAACCTTTTGATGGAATATCTACCAATTCCGTGGGAGCGACAAACTCAAGCGGGTTCAATGCCGCTGTTGGCTCCGAATCGATTGTTTGAGGTCCGATTCTATCCTCATTATTTCTTGTAGTCAAATTTCACCTCGTTATGCTACAGTTGTCTCTGTGATTCCGCCGGGATTATTCTCTTGATTCACTTGCTCTCCGGCTTGGACATTATCAACAGTGACAGGAGCCGAAACAGGTCTTACATCAAGTCCGTCAATTTCAGCCCAATCATATGTTATTGTAAGTTCAATTGAAACTAGGTCCTCTGATGAATAATCAAGGCTCCCAAAGTTTACAGATTTTAAAATTGCTCCTCGCAGTTTCCATTCCTCAAGAACGTTGCCTTTATCGTCCAATTGGTTTATTGAAATAGCATCGAAATAAGCCTCAGTTTGTGACTTCGAGATGCCATCTATATACTCGGTTATGTTTGGGTAGTTAGGGTAAATATAACCGAAATTAAAGGCTTTATTCAGCAGCAATTGCGTCTTATTTGATGTGTCAACAATAGAGATTGTGACATCGTTCCAAGTCAGGATGCCCGGATACTTAAATTTATGATTTATAAGTTGATATTCGTTTGTTGAGATCTCGTATGATGGCTTTGTAACTGACTTGGCCCAATACCAAATGGCTTCTCCATCTTCAACGCCATCGTTGGCATCAAGAATGGAGAAGCGATATTGTCTTTTAGGGGCTGCGTTGTTGGTCCAAAAAGCCATTTAACCTCTATTAATTGTTAGAAGAGCCGTTATCTACAGGGCGACCATCAAAATCTGGTTCGTAAGAGGGTGCTGGTGAACCTTCAACTGGAGCATCACCTACGTTGAAGTAAGTTGTGCTTACATCAAAATCTGGATGAGTTTCAGGGAACGTGCAAGTAGCCCAATCGTATCTAATTGTTAGTTCAACAGTTCTTAAATCCTCATTAGAATAATCAAGATCTCCAAACTTTGCTGCTTTGATAAACGGCTGTTGAAGAGTCCATTGTTCTACAATTTCGCCATCTGCTCTTAAAATTTCAATGCTGATATATTCTAATCCAGCAGCAATTGAGCGATTCTTGGAAATAGTGTGATATTGATTTACACCAGTCCCTTCAGGAACCATATAGCCAGAGTTAATCAAAATTTGATTTGTAAAGCCAACCGCATCAGGAGAAATAGGATCGACCAAAGATAGATTGACTTCCGACCATGACACCTTACCGGGGAAATAATACTTGCCCCCAAGGTAATGGTGTTCGGTTTCACCCAAATCAAAAGATGGAGTTGTTACAGTCTTGGCCCACCAAATGATATTGTTAAACTCACTACCATCAGAATTGGTGGTTCCAATCTGAACTCTAAATCTAAAGTTTCTTTTAGGTTCTACACCTGTTCCAGTCCAAAAAGCCATTATATTAATCTCCCTTTATTGTAATTAGTATAGATCATTAGAATTGAACTCCGGATCTCGTGATTACAAAGTCAACTGCAATAAACTCGATTGCTTTGGCTGGCTTCACATAGATCTTGGCATATAGGATGTTTCTGTCCTGAAGATCTGGAGTGGTTGTGGTTGAATCAAGAACAACTTTGAATTCTGTAATTCCGCCTCGTGCTTTAATTCTGTTAAGAACGCGCTCTGATTTGCTCTTGAACTTGTTCCAAGTAACTTGGATGTTCTGGTCGAACAGAATGGTATTAGCAATTCTGCCGATTCTCTTCTTGAGATAAATCATCATGCGACGAACGTTGATTCTGTCAAGAGCCGATGGAGTTTGCTGGAGTGTCTTCTGACCAAAGATTACAAACTCTCCTTGGAGTCTAGCAATTGGGTTAACATCAAGTTCATAGAGGTCATCACGATTTGCTTTGTTCATGGTCTCAACAACTGAAAGCGTGCTAGGTCCGTTGGTTCCACCAAGGTTGGTAAGTCCACCACGATTGAATCCGGCAGGAGCAAACCAAGGAGCGCTCAATGCTTGAGATCTTGCAAGAGCACCGCAAGCAGCAACTGAAGGAGGAACAGGAGTCACAACTGTATCACCTTTCTGCTGGACTCTAACCCATGGGTGATATGCGGCAGCATATGAGGAATCAAAGTTTCTTGAGCGAATTTTAGAGACAACAGTTGCTAGTGAACCTTTGCCTTCTAGAGAAGGTGTGGTCTCCGCTGAAGTTGTGTACGCATCTTCAAGGTCAATGATTGCAAGAGAATCTTGGCGCTCATCAACAACTTCAATCATTCTGTTGGTGATATCAGAGTTGTTAATACCGGGCAGAAGAAGAAGATCCATCTCAACAGTTTCTGGGTCCTCGGCAATATCGAGAGCCTTGTTCAAACTGTAATATGTGTAACTTGTTGATTCGCTTGACCCGATAACACCACTTCGGTTATTAAAAGGTTCAAGTTCGGTAATGTTAAGCCCATCAAAGCCACCAAAGAGTGGAACGATGAATTGCTTGATTTTGGCATCAAGAAGTGCTTGATCATCATTTGTTGCAGTATAAGACGTACCAGCCAGACGAGAACCAGAAACATAATATGCTCTAACATTTGTTGAGTCATAAACAACATCATCAAGTGAGAAGATGAACGAAGTTTCTGTAGCATCGGCAGCAGTGCCTGTATTTTCGTGAGCATCAAATCCACGAGGCATTGCTCGGAAAAGATCTCTGTATGATTGATCTAATAAGTTAGATGAAGAAAGTTGTTGATTAACACCAAAGAAGTCGGTTACTTTGTAGTTGGCATTCTGAACGCCTTTTGAATTAACGGTGGTTAGTCTCAATGATGGAAACTTAAATGTGATGATTCTTTCATCATCCCCTTCAGCAGAGCCTATAAGAGCAAAGCCGCTTTGATCTGCCAACGAAATTCTTTCATTAACGCCGGGAAGATTACCAGAAGCAACAACCATTGCAGTTAAAAGATTTGAACTGTAGTCATCTGGACTTACTGGTCGTGAATTACTACCAGACAGGCAAAAGTTCTTGAACTTTTGAGGACCGTAGAAACCAAAAGGAAGCGCATATTCGTCTTGAGGCTGCTGATCATTCTTAAGGGCGTCAGCCATTTCAATTCGGATGTAGTCAGATTGATTGTTGTATTTTCCGACCATATTGAATTTCTTATCACCGTCATCCCAGACCATATTCATATCGCCAATTCTTTTAAGAATGTAGTTGTCTGAAACAGGATTCATAGAAAGGTTTGAGAATTGTTCAACAAGTCTTTTGGTTCCCCATTCATAAACACTGAGAGTGAAGGTTGAATTCTTGTTAACCTCGGTTCCAAGTCTAAGGCCTTCGATAGCGCAGTAGTACTGGTCTTGGAAAGCCTTGCCTTCATGCAGAGCAATAATACGGAAAAGTTTTTCAGCATTTTCTGGAGTATAATTTATATTGTCCTCAGAAGGATCTCTGTTAATAATCCAGCCGGATTTAGCAGCAGTTGCAGCAAACTCATGATCTGAATATTCTGTTAAGTCAGCACGACCAGCACCGGGTACAACACCTGAAGTTCCTCCGGGGCCGCCAGCCGATCCAGAAGCAAGTCCAAGCACAATACCTAACTGAGCACCAGCACTCGGGCCTGTGCCTGATGAGCCGTCTCGATTAAGCATTTCTTCAAATGTTTCTCCAAGCCAGTAAGTTTTAAGATCAGCACTGTCATTAATGCTAGAATTAACTTTGTGAGGAGTTGTATTAAAGACAGTTCTAATATAATTCTTACTTCCGGGCGTAAAATCAAATACAACATTATCAACAATAGTACCACTGTCATTTTTTACGATTGCTCTAAATGTAGCGGGCTCACCGCTTCCAAGAGATTCAATCATTGTAGCAGAACCAGTGCCAATAGAGCCTGAATTGTCAGCAATTGTACCTGAGAGTTCAATTGAGCCTTCATTGACATAAAAAATCGCAGCCAGTGAACCAGTAGAATTGACTTGAGGGTTTGAACTAGAGGGAGCAACGAAAAGACCAAAAGCACCACCTGATGCAGAGTATGCTGTATCGAGGTCAGTAGCAGTATCCCATCCTGCATAGCCAGCAGTGGTTGCATTGCTTGATTGTTCACCCAAAAGGCGAACGAAAGTAATTGGTGTATCGTTTGCTGCAAGCCATGCTTCAGCAGCAATACCAGCGTAAGTTGGAGCAACGGTGTTGCCTTGTCTCCAAATATCCATTGGGCCGGGCTGTGGACCATATACAGGATTGCCAAATACTGTGACAAAATCATCAAACGATTGGATTCTAATTGGCTTCATTGAAGGTCCACGAAGGGCACGACCAATTAAAAGCGGACCGTCTTCCTGCAATTGCGCTGGAACAGTGCTTTGATCAACCTCGGTCAATTGGATGCCGGGAGAAATAAAATCAAACTTTCTAGGCATTAATATACTCCTTATAAATTTATAATCATATTAAATAGTATCGATTAGGATCAATAGTAATTATTCTCGGTATTTCTGTTTATTTACAGTGCGCCATGGTAATTGGTCTCCAACCATGACCCTTTCTCTACTCATTTTAACTTCAACATAGTTCTCTCTAACGACAACTTTTGGCTTTTCTCTATTAACGCCTTCGCCCATTAAATATCCCAAAACTTTAATTGTGACTTTGGTCTCGAAGTATCTTTCATCTTCACCAAGATTAACAACATTTGATTCTGGGTTAAAGTCTTGCTGAATAAAGGCTTCGTATCTGTGACCGTCATTATCAAATAAGAAATGATTTACACCGCCTGTCCGAGTAACAAACGGCGTGATAATCTCATTTAATTGCTGAAGATACTCTGTTCTTATAGTGATATCATAATTGCATGTCACATAAGTTGGCAGAGGCATCTCAATTGTCTCATAGACAATCTTCTTATTATTAGATCTGCCTGTATGGTCTCCACTTTTAAGTTCTCGGGCTTTATCGGCGTTTGCAAAGTTTCTTGTTTTTACTTGAACGATGCGTCGTGTCACAGCGGTTGCACCGCCTTTATAATCAGAATTGTCAGGCAAGTGTGCGTAGTGACTGCCTCGAAAAGAAGGGTCTTTCACCATTGAAGTTCTGTGAATTGATATAATTGGCAACTTTAATTTACCAGAGGAGTCACGCAGATCTTTATTGTTTTTAATTTGGAATGATCGTTCCGCCGATAACCAAAGACAAGGAACTTTTTTAAAGCCGGCGTTTGTCGTTGTGTGGAGGTCTAGCGACTCATTCAGCCAGTTATATAAACCAACGTCAATTGTCTCAATTGTCGAGGGCAAAAATGGAATCTCTTCTACTTCACTCACCGTTAAATACTCCGTCTCTTGCCCTAGTGCAGGTTGCAGTAACTTCAAAGCGATGTTCGATTTGTCCGAACAATTGTTTTGGCTCGCTTAATTTTACTATCTCATAGTAAATATCACCGTATCTAACGAAATCTCCTTCACGGACAAAAAGGTTTTGATCTTCTGTCAATCTTCGTTTGTGGAAATTAACAACGATCCCTGTTTGCTTATCAAGTCCATAGCCTTCAAGATATGTTGTTTCAACGCCTTCATAATTTACAAGCGCATGAACTCTGATCGGGTGCAAGAAAGTTTTTTCAATGGCCTCGCCATATACCGGATGGAAGTTGGTTCTTTCAATATCAATTGGAAAATATAGGATCTGTTGGCCGATGACCCTTTCAATGATCTCATCATTAACCTGCTTAACAAGGTTGCGCTCCTTCTCTCCGAGAAAGAGAGGAGGCGGGGGAGATGCGGGCTTCGACCATTTGTTGTCTTCTGACATTTACTATCCTCGGATCATGCGAACCTTCATTCGCTTTTTGCTTTCGTTTGTTGGCTCGGCTGGAACAAGTTCTCGCATCTTTGCTTTCAGTGGCTCGGAGAATGCTAGGATCAATTCTCCCATCTCGGCTTCGTCGTATTGTTCCAACAAAGCAGCAAGGGCAACCTTCTCAGACTTTAGTCTAACACTGTCTTGATCAAGTTCCATACGAAGGTTGAAATAATCATCAACCTGACCATCTGGATCTTCTTCGAAGATTTCTTCAACAGAACTGTAATTGTTGGGGCCCTCAATTGTGAATGGGATAATAATGCCGTTCCAACTGTCAGCATTACCCGCAGCAATTTGGCATTCTTTATTGATCTCGGCAACTAAAAATCTTTGCAGCGTCTCGTCTTGTCCCAGCATTATAAGAAGAGTAGCGGCTTGCTTTGGAGTGTATCCACCTCTCTCTTGAAGAACAGAGAGGTCAATTGAAAGAGTGCTTGTGTATGTAACGTCGGTTTGTATTTCAAAAGGCCCAATATAATCATAACTTTCGTTTTGTTCTTCCCACTCTTTGTAATCTTGAACAGAGTATTCATTAGCAACCTGTTGTAAATAAAAGTCCGAATCATCAACAAAACCTGTAATTCCAAGAATTGTCGTGGCAATTTTATCAAAGCCGTCCTCAACATAAGGGTCGGTTGCGAGAGCAATAGACATTCCGCCATCTCTGCTGCTTTCTGTAAGTTGGCTAAGTTGATCTAATAAATTATCATATCTAAAAGATTCTCCTGTCGCATTGCGAGCCATAAATTGAAGGTCTGGGTATCTGATTCTTACAAACGGAGATGAGAAACTTGAATCGTCTACATTACCAGCGGCATAGACTGCGATTTCTTCTGGCTCAACTTGATCAAAGTTGGCCCAAGGCAAAGAAAAATAATCTTTGTAATCCTCAAAGATATTATTGATTTTGCTGAAGTTATTTGCGACATCAACTTCTTCCGGAAGAATAGCATAAACTACAAGACCAACTTCGTCAATTGATGGAATGCCATTTATTTCGCCCACCTCAACATCAAAATACCACGCTTGTCGTCTGCTTGCCTGTTCAGCCCAGACTTCTACATCACGCTCCACATCTTCTATACTCGCTCCAAATTCTTCATCTGCTCTTGATTCAAGTTCGTTCTGAAGAGACTTGTCGTATTTCAAGTATCCGGATGCTATAATCTTGAGCGGGTCAATATCAAGGGCGGAGGCGAACATCATAGGAAGGTTATCACGGACAGCCATTCCGTTGTCCTCATAACTTCCACCAAATCTTTCAAAATTGTCGATGCTAAGTAAGGTTGAACCATCTTGGAAACCTTCAACTTCGGTTTGAAAAATCTTCTCAAGGTCGGCTTTTTGAATGTTTGCGATGTAATTTCTTACATACTCTTTGAAACCGCCGGTATCAAGACCGTAAACTTTTTGATCTGGAACAGCAAGCGGAATTACATTGTTGGTGTCCGGATCAGTGTATGCTGTTCGTCTAATGCGAATTCGTGATCTTGGCTCAAGGGCCCCTACGCCACGCTCGGCATCATAAAATAATTCATCGTCTTCATAGGCATCGAGATCTTCTTGAGTTGGCTCAATCTCATTCTTTTCAAATTCTTCTGCTGTTACAACATAAGAGATCATTCCATTCGCATAAGCCTCGGCGAGAGCACAAATGTTGAATTGGTCAAACTTCTGGTCTCCTTTCAATGACGGCGGAGAATGGCAAGATGTGATTTGTGTAAAGTCGGACATTCTAAAGACATCAATTGGGTGTCGCGAGAAGATTACATAAGCCGGCGCAAACAATTCATCAATTGATTCTTGCATTTTAAAAAGAGCAGCCTGATCAGCAAACAAAGGCATGAGTTCTGCTAGTCCTTTCCGTAGTCTTTTTCCTAGTGCTGCCCCTTCCTCACCATAGTGATAAAAAGAAATATCGCTTCGCTTTGGGTTGAGATACTTGTGCATATAGTTTCTCATCCGCTTGCCTACGTTAACCTGTTTGTACAAGTTTATTTGTATTTGGTTTTTAAGTTTTTCTTGTTCTTCACCTTCGGCTGCGAGAAAAGTTTTGTTCAACTCTTTTGCTTCCTCTCTTAATTGTTCGTATTGGGCAAATGAATTTGGCATTGATTTAGTCATCGCCTTATTCATGTCTTGCATCAATTTTTGCATTGTAAATGTTTCAGTTACTGACTTAACATTTTTATCAAATTTTGTACGATCATTTCTGTCTACATCAACCTGATCGTATGTTTTCGTAAAAGTAAAGGCTTTTGGTGGCTCCGGATCATTAAAAGTCCAACCATTATCAGTAAGAAATTTAATGGCTTTGCTTAAAACATGCTCGTCGGTTACAACCTTAAAATTTCCAAGAATTCTATATTTGTCTCCGAAGATGTTTGAGAAAGGCAATTCGCTTGGAGGAATCTCCAATGCTTCCTTAACGAAGTCGTATTCTTCTTCGCTTATTTCACTTAAAACTTGCTTTTTCTTGATTTTAATTTTCATAATTACCCCACAAAGATTCCAAGAGGAACTTGTTTTTGAATTGCGTTTGTGTTGTCGACAATGTTTTTGTCTGTCTCGATAAGTTTATCGTATGTCATTAGATCCAATTGTTCTTTCAATTCTGTGCGTAATTTGTCTTGTTCTTCTTTTGCTTGGCTTAGAAGGTCTGAACCATTAAGAGTTACATTATCACCGGGAATTGGCACATTATTGCCAAATTTTGAGCGAACTTGGCCCAATGTTTCCTTGCTTAGTGCCAAAGCAAAGCGTCTGATCCACTGTTTACCGATTGAGTTGATGCTTTCGTATGGAATATTCTCAAATGGGAGCGTATTCATGTTGTTTACGCCATCTTGACCATCATTATATTCATCAGTCCATGTTGATTCACGAATTGAGAAGCGGAACCAGAACTTTTCTGGCGAAACAGAGTCAGGAGGTGGGAAAAGTCGAAGATTATTGTTGATAATCTCATATGAATAATGAGATGTACGTGTATAGAGATGATCTTCGTATTGAATTGCCTGCATTTTGTTCTGCCAAACGGGAACAACCTGCCATGTTGAGTCATCTGCAAACTGTCCGTACGAATGAAGGTTACCAACTACGTTAAGTCCGCCATAATAGCCATAGAATCTCCACATTTGTCTAGGAGAAAGATAAAATACATCTCTGATAACAATTCTTTTTGTTCTATCGATGTCCTCGTAAGGAACACCACCGGCTTCTGCCGATGAGGAGACAATTGCTTGGAGGTCATAGTCTTGTTGATCTACGACTGTATTAAAAGAGGCCGAATAGATTGGAAGAGTTCCACCAATTCCTGCTTCGTGCGAGAACTGTTGGCCTACTTTTAAAGCATATCCAAAATTAAACTTTGGATATTTTAACTCAACGCCTGTCTGGCCGTCAATAACAGCACCGTCTTCATTAAAAGAGCCAGTTGGATTTCCTAATGTAGATCCTAATGTATTCTTTGCTTGATGAAGGTTGACAATATAGGAATATTCTAATACCGCTTCTTCATAGTTTGCATAAACATTTTCTGCTTTGATCTCAAGATCAAGAATATCACCGCCTAACTTGCGATATGTATATGCAACCTGATCTACGGCACCAGATATAAAAGAACCGGTTGTATAAATACCAAAAGGCAGAGATGAAAGAACATCATCTGCCGATCCGGTTGAGGGAAGAACAATTGCTGATTGTTGAGAAGTAGGTGTTAAAGTTGGAAATGCCATGCATGAACCCTCCGATCATAGTAAATAGTTAAAAGAGGGTGTTGTTTCCCTTTTACTTATCAGCGGCTTTAGTTGTTTTCTTTCTTCTTGTTCTTTTGGGCTTTTCTGCTTTGGGTTCTTCTACCACTTTCTCAACAACTGGCTCTGGGGCTGGCTCAGGCTCAGGTGGTGCTTCGACAACAGGTTCAACCGCTACTTCAGGCTGATTTTGTGCTTCTAGTTTTTTTCTAAGTTTGTATCTTTTAAAAGACTTACCCATTTTATAACTCCTAAATTATACAATAAATAGTTAAAAACAAAGAAAAACCCCCCGATCCGAAGACCGAGGGGCTGGGTAGTGAGAGAACACTAGTTTAAAAACTAGGCTCCAGACTCACCAAGAAGTCCTCGAACGATAACGAGACCGTACATATCAGGACGGACCATCTTCTTAGCGTAACGAGTCATTACACCCTTACGAGGAACGAAGTCCTCTGGCCCGAAGATGGTAGGTGTGGTTTGCAACGGAACGTATGGAGCATATACGTAACCACTTTCAAGGAAAGAGTTTCCTTTGCGACCAACAAGAACAACGGTACGTGGGAAGTAAGGATCCACAATAACGTCAAACTTACGGCTAAGTGAACCAACGTTAACAGCACCGATGTCGCCTTTGTCGGCATCAGCAGTAACGTTTGCACGGAAGCCAGAGGTGAACTCAAGGATGTTAGCAATCTCAGGACCGCAAACAACGAAGTTAGCACCACCTCGAAGTGTCTTTCTATGGATTTGAGCCGAAACATCATTGATGGTTTCAATGAGAGTCTCATACCATTCAGACACAGTACCGGTGAAGTCAGGAGCCTTCGCAGAAGCACCAACTTCAGCACCAGTCTCACGATTTACGAAAAGACCCGGTGAACGAGACCAGTAATAAGTACCAGCAGTTGCACCAACGATAAGGTCGGTCATGATCTCACGATCAAGTTCAAGTGCAATTTGCTCTGAAAGAATAGAAGTCAATTCAACCTCAGCATCCAAGTTATGATAAGCATTGAGGTCTTGTCCCAATTCTGGGGTCCACTTTGCTTTCAACTTCTTGGTTTCTGCGGTGATCGCTACAGAATCAACTTTGATGTCGATTTCTGGAATTCTTTCGTTGTTCTCGAGATCCCAAAGGTCATCACCCTTGATAGATCCAAGACCATTACCAGCAACGAGGTCGTCATCAATTGGGAAAGAGATGCTTTGACCAGTAGAAGCGGTTAGACCAAAGAGCAATGATGCAGCAGTACCATCATCTAATGCGGCGCTATCAGTAGGAGCAGCATATACCATTGTGAAACGGTAACCAGCATTTGACGGATCTTGAGTAATAGAACCAGAACCAATTCTAGTACAACGACGAATATGAACACCAGCAGGACCACCAGAAGATGAGATTGCGGTAACATTGTCAACCACAAATTGAGCCAATGCGGTAGAGCCAGTAAACTCAATAACAGCAACTGGACGACCAGCAAGATCAGCATCATATTGAGTCAAAGAATCAAGAGTTGCTTGATCAGCAGCAGAAAGTGGGTTAGAACCTTCTCCAGCGGCAACACCAGCAGTACCAGATGCTACAAGAACAAGTGATGCAAGAGCAACAGTAGCAGAACCAGTAGCAGAAGCGTAACCACTATTAAGTCCACGAGGACCACCACCAAGATCGCGAACACGAGAAAGGTCCACACCACCGGTGATTTGAGAAGCCAATCTACCGCCACCATAGAGAGAATCACCAGTTTCATATCCAAGACGATCCGCAACACCAGCAGGGCTGTTGTCAGAGAACTTAAAGTCCATGAAGAAGATGAGTCCAGATGGAAGGCTCATAGGCTGAACACTAACAAGATCGTTAGCGATAAGTCCGGCGAATACACGACGAACAATTGGGAAAGCCACAGCAGCGAAACCTTCAACATCACCGCTTGCCATTGCAGACGATTCGCGAAGAAGTTCCTTTGCTTGGTTTTCAAGAAGACGGGCCATGTTGCTTCTTTGATGATCGTTTGAAAGACCTTCAAGAAGACCGGTTTGACCCCACTTGTTTAAGAGGGCTTGTCCTTCCTTTTGCATATCGCGTTGGACAATACCTTCTGTAAGGGTTTGAACAATAGACATTTTTAATACCTCCATAAATGATTAATCAATGCCAGCGAGTTTTTTCATTCTGTCAGCGAAAGACATGGACTCGGTAACCACGTTTTCTTTGCGCCTAGGCATAATTGCTGAAAGATTGGATCTTCTATTCACAGACTCGCTCAGTGATTGTGGACCGCTCTTTGCAGAGGATCCCACTGTAGCAGTTAGAGTCTCGTGGAGAGTCTTTGCTTCTTCAGCAGATGTTGCCTTAGCGATGGCTTCAACAATTTTAGATTTTTGTCGCTCATTCAGGGAGGCATCGCTCAAAGTTTTATTTGAGTAAACAAGACGAGCATTAGAAACTAATGCTTCATCAAGTTTGATTTTAAGTTGTTCTACAACTTCTAAAAGTTTATGTGAATCTTCGTTTGCTTTCTTGAAAGATTCTTCAAGTTCTCCGTACTTCTCTTTGTACATGTCGCACTCTTCGTTTGCTTTACGGAGTTCTTCGTCGTATCTAAGGGTTCCTTCGTCGGTCACAATATGACCGTGCTTTTGTTCAGAAACATCAACAACGAGTTCTTCATTAATTTCTTCTTTATCTTCTTCAAGAATATCAGAGACCATGTCAATCATCTCTTGAAGTGTTAATTCTTCATCTTCTCCGCCGAGGTCACCAAGAAGGTCATCTTCGCCTTCATCTCCACCAAGGTCTCCAAGAAGATCGTCGGTTGCCATTGGTTCTTCACCAGCAGATGTAGGATCCGCTTCAGCAGCAGCCTTTACAGTATCAAGGTCGATTTCAAAATCGGAAGGATCAAATTCGAATTCCATTGATAGTTCGGCTTGAGAGTGTGGATCCACAATATTTTGAGGAGCAGAAGCAATCGGAGCAGATGGAGTTGCAGATGTCGCAACAGCGCCCATTGCCATTTCTTCTTCGTGAAGCATATCGGCTTCTTCAAGTTCATCCATCTCAGCAAGAAATACTTTGCCATCACGGCCTTCAATTTGAACTCCGTCCTCATCGATTTGATGAACTTTTCCAATTTGATTTGAGCCCATATGGCGAACATATGAACCAACACCAATTTGAGAATCATTGCCTTCAAGCAATGACTCAACCGCCTCTTTGATTTGAGGTGCATACTTTTCAATAATTGCCTGCTCGGCATTCTTAAGTGCCGCCTCACGAAGTGCGGTTGCATCAACAATTGCTTGTTCTAACATTGAAGACATTCAATTTCTCCTAGAAATACTATATCACAAGTAAATAGTGTTTATGATGGGAAAAGGAAGATTGTATTTTACTCAAGGTCGATAGAGCCAGATTTCTCGGTTCCATCAGAATATTTTACAAAAACAAAGAATTTATTTGCGGCCTCATCAACATAGAAAGTTGCCCTACTATTATCGGTTGGAAAATTAGTCGAACCACTAGAGGCAACAAAAAAAGTGAGTTGCCCGAAGTTGGTGTCTCCATTTGCATTTATGACCGGCTGGCCTCCTAGGTTTAGCGAGTCATCAAAATAAAGTCCCGAACCTGAAATATTAACAGATGCAGAAACACCAAGAGTGACCAGTTGCGTACCGGTCCATCTTAAACTTCCATTACTTGTAATTGTGTCTGCGGTATTATCACAAAATACAATATTACTATTTGCATATGTTCCTAAAGGAACATTATTCAATGTATTTCCGTTTCCTCGGAAGTTCTCGGCATAAATATCTCCATATCCATGGATAGTGCTTGAAGCAGTGATTTCTACAAAAGAAGCATTGTTTCCAACAACATCACCCTGAATATCTAAAAACGTCTGCCCTCCGACTATAATCTCTTCTTGTAGATACAAAGATGAACCAGAGATATTCGAAGAAGCAGATATATTTGTTGTTGCTAATGTTTGAGATCCTGTAAAAAATGTTAAGTCCGGAGACCCTGTTAAAGAATCATCATCGTTAAATTGAATCTCCGTATTTGCTCCTCCGGGTGTTGGGTTGCCTGTTACGCCTGTTAATCCCGAGCCATCACCTTCAAAATATGCACCTGATATTGTTGTACTTGCGCTCAATTGAGATACGCTAATATTATTGGGCATTCTGTCATTGTCTAGTTTTCCGGAAGAGATTTGAGTTGCGGCCAAATCAAGACCACTCTCTAGCACAGATAATTGTAGATTTCTATTTTTTATTGTACTACCGGAAACAAGGATGTAATGGCTATTATTGAAACTTCCTTGGTTTGGGCTATTTCCAATATCAACTTTTAATCCGGAATCGTCTGCGAGTGCTCCTTGTGATTTAAGATCTACTGCGAGGTTATTGCCATCGGTGGTCAAACCGGTCGATGCAGATATTTGAGATCCGGATATTTGTCCTATAAGGTTTGCAGCCAAAATACTGTCAGCAGTAACGCCTGTTATACCAGATCCGTCACCATATATTGTGCCTGTGACGCTTAGGTCATTGCCAAATGAAGCGCTTCCAACATTGTGAAATGTTCCAGAGCCGGATATATCGCCGTCGACTTCAAGTTCAAAAGTCGGCACAGAAACTCCGATCCCTATATTTCCATTCGGAAGTGTAAGGTTGCCTGTCTGAACTTGCACACGATCAGGACTAAGGTTTCCATAAATGGTGAATAACTCTACATCTTCACCAAAAAACTGAATTCTATCTGTTTGAAATGATATTCTAGTATCACTATCACCAGTGTGAGAAACAACACTAGCGACCGAAATTGAACTTGCTGATAGATCTGTGAATGTCTTTTGGCCGTTGATTGTCTGATCTGAAGATGTATCAACCATCCCTTCAATTTCTGGTGTATCGTCTCCAACAAAATTGACTTTGCTTTTTAAAATATTATATGACATTATGTAACCTCAATTATTGTCTCGTGCTATCCATAATTAGGTATTTGATAATAAAAAGGGAGGTTGCCCGAAGGCAACCTCCACAGAATGAGTAGGACAAAAATCCAATCCGAAGATTAGATGATGTACCAAGAAGAACCAGAAGAGATCAAAGTAACAGCAGCACCGTCTGTTTCAAGTTCAATTTGGGTTGTACCAGTATCAAAGAATGTATCAGATCCATCACAATCAACAGTGATTAATCCACCAGAAATATTCTTAACTCTGATTGTCTGACCATTGCTAGCAATGTCACGCAATGTAGCGTTACCGTTAGCCAAAAGTACATCAGTACCCGCAGCATAAGAAGTACCGGTGAAAACATCAAGAGCAAGGTCAGCGCCAACAATGTTATCAACATAAATTGTAGACCAACGCTTAGCGTCAGAACCAAGATCAAAAGCACTATCGGTTTCTGGAATAACAGAACCAGAGAACTCAAGGCCTGTGTCAAGATAAATAACATCGTTACCACCAGCACCTAGGTAAACATTGCCTTCGAAGTTAGCATCGCCAAGTACACTAACGTTAGTAGCAAATTCAGCATCAGAAGAAGCAGAAAGAATACCAGCAACATCAAGAGTAGAACCAAGAGTAGCAGCACCGTCAAGGTTAGAAGGGCCATCAATATCCAACTGACCAGAAGCAGAAAGATTACCAGCAACAATGATAAGTGAACCATCATCGGTCATGATAGAATCTTCAAATTGATTGTTTGATTCGTCCCAAACCTGAATTGCGTTGTCAGAGAAGTTAGCAACGTTCTTCATAGCGATTGTAACATCGGCTGTATTATCATAAACAGCGCTGATAGCAAGACCACCATCGCTCTGGATATCTAAGTTGTACTCGAGAGCACCAGAAAGTTCAGAAACGCTGATTTTATCACCAATCATTTCATCAGCATACATGTATCTCCAACGATCAGAATTTGTACCCAAAGCATAAGCACTGTCTGAATCAGGAACCCAATTACCACGAATAGTACCGGCACTTGCGGCTTTTACACCGAAATCTACAAGAGAAGCCGAGAGAGTACTCGCAGCAGTAACAGCACCAGCAGTTGAGACGGTGAAATTACCAGCACCAGCATCAATACCAGCATCTAGATCTAGATTAAGACCCTGAATGGCAGCAGAAGCAGAAAGGTTACCGACCATTACTTTGAAATCACCAGAAACCTGTTGAATTTCAGAACCATCATCTTGAAGAAGTGAATTTTCGAATTGATCAGCACCAGCATCCCAAACCATGATTCTATCATCAGTGAAAGCGTTATGATTTTTAATACCAATTAAAGAATCTACTGTATTATCATAAATATCAGTGATTTCAAGACCACCAGTTGGGTGAACATCTAGATTATATTCCAAAGCACCAGAAAGTTCAGAAACATTAACACTATCACCAACAAGTTCATCAGCATAAACATATCTCCAGCGATCACCAGAAGTACCCAAACCAAAAGCACTGTCTAAATCAGGGACAAAGTCAGCACGGATGGTACCAGCACCAGCGGCTTTTACACCGAAATCCACTAGAGATGATGAAAGAGTGCTTGCAGCAGCAACAGCACCAGCAGCAGAAACAGTAAAGTTACCAACACCAGCATCAATACCTGCTTCAAGATCTAGAGCCATACCTTTAATGTCAGCAGAAGCAGACATATCACCAGCAACAGCAAGTTGGCCATTAGAAAGAGTCATAAGGTCAGAATCAAGAGAAGTACCAATATTATTACCTTCTTGAATAATAAGGTCATGACCTGAGAGACGTGCAGAAGCAGAAATTGTAGTTTCACCTACAACTGCACCTTCGAAGGTACCAGCACCTTCTTGAGTCAACGCACCCGAAAGTTGCGCTGGACCCACTTGAAATTTATAAGCCATAATTTATATCCTCCATAAAAGCGCGCCATGGCGTGTAATACCGATGGACACGGGATCTAACGGACATTACTGGCGCTATAATAAATAGGGGGGCAAAGTTCAAAACGACATGCTAGTAGACGAAGAATTTATTGTTTCCGTTAGTATATAGGTTTATGGCGCCATATGGCGATTCAACAAAAATACTCCCTGTATTATCAATCAGATCATCGCCAGATGAGCCCGTAATTTTAATATTATAAGTAGTGGCTGCACCGCCTTCATCTTTTATCACAAATGACTGGCCGTTTTGTAAAGTAATTGCGGCTGGTAATGTAATTGTTGTAACTGCTGCTATTGTATCTGTCTGAACGCCGATAAAATAGTTTGCAGCGGTTATTGAATAAGTTGTAGATGTAACAGAGACGCGATCTCTAACAATAGTTCCATTTATTAAAACACTACCAGTAAATTGGTGAGTATCGTCATCTGTGTCTCCGAACTTGGTTGATCCAGATGCTTCCAGATTAATGACAGTTTTGTTGGTAACATTAATATTTAGTTCGTTTGCATTGATGGTACCGCTCACATCAAGTGTCCCAGTCAATACAAGAGTATTACTAGCGCTCAAGAACAAAAGGTTTGCTGAGCCGCTTGTTGAGTTAGAGCCAGTTAAGAACTGTAAAGAGCCGGTAGGCCCTGCTGCTTGGCCTGAGCCGCCCCCACCGCCGCCTCCTGCTGAAGATGTAACAACAATTCTACCAGAAGGATCAATTCCCAAATAAGAAGTTGTTGCAATATTCCCTGATAGTGGTTCACTCACAGAAAGATGAGTAAATGAACCAGTTCTTGTTGAAAATGTATCGGTGCCTTGATCAAAAGTGAAATTTATATTTCCCTTTAAATTAAATTCTCCGACTTGAGATGTCGGAGCAGCGCCAAAGAAATAAGGAATTCTGCCGGTGTCAGCGTTTGTTTGTTCTGCATGACTAACATTAATAATGTCAGTACCATCACCATCGTATGCGCCACTAAAAGCGCCTGATAATATTAAGGCGCTTGGGCCAACATTTCCAGATAATATGTTATAAGCCATGAGTTATTCCTCATAATAAATATTATCTAGATAATAAACCAATTAGTTCCACCATCAGAATAAAGAGTCACAGAAGCATTATCACCAGAAAGACCAACGAATGTTCCATGATCAACAGTATCACTTGAAGATCTTGAAATTGCGATTTGATCTGTTGGAGTCTCGGGGCGACCGCCACTAAAATCAAATTCATCTTTGATAACAACGACTCTACCCGGAAAAGTATTAGCAGCAGGTAATGTGATTGTTGTACCTTCACTGGCTGAATATCCAATAATATAATCTGCTGGACCAACTGTATGGCTGGTGGCGGTCAATCTGTAATAAGAAAAGTATACTCCGCCGGTTATGCTAACACTACCGGTGAATTGATGAAAATCATCTTCTGTATCTCCAAACTTTGTCGATCCAGATACGTCAATATTCGTGACTGTCTTATTGGTCACATTAATATTAAGTTCATCAGCATTTATTGTGCCACTAACAGTTAATGTGCCTTTTAGAGTTAACTCCGGCAAAGTGGCGTCAGTTTCGGCCGATGAACCTGTATTAAAAATTAAATCATGTGAACCGGTAATCTCAGTTCCTGCGTGCAAAAACTGTATAGAACCAGTTGGACCAGCAGCGGTTGTTTCTCCGCCGCCTGAACCAGAACATTCAATATAAGCCCAACCGAATTCAGCCATTAGCCTACTCCGATTGAACCAGACCAGTTAGAGCCAGACGGAGAAGCGGCCTCAACTCTACCAATATTAATATTTGTTAAAGATGCATAAACAGAAACTTCATATGTAGCAGTACTATCATCACTCATAAGATAAAGAGCACTCGCCTTTACATTAAGAGTTGTTGGTCCACCATCGATTGATGATCCAATGAGAATGTAATTTTTAACGTCATCTCTCATGCCTCTTTCAGAAAAACTAAGCCTAATTGGTTTTGCAGTTGGCGCATGATTAAGAATTGTAATTTCTTTAGTTACATATGGAAACTCAATTTTGTGAAAAACAGTTCCGGATGCCGGTATTGCAGACGATGTAACAAAAGGCGCACCAGATGCTTGATATGAACCAACGTTATTCAGACCAACCGAATATATAAAACTTGATGACATCTCTAATCTCCTATCGTATTAAATAGTTTAACGGCGTCGTTTCGCCATTTCCTTTCTGTGTCTTGCGATTGCTCTTTTCTTGGCTAATCGTCTTTTAACAGATGGCTTCATATAATGTCTTCTATCACGGCACTCTTGGATGATTCCAAGTTTTTTACATTTTCTTGAAAACTTCTTTACGGCTCTCTCAACTGATTCGCCTTTTTTAATCTTATATTCGTAGTTGTGTCCCATTACTTTTTCTCATTCATTTTTTGCCAAATGGCAGATGTTTTGTTCATTAATTTTGAAATATCCACACCGGGATCGTTTGGAGCAACTCCATCTAGGGCACCTTGGCCTTGACCATTACTTTGAGCAGGAGCAGGAGTTGTTCCTTCAAAAAGATTGACTCCGTTATAGGCACTGGTACCAATGGAGTCCATCAATGTTTTTCTTTTTGCCGCAAGTCGTGCTTTGGCTTCCTCATCGGTTTCCAAGCGAGTCTGTGGCTGTTGATATTGTCGCTGTTCTATAATTGGTTGAGCGGGGGCTTGTTGTGTGCCCTTCATAACCTCAGCGATAATAGAAGAAAGAGTCCCATCTTCAAACATAACTTCTTTGATGCACTCTTTAATCAGCGGCTTCAATACTTTTTTTAATTCGTTTTTGTTCATTAATCCCTCAGAATCTTGTCGAAAAGATTGTCAATTTTATTTTCTTTGTGTTCTCGCATCCTAATTGGATTCTTATTGTAATCCTTTGGATAAACGAAAGCATTCGGAGTCGATGGCTCGGAAACAATGTCGAAGCAGATCAATTGAAAATCATTTTCGACGACAGTCTTGCCCATGCTCTCGCGAACAGAGCCAAGGCCTCTTGAGGAAATGCCTAACTTCACTCCGGCATTAATTAGTTCTTTTAATGTTCTTCCGGATGGAGTATCAAGAACTTTGATTTTTCCCATCACATCCTTGCCTTCCCACCATACATCTGTAACAATGTGAGAAACATTTTTAAGATTCACAACAGAATCATCTGGGTGGTCAAGTTCGCCACAAGCACGATTATCATCAACGACCTTTTTATAATTCTTAAGTTCTCGACTCAAAACATCATAAGGATAGACACGGCCATTTCCGTTTTGCTTGTCGGCGGTTTGGATACGTCCGGTAAGATACATAGCACCATTAGAGATCTCCCGCTTCTCTCGTTCAGTCAAGAGATCGGGGCACATCCCATTGGGACATAGTTCGTAAAATTCTTGTAAAAGTTGTTTAGACATTTTATCGCTCAAGGTCGTAAGGATCAGGAATGCCGCCTGATTGTCCTAGGAAATCTCTTCTTAAAACTTTTTTTGTCTCATCATCCAACTTGCTCATAAGGCCTGCGAGTTCATCAGGAGTCATTCGCAAGATTATATCTTCCATAAATTGTCGATCTGTATCGGTGATCCCTTGTGGATGCTTTGGCTCAAGGGCATCCTGTGGTGCTTTACCATAGCCCAGACCGGGAATGGTATCACCATAATCGGGATCCTCATCATCATCCCTAGGTTTACCTTTGAGATCAGAGAGATACCTTGCTTCAGTAATCTTCCTTAATTCTTCTTTAATGATTTGTTTTAATTTAGTAGTTGTAAGTTTCATCACTACATCCTCATAATAAAATTTAAAAGCGGGCGCGACCCGCCCGAGTTAAGATCCGCTGCAACAGCGACGAACTGGTTGTAACATCCATTTCTTATTCATTTTTTGCTCCTTGGTTAATCTTAATCCCATCATCGTTTACAAGCATACTTAAAAAATATGATGTGCCTGATGCCATCCACCCACAAATCAAAAAGTTTGCGAATGTATAATCAAATGTAAATAGTTCTGTAAAGCCATTTAGAGTAAATAAAAGGGCTCCAACCCAAAATCCCATACACATGGGACAATGCCAAACTTTACCCCATCCACGATAAGCATCCTTCGCAGGACGAATTTGATCGAAGATTGAACCATAGACAAGGATTTGAGTCAGTCCATATGCGGCCAATATAAACCACAGCCAGCCAGCATCAAATTCTAAAAAATTTACGTTCATTTTTACCTCTAATAATAATATCCGCCATAAGGATAAGCACCAAAAATGTAAGGTTCAATAGATCCTTTCTTTGCATCTTGTGGCACCTTGCCTAATTCGGTTGAATCTTCTTTGTCCGGATGTGTTAGAGAATCATCATACATCTGCTCGTATTCATGAACAGTTTCAAAGTATGGTCTCTCGCTCTCAATCCACTCAGAAATCTGATTAAGAATAAGAGGAAACATTTTATCTTTCATCTCTGGATTCTTCATCTCAAGCAATTGGCCTTCAAGAGATCCATAAACATTGCCGCCTTGAATTGTCTCGTATGCAATAACGCCTTTGGTTCGAAGGCGCTCCATGAGACGGGAAGAAGTTCCATATACAATGTCAGTTGCCAAATCTTTTGCAAAAGTGACAATCTTTTTCTTCTCGACCATAACCACAATGTCAATGTCCGGATGATCGAAAATCATAAGGTCACCATTGTGAGCCTCACGAATATTTAACTTAAATTTTACTTCGTAAAGATTAGGGTCGGGGATTGTAACTTTAACCTTTGGCGGATCTGCTACATTGACATCAACACCAACATCTTCAGGTGGACCTTCAGGGGTACCTGCAATTGTAACGTTAATTGCCATTTTCTGTTACCTCATGCACTAAATCTTGAATGTAAAACAGGTCCCTAAGCATTTGTTCGTCTAGCCTTCTTTCTTTAAAACTATTGAGTTTATCCACAACTTTTGAGGCATTCTGAGCATAAGCACCTTCGTTCAAGGTTTGGAGGGAAGTTCTGAGACGATGGATCTCTTCATTGATAAATGATTTAAGTCCGAGCCCATTGTCCGAGAACGAAATAATAAAGTTTGTCAAAAGTTCTCTTTGCTCTTTGCGAAGAGATTCTGCATAGGTGTCGTTAAATTTATTGACGAAGGTTTTGTATGTTAAATTATCGATGTGCTTCATGTTGGACTCGACAAGTATGTCTCTTCTAAATTCCACAACTCTTTGTTCAATAAGTAAACGCTTCTTTGCTGGTAATTTCTCTTGCTTGAAGAAGATATCTGCTGTGGCCATATTCTTGTAATTGCCAATAAAGTTATTCCAAATTGCTGGATTAAAAGATTCATTGATTTGCTTGATAAGTTTAGTTTGAGCGTTAAACACTGCTTTGCGGTCAAGGTTATCGTAATCTCGTTTAATTTCATAAATCACACGAAGTGCTTTAGAATATTCGCTTTGTCCCGTTCCTTCTAGAAGAGAATTATATATCTCGAGTTCTTTTTTAAGAATTGTTCCTTTGTTAAAATTTTCTTTTATAACCTTGGTAATCTTTGTTTTGAGATCATTATCATTACGAACGATTGCTTTTGTTAGTTCTTTCACTAAGCATTCGTAAAGAAAAGCGGTGTTTCTTTTCTTATTGTGCTTCATGCTTATCTTCCTTCTTTACTAAACTTTCAAGCAAATGCTTTACATCATTGCTTAGAGTAAATAGTTTCTCTTCTTCCAAGTTCTCATTTTCTTGGTTTTCTTGGAACATGCCTTTAGCCAATGTATCAAGGCCGCCATATCCTGACTTACCGGGAAATGTTGTTCTGGCTGTTGAGCCACGAATTTCGCCGCCTGTAGCAACGTTAGACATTTGCTGTCCTCGTCTTGCTTTGCGAGGTTTTTTCTTCATTTCATATCGGCCTCGTGGCCTCGCATCGTCGTCACGCTTGGCGGGTGGTTCTGCCAATAGCGTCGTTTCTCCTGCGTCACCTGCCGGCTCCGCTGCTGGCTCTGGTGTATCTCCGCCAAGGTCGCCAAGGTCGTCATCACCACCCAAGTCGCCCCCAAGATCATCACCGCCGAGATCAGCACCCAGATCCCCAAGACCACCTCCGGCATCACCACCTGCTGCTGCTTCATCTGGTTGAGCAGCGGCTTCAAGTGCAGCGCCAAACTTACGATCATGGAACATCTCTCTCTGACAACGAATAAACTCGTCAGCAGACATACCAAACATATGTTCAGCAATCCAGCGCTTAGAGAAAAAGCCTTCCGTTGCATTTGAGGCAACAGCAAACTTCTTATCCCAGTGTTCAAGTTCTTGAAGTTCTGCGATCTTTGATGGATTATTGAGGGCCAATTTGAAGGAGAGCAAATCATCTCCACGAAAGCCAAGAGTAAATAAGTGGATGATACCAATTTTTTCTAACTCCGAAATGACGACTCGTTGAAGTCTTTGAATGGTTCTAGCAAAGCGGATGTCTTTCTGGGCAAGAGTTGTTTTGTCTTCGGTTGCTCCTTCACCCATAGACAGATATGATTGTGGAATCTTGAGAGCAGAGAATAATTTGTCTCTGAGATACTTAACATCATCAATTCCGCCATTATATGAAGAACCGGGCAGGTTTGAGATATCAGATGATGATCCGCCACGAACAGGAATAAAATAATCTTCCTCGATTGAAAGAGGATTGTAACGAAGATCAACACGGCCGGTGGTTGGGTCTACAACTTGATGACGCTTCATTTGAGTCATAACCTTCTGCATGTATTGTTCTACATCTTCCGGAGCAATGTTTCCAACATCAATTTTAAAAAGTCTTCTTTCGGGTGCTCGGACGATACGGTAAGCCATCATTGCGTCCTCAAGCATTGTAAGTTGTCGCCAAATACGACGAGCAGGCTCGAGTACAGATGTTCCATATGGAGCGAACTTATCATTGCCGAGGATACGGAAGTGAGCGACCTGCCAGTTTTCGAAGGTCATACCGCCAGAGTTCCACTGAAACTGCACATAGTTTGGATTCATTGGGTCTTCGCCTTCAAGCCTTTCAATTTCTTGCGGAGGTAGACCAATACAATTTTGAATACCGGCTTGATCATCGATATCTAGGTAAAGAAAAAGATCTCCGTACTTGCACATTGTACGACACCATCCAAAAAGATTGTAATTAATATTTAGGATCTTGTGATACAGATTTTGAAGAAGATAAGAGATTTCTTCATTTGAGCACTTAATATTAAGCATTGGCTGGAGGGCCGAATGCGTAGTCATCTCGTCAGCATAGATATCCAAAGAAGAAGCAATTTCTGGTGTGTACTCCATTTCATCAAAATCTACATATCTCTCTGCGCGATTACGATTTGCAAACATAGCAGAGTTGAGTTTAGACATTGGAGCATAACTTTCAACTTTCTTGAACTGCTTACCAGAAGCAGATCGAAACTTTTTCGCATACATGTCTAGATGTCTACGCCGTAGTTGTCGTCCTGTCTGTGTTCTTCTTGTGGTAATTGGGCCCGAGAATAAGCGAGTTAGCGACTTAAACAGTTCACTTTCTTCGTTATTCGGGTTTTTGCCTTTTCTTCTAATTTTATTGCGTGGAGCCATAATTCTATCCTCTAAAGATCCAAACGAAATCTTTTGCATTCTTTATTTCTTCTCGATACTTTTCTTCGAACGATTGTGAGTATCCGTCTTGACCTTTGATGGTAGTGTTCATCTTGGTTGAGTTCATATACATGCCATTCACCATGGCTTTCTTATATGCTACATCTCTTTTGTCAATCTCGAGGGCTGTATCTCTAACCCAACAAGCAATAGATAATGACATAACCAAATCATCGTGGTAAGAGCGCATTGCTTGTGGTCTCCCATTGTGCCAGACAAAAGTTTTAAATTCATGAAAAAGACGAGAAGATCTAACAGTAATTAGTCTGTTTCTCATGTACTCTTCCATTTTTGCCACAATAAGTGGCCTTGTTTTTGAAGAGTTCGTGAAACCCGGCACAGAATTTGACATATATTCTGCCTTATGTTGCTCCACATATTCGTGTGAACCCTTGACAGAATAATAAAGATTTGGATAATCTTTGTTTATAAGTTTTTCTAAAACCGAGATACCAATACCATTGTTCTCGACAACTAGCAAGCAATTGCCATATTCTCGTCCGGCATCGTAAAGAATATCTGCATAATGGTCTAATGAAGGCTTACCTTGGTATTCGGCTGCGACTTCCATTGTGTTTAGATTGATAACATGAAACACGGAATAGTCCGCGCCATCCCCTCTTGCAACATCAGCAACAAGTAAGTACTTGGAGTTCTCTTGATACTTTTCCCAAATCCAGAAATTCCTGTCGAATCCAGTGCGATAAATAGGATCTTTTATACATGCGTGGATCCACTCCATGTCTTCTGACTGTAAGACGTTCTCACCAGAAGAATTAAAATTACACTCTAATTCTTGAGCGATTTGACGACGAGACATGTTCTTGGTCTCGTTCTTAAACCATGCTTGATCTCGTTCGGGATGAACATGCCAAGGGAGTTCAACTGATTTAAAATCATTCTGTCCATCAACGGCATCGACATATGTTTTGTGAAACCAGTTACCGACACCGTTGGGGGTGCTCAAAGCAATACAGCGACCACCAGTTGACAGCGTAGGATAAAGAGCAGTCCAGAGTTCTTCAAGCCCGTCAACAAATGCGGCCTCGTCAATAACGAGAAGAGAGAGTGCCTCCGAACGACCCGCATCACCGGAAGTGGATGAAGCCTTCACTTGCGAGCCGTTGGAGAGTTCAAAGGATGTTCTATTATCAATCGAGATGTCTGTAATGCGAATCCAATCCGGCAGATTCTTCATTACATTCTTAACTTTCTTTACAAGGTTTGCTGCTGTTGCAAACTTGGTCGCAAGAACCATTACATTCTTGTCTCGATGAAAATTAATAAGCCAGACAATATAGGCGGCAGTGATCGTTGAAATCCCTAACTGTCTGGCCTTTAGAATAACTGTGAAACGAAAATCGTTGAAATCTTGGAGAAGATCATCTTGATAAGGAAAGGTATCAAACTTGATCAACCCTCGTTGTGGGTGAGAAATGCGGCAATAGTTATTAATAAAGTAAATCGGGTCCTTGCCCGATTTTACAATTTCTTTTACAATCTCTTGCTTGGATAACTCAAAAGCCATTATTTCCTTGTATCATTTTGTGGCCTCTTGGTTGAGGCTTGCTCCAAAAACTTCTTTGTGATATCTCGGACAGATGGCTCGGATGGCTGCCGGATCCCCTCGGCATCGACACCGCCAATATTAAATACTTGTGTTGCTTGAACCCAAGAGTGAACACGAGAAACAGATTGAACGAGAACTTTTGGCTCATCTGCTTTTCTAAGAGTCACAGAGTTGCCAGTAATTGCTTTATATTCTTTTTGGAGAAACTTTTTAACTTCGTTAATTCTTCTTTCGATTTCAGATTCAAAACCGCCAGCGTATACTTCTTTAAGTTTGATCTCCGACTGATATGTAATGATCATTTGTGGTCCTTGGAAACGGACAGCAAATCCATCAATTACACGACGATCAAGAATCGGATCACCTTCTTCTCTTTTAAGACCGACTTTACGTGCAGTGCCATCATGAGAATAGCGCTCATCATATCCGCCATCATAACCATGAGCGGCTGCTTGAGCAAGTCCTCTAATAATTTCTAATGTTGTAGCCATTGTTTAGTCCTCTTCTTTGCCTTTTTTCATTTTACCAATTTCATCGGCAACTTTATCTAACATAATCATTAAGCCACCAGCAGAGCCAGCAACTTGAATAAGATTCATCAAGCCATCTTTAAGCATAGCCATTTGTTCTGGTGTTAGTTCGGCGAGGTGCTCAAATCCTTCTTTTTTTATATCTTTGTTAGGGACACCGAGTTTTTGTGCAACCTGATCTATTGATAAAGATTGATCTTCTTTTGCGGCTTCTTCAATCTCTTCTCTAATGATTTGCTTAATCATCTTTGTTGTTAGTTTCATCGTTGGGTCTCCATCCAGATTTCCATCTTTCTTCTCGGCCCTCAACCCATTGAATATAGCATTTAAAGCAGCAGTCAAACTTTGTGAAATAAAGGTCGTCTTGGGCTTTGGTCGTATAGATAGAACAAACAGGACAGGAACGATTAGAATCACTATTAAGTAGTTTTCTTGGTATGAAAACACCATTTACTTCTTTCTTGTCGAAATCCTCTTCTTGTTTCTGTTCTCGGTAGAACTCTTTTAATTGCTCGAAGTATTCTTTTTCTTTGTCCTCGTTCCATGTCTTCTTTGGATTTTGGATTGCTTCTTCACCGTACTTTGCTGCGATTGCTTGTTCGATCTTTACAGCATAATTTGGATCTTTTGACATTATTTCTCCCAACAAATATCTTTAAATTTTTCCGGACTCAGGCCGAAGAAGTCTGTTTTCCACTTTGACAGTTCAAAGAATGACAGATCAGCCCATTCGGCTTTATGTCTTAATAAAGAGGCAGCGGCATCTTCCCAATCAACAGACAGAGCAAAATTTTCAATTTCTTTTTTCTTTTCCTCAACAGAATAATAATCGAAGTTGTCCCACTCATAATGAAATATCTCAAACACATTGCCAATTTGATCAACATAGTCAATACTCATATCAATACCCCACTTGGGTCGCATGCGAATCAGTTTCCAAAGAAGCGGGTTTCTTGTTGCATAGAATAGCATTTGCTGTTTGGCTTCATCTGCGAATGACTTCCTTTCTAATAATTGACAATGGTTTATGTGAGGTCCACAGTTAATTTCTTTTGATACCATCCACTCTTTGCACAACATCCATTCATGACGGCGGTGGATTGTTGGATAATTTGCAGCATTGGCATACGCCATTTCAACTGGCGTTAGATGATATCCATTCTGATCAAATAAATATACAGACTCTTGTGTAAGCAAGAGATCAGTCTCATTGATTGGCAGCCGCCAATATCCATCTATATTGAATTTATTTTTAGTTAAATGTAATCTCATTTCATAACTGACATGGCTTTTTCATTTCTTTCTTGCCACTCATGTGATATATCATCTTTCTCAATTGGGCCACCACCGGCATGTGTTCTACAAGAGCGTGCAGAATGGCACTTGAAATGATGCATCCAGCAATATCCAAGTTTTCCATCGTCATCGGATACAGGGCCGGGCATACATTCTTCCATTCGAGGCGAGATGTCAAAGGCAACACAATTACCACAAAGAGACTTCTTAGCCGCTTTTTCGGTTGTATCCCAATACTCGGCTATGTCTTTCCAATAATCACCGGGCTCTTTAACATTAAGTGGCCCATACTGAATATGCTTGGCTTGGATGGCAGCATCACGATTGGTTGTATTAAGTTTTAGATCCTGAGTTGCAGGTGGGCAAATCATTTTTGCCGCTTCTTTTAAAATGTTTTTAATTTTTACTTTAATCATGCTGGCTCTCCACAATACTATAAATAGCAAGTGAAGTGCCTGTTCCTACTAAAAATCCTGTAGAAATCCATAAAAATGTTCTGTTTGGTTTAACATGAGCCCGAAGATAATCTAATTCTTGTTGTTGGGTCTCAATACGGGCCTCGGATCTTTCGAGTTTGCCCTCAAGGCCTATCTTCATAAGTTCGAAGTCATAGTTCCATTTAGCCTGTGCTTTCTCTAATTCATAGTCAACTTCGATTTGACATGCTTCTTCGATGGATTCTTGATTCACAACAAGAGTTGCGAGTGCTTCGTCGTTTAATAATCTTCCGTTGAATGGTGCCGGCTCACCGACTTTTAAATTTGTAAATTGTGCCTCGCCATATGCTATGGAGGCTAATAGCATTAGTATCATACTTCCTCTATTCCGAGATCTTTTAGAATTTCATCTAACTTCTCCGGATCATTCTTTGATGCTTTGATTAGTTTTTTTGTGTCCTCGACCTTTTGCTTTTCTAAAGCGGTCGTTGATTTGGCCTTCTTCTCTTCCGCCATTTTAATAGCGACCTCATAGGCCTTACGAGACTTTTCCCGTTTCTCGATTTCGTTCTGATATGAGTTTTCAATTTGGTCTCTCTCTTTACGCCATTGGGCTTTCGCCATGTCGTGATCTAATTTAAGTTTCTTTTGTACGTTCTTTCCGTAGAAATAACAAATAGCCATAGCACCGAGAACAACAACGGCCCTCCAATGATTTCTCAGGAAGGACGCTGAAAGTTCCCAGTACTTTTTGGCTTTAAGCAGATTCATTATCCGCCATGTCTCCAAGTCTTAGCAGCATCAATAACAGATTGTCCGCCAATATATACAATAGCGATCATGCCCCAAGTATCAGGGTCAAGTCCGTATTGTGCAAGAAGAACGGTTGCTGTTGCGAAAACAAGAAGTTTTCGTGAAACAACTTTGCCAAGAACCTTATCAAGGATAGAGCCTTCGGCCTTTGCAAATTCTTTTACTTTATCGGCGATCTTGTCGTCCAAATGGATTCCATCGCAGTCCTCATGCTCATCGCATTCGAACTTTTCTTTGATGCCTTCGATAATATCTTCGGCTTGGTCTTTGATTGTCATAAATTTACCCTCGCGTAACCATTTTGCTTTTGGATATCGATCGTTAAATCAGCACAATCTTTAAGAGAATCAAGGTGCGAGATAAGCAAGACAGTCTTGAATTGAGATTTAATCATCTCGAGCATCTTGACAAATCCATCCATGTGCTCTTGATCCAAAGCAGTAGCAGGTTCGTCTAATATAAATAGTTCGCTTTTGGGCAAATTGGTTATTGAAATCAAAGCCAAACGTATCGCCATCGCAGAAAGAGTCTTCTCGGCACCCGAGCCCATAGACAAAGGTCGCGCATCATACTTTGGATGTTTGAGCATGATATCTAGCGACTTTCCGTTATCTACAAAGAACACCTCGAAGTCAACAATAGATGTAAGCACTTTGGCTATTTCTTCGTTAATAATCGGCAACATTTGACGAATAACATTGTAGGCTATGCCATTGGGATGCATGCATTGCAAGAACAAATCGTGTGCAATAAACTCACGTTCTTTTTCTTCTAACTGTCGCTTTTGATCCTCGTAACCAGCGATGGCTTGTTGAGTGGAGCCTTTTTCGATATAATACTCTTGGAGCATTGATTCGCATTTCTTCTGCTCTCGCTGAAGACGGGCTTGTGCTTGAGCATATTTATCTCGTTTTGATATAAACAGTTCTTTGTTCTCAATTGCCTCTCTGTTCTCTTCATAGACAGCCTGAGTTGCCAGAAGAGTTTCGAGCATGGCATCGTTCAGTTGAATTTGCTTTCTGTTGTTCTCCAAAACATAGTTGTCTCGCTCAATCTTAGAAGCAAGATCATCACGGTCGGTAACGATTTGATTGAAAGATTTTATTTTATCTTCAATGTCCTCGATGTTTAGATCGGTGATCTGCGCTTCAATGTTGTCGACCGTCAACTGAAGATTTGTCATTCGCTCGTTGAGAGACTCCAAGCCATTGCGAGCAATCACAGCATCGGCAATGAATTTACAACTTGGGAATGAATCACCACATGGAATGCCGTCAAGCAGTTTGATTTTCTTCTTCTCGTTTGAAATTGTGGTGGATAGTGTACGAACACCGTCACAATTTGAAGATTTGAGAGATAGAAGCCGATTATGCTCTTCTTTTTGTTCCGTTAGGACATTAAGGTCGAATGACTCAATGAAGGCAGCGACCTTCTCAAAAGTTTGCTTATTAACGTCAATTTTGGACTCTAACAAGCGATTTTTGGAGGTTAGCGACCTTGTTGATTCTCGCTTTTGCTTGATGGACTTGTTTATCGAGTCAATGTCAATAATCTCAGCAGGAATTGCGTCAATTGATTCATTGATCTCAGCAAGTTGTGCTGTGATTCCTTTAAGTTCAATTTCAATTTCTTGACACCGAGTTGTGTTCTCTTTGATGTCAATCTCAATGTCGTCAAGAATATCTTTCTTCTTTGCAATCTCAAGATCCCAATTCATTGAACGGAGATGCTTGATCACAGACTTTTGCTCTGCGAGGTCTTTCTTCGCAAGTTTGAACTTGGAATCGAATAAATCGAGGTCAAGAAACTTAGCAAGAATCTCTTTCCGCTTGGTTGAGCCCTCTTTCACAAAGGACAGAGAGTCCATCTGAGAAGCCATCGAGGTCAAAAGAAAGTCCTCGATCGTTCCAAAGTGCTTGCGGATGTTTGCATCAGTTTGATTTCTGGTTGTCCCGTTAAGCGACTGCCAGTCTTTTCCATCAAAGACAGCAAAGTCCAAGTCAACCTTAGCAGTCACATTACCGGAGGACGATACATTTTTGTCCAGATTGCGGGTAATCCGGTAAGTATTCTCACCGATTTGAATGTCAATACGGCCGAGCGCTTTGTTCTTATTCTGGTTAAGAATGTGAATATTTTTACGCTCACCTTTCGAGGTCGTATTGAATATGGTGTAGAGAGCCGAGTCGATAATTGATGACTTCCCTGAATAGTTTTTGCCAAAGATACCTACAATACCGTTGAGGTTCTCAAAGTTTAGGCGGTTTTTCTCTCCGTAATTGAAGAGATTGTCCCATTGCATCTCTTTAATAGACCAAATAACATTTCTGGAAACTTCTTCTTGTTCCTCGGCTTTACGATTGTAGACACGGTTGTGTTCGAGAATCTTCTCCATAACACCGTCGTCTAGTTCTTTGCCGACAAGATATTCTTGAATTAGTTCTTCTTGAACCTTGATGTCTCGGAGATTATCAAAGCGGCCATCAGCAATCATGCTTTTAGCAGAGCGTGATCCTTTGGTTCCTTTGTTGACATAGGTCGTTGAGTAAGGACGCCACTTTACCTCTGCTGCGTCAACTGCTTGGCGCAACTTGGTAAGCGGAAGGTCGTACTGCGAGACAATGCGAAGGTAAGCATTGCGAGGAACGTGAGTCTCTGGCAAGTCCCCATTGCGATCAAGATAGATTGATATAAAGGGGCGAGGGTTACGTAAGGCATGGAACTCAACTGCCCAATCGTCTTTTGAGTGAATATTCCAAAGCAAATAGCCTTTGCGGAGAGATTCTCCGAAATTCTGCTGGATAGTGCTCCCTGCGTAAAAAACACGTCCCTCGGTATCCATTTGCTGTCGCTTATGGATGTCCCCAAGCATAGCAAAGTCAAAGCCCTTGAAAATTGAGGCCGTATCATCGCCTTGCTGAATCGTAAAGCCTTGGCCCGTCTCACAACCGGAGATTGAGCCGTGATAAAGAGCAACATTTATCTTCGAAGGGTCGGAGGGCTCTTTCCAATTATCTCGGTCAAACACCGAGAGAACATTTAGTGTTACCTCATCGTTTACTTCGACTTCGCCCGAGTCTTTGAGAAGATGAATGTTGTTATTCTGAAGAGCCTCAACGATTGGCGTAATTGCATCTTGTCGCTCAGAGTTCTTAAGATTACCGTCATGGTTGCCTAAGATAACATAGAGCGGAGCAATGTTGGCCAACGTATTGAGAAACTCTGAAGTCAACTCAAAGTATTCTGGTGACAGTTGAGTCTTGGTGTGTGCGATGTCGCCTGTGTGAACAATAATGTCCGGACGTTGGTCTCGCAACTTATCGTAAAGATCTTCGAACGCCTGACGGTATTCGTAGTGATATTTAAGGTTTCTAATGTGTGTGTCTGAAATGTGTGCAATGAGCATAAGCCCTCCTTTTGTATTATTGTATCACGTTTAGGTAATGTTGTCAAGTATTTTTTGTAATTCTTCAGAAGATTTGTAACCAACCTCGGCTGCTACCGGTTCTCCGTCTTTGTAAATTACAACAAAAGGAATAGATCGAACATTGTGTTTCTTTTTGACCTCATTCCAAATTTGAACTCCTCGGTCAACATCATATTTGTAAACCGATACGTTTGAGTTACTTGAAGCAAAATCTTCAACTTGCTTCTCCATTCTCAAGCATGGCATACACCATGTCGCATAAAAATCAACGAGCACAATTCCTTGGCTCGTCTTGTTGGCGAAATCGCCATCTGCTATATAATCCATTATTCACCTCCGGTATCGTAAGCAGTGTCTAGTGGTTCGCCGGTCTCGAAAGAACCGCCGGTGGAATGCATTTGTGGGACATTCCATTGTCTTGCTGGTTGTGCCTCATCTTCACCGCAATCAGGCTCCTGACAAGCAAAAAGTAAAAATAAAATCATTCGTCCTCCATAAAAGAAAAGCGGCTTTTGGAGGGAGCCGCTAACCCTATGAACTACTCGTTTCCGTTCGTAGTTTCTGTATTTTCAGTTGTCTCGGTAGTCGTCGTATTATCCGTCGTGACTTCTTCCGTTGTGGTATTTTCGGTCGTCGTCGTTTCGACTACCTCAACACCATCTTCGGTTACCGTTGCCGTGGTATTTACAACCTCGGTCGTTTCTGCGGTGTCGCCACCACAAGCAATTAGAAATGATAGTAGCATATTCATTATTCACCTCCTGAATCTTCTGCTGTATCTTCCGGCTCACTGGCCGTGTCTTCTGGTTCAGATCCTGAATCTGCTGGTTCTTCAGCGGGCTCTGAGGCGGGCTGTGCTTCAACAGCAGAATCTTCTTCAGATTTTCCTGAACATGCCCAAAGCATGCTAAATAACATAATACTCATAACGTCTCCTTTTTGTTTTTGAGTGTATACAATATAACTTGTTTAGTCATTCTTGTCAAGTATTTTGATTAATAAATTTCTTGGTAGTTGAGTTATCCGACCTTTTCTGATCCAGTAAACCCAAATCTGCAAACCATGTATGTCAACAACAACTCCCATTCCTTCGATGGGGAGTTCTGGGAGATACCATTTGCCTAATGCTCGTTGTTGATTAAGTTGAACCAAATCGCCTAGTTCTAATTTCATATCGCCTTCAATTTGTCGAAAATTAAAATCTCATCCAAATCTGCTGGTCTTGCTTGGGATTTGCGAAGAATGAACTCTTCTTGAGACATTGAGCCAATGTCTTCACATCCCGATGTATCAACAACGTATAATTCAATGTCGTACCTCAAAAAGGACTTGATAATCCAGTTCCTTTTGGTCTCCGCATCTTTATCTAAGGCAAGATAGACCGGAGTATCATTCATTACAATTTGTTGAAATAAGCGGGAGTTTTCTCGCAAAGTTGACCCCAAGATTGGTATGCTGTTGGGACCTGCGACAATCGCATCGAAGACACCCTCGACAATGTTAATGTCTTCATCCCAGTCAATAAATAGTTCATTAAAGACAACATCTCTTCCAACGGGAGGATTTAGATATCGTCTTTGATGACCCACAAAAGAGCGAGCAATAAAGTAATTAGAATTACCATCCCAATTAAAACTTGGGATAATGATGCGGCCACCATACTTGCCTCCTGTGGCATAGCCAATCTTCCAATCAAGGATTTCTTTTTTTGTTATTCCTCGGGATCTAAGATACTCAAGCGCTTTGGCTGAGGACATTGGAAGATTCTTATTACAAAGCGAAACAAACTCATCGGGAAGAGAGATTGTTTGCTTTATTTCTTTCTCGTTGATCTCGGCGAAGAACTTATCAAACTCGGAGAGATCAAGTCGTCCGTCAAGTTGGAGCCACTTTTGTCGTTGATCGTAGGTTCCAAAGCGACGGACGATTCGGTAAATGTTCTTACCTCTCGCATCACATACCCAGCATTTGAAATAATTCTTTGCGAAGTTCACCGACATTTTCTTCTTGTGGTGTTTACAGAAAGGGCAGTGGTAAAGATGCTCGTCTTTGACTCTGCGGGCAGAGCCCAGAATGTTGTTGATGATTTTGATTTTTTCGTTCATGTTGTGCCTCGATGTATATAAGATAACACAGCACAAATGATTTGTCAAGAAAAAAGTTTATCCGGGATTATAACCTGATGCTGATTTGATGTCTGCGACAAGGTCGTCAAAACTTCCAACGGTGCCGTGGCCTTTGATTTTGCCTCGCAATTCTTTGTATTTGCCAAACCAATCTTCCAAAGCGGACATATCTCGCAAGTCAAGTTTCTTAGGCATCTTGGCGATGTGTCTTTTCAAACCGGCAGAAGGTCTCATACCTTCGTCTTCAATTGCCGCAAGGGCTTCTTGCTTCCAGTTTGCGGTTGGATAAGTGTTTCTCTTTTCGTTGAGAGTGGCTTCCAACTCTTCTTTGATCATCTGTCGTAATTTAGCAGTTGTAAGTTTCATTTTTTTATCTCCTCAAAATGAATCATCTGTTATTAAATAGTGCTTTTATACTTCTTTAACCCTGCTAAAGCAACAACAACAGCATCCGCCTTATCATCCGTGCCCGGCTTTGGATTGCCGTGTCTCGTCAACTCGTATGTGAAGTCTTTTGGGTATTTTGCGGAGACCCAATCAATAATTAATTTCTTTGTATTGGATCCTCGGGGAATCTTGATCTCGTTGAGAGAGCGACAGATTCGTGCTGGGAGCAACTGGGCTGAAAGATTGAAGATGCTTTTGTGAATAGCATAGCAGCACATGCCGTTGAACCTCTGGAGTTTCGCCATTGTATTAGCGGTTGTCTTGCCTCCGGCAAATGCCGTGAAGGGTTCCTCAACAAACACAGCAAGAGGGTGAAGTCGTTCAACCTGCATGATCTTGCCGAGAGTGTTCTCAAAGATGTGTGCTTTGTCTTCAAGCGATAGATCTTTTCTTTTATATGTGATGGTGTCCGCAAACACCAATTTCTCATCTGTTGTTACAGCGGAGATGCCGATCCGCGAGGTACTGACGTCAATACCAAAAATAACTCGTTGTAATTCCATAATATATATTATAACATATAATTTGCTAAATGTCAAGTTTTAACTTGAAAGTATAGTTATTTTTTATTGTCTTCTTAATTGGAACAGCGACCTTGGCAATACCGATGAGATTTTTATTTTCATCATAGATACCAACCTTCGAGATATAAGTAACTTTTTCAAAATCTGGAGCGACATCTGTGAACGACGAATCAACATTATTATGCAACGGCACAGGCCGCTCACCGTAGACCGAGGATCCTGTTGAAGCATTCTTGTAGTTCGGCTCATTGTATTTGAGATAAGTCGGATTATTTGAATAATTTAAATGGCCTTGCTTCGCATGAGCGAACATTGTTAATGTTTGTGTGTGAGTTGTACCTTGATAATCGATTGCGAAAGAAGTATAAGGAAAAGCACTAGCATAAATACCAACAGCGCCATCATTAGCGCCTACAGCAAAATTAAGCCATCTGTGAGAGCGAGAGCCACCATTGAAGCCGATTGGAAAATGTTGATTAAGATTCCATGATCCAGTCAAGATAATGAAGCCCTCATTGTACAATACAGTTCCAGCAACCCTTCCTTCACCGTTTGCGTCAGTTGAACTTGAAACTTGAATTAAATCGCCATTGAAATTCTTATCAACCAACTCTGCCACAAGAGAACCAGATATATAATATTTCAAAGACACAGATCCTTTTTTAATTGACGAGCCATAAAAAATTGAAGGAATATTTATTAAATTTACACTATCACTATCTTTGTCTCCAAAAGAAGCCGAATACGCATATCTTGGAGAGAGATATGTATAATGATTCATTGTGTTCTTTAAGGGAAATAAATAAGTTCTTGATGAACCTGTGACACCGGTGGAATCATAATAATATCTTGAGATTGATGAAGACAAGCGATAACTCGAGGTGATTACGGTTCCATAATCTGCGATATTGTACGAGCCGGTATTATACGATTTGAATATATTCTTTAATCCATCTTTGTAGAGAAATGGATAGATATAAGTCGAGGGTCTGTCGATGTTATATTCATACAGCGATAGGAAACCATCTGGTACTCCGAAGATATTGTCAGTCAGGGCACCAGATGCATTTGGAATATTGTTTATATAAACCGAACTACTAACGATGTAGAAAGAATACTCGGGGTATGCTTCTATTGTATTTGTAAATAAGTCATCTTCTGTAAATTTATAAAATGACATAACATGCTAATAGTCTAGTCTCGTTCTAATCGTGAATTCATTCGAAGGAGTTTTCTTAAGTGGCTCACTGAGTTTGCCAACAGCAAGAAGTTCGTTATTCTCGGAGTAAAGACCAACAGTCGTGATGTACGAGACAGGCTCGTCAGTTGAGACCTCTTTGACTCTGATCTGTGAAGAACTAAGATAGGTTGGATTACCTGAATAGTTGAACTCGTTATGGTTTACTCGGCAGAAATAAATTGTTGAATTAAGTTCGACAGTATTGTTAAACTGAAGATTGTAAATTCTATTTCTCAAATTGTCCGCAGAGCCTGTGATGAGTGAGCCAGATAATACAGCGTTAATATCTTCTGAGATACTGACTGGTCCTGAGCAACTAAGGTTTGCAATTGTGGTTCCCTCCTCAAGTAATCCATGTTGTCCCGATCTGTTATCCAAAAACAGCGAAGAAGACAGTACAGCAACACCCGCTTGATAATAAATCAAACCACAAGGTGGGCGACCATTGGTGCTAGGATCATTAGCGAGGATTTCAACACCTGCTGTTTCTGTACTAGCGGTTGCATATAAAACGCCATACTCACCAAGAGGAGAGTTTACAAGATAACCATCAGATCCACTAAAGTCGGTAATTAGAATTCTATGATTAAAGGTGCTTTGTGAAGATGCTGTTAATTCAAAGGCAGGATTAACACCGAGTTCAAGCGAGAAAGTTCCTTTCTTGACCTCATCTTTATAAAGAAGTCGAGAGAAATTCAAGAAGATACATTCTTTAAGTTTGTTTCCTCCGGCCAATATGTTTCCATCTTCATCAAATTTTAATACCGAACCTGTGATGTCATAGCCAACTAGCATTTGTGACATTTGGTTGTAGATATTAATCTTCTTTGCATTCTGGGCATTATCTGCACCAGACAATTCACTATCTGAAGAATATCCAGCAGTAATATCAAAAATGTGATTTGCAGAAGAACTTAGATAAGGGTAGTCATATACAGACTGGAACATACCGTGAGAATAGTTTTTGATGTTCTCATCGGAATATGTTCCGGAAACTATCGTTCCGGTTAGTGGAATTGCTTCGTGCAATAGAGTTCGTGTTGATACTCTGTCATTTGGGGTTATTTGTTTAAAAGAACTTGCCATTTTCTAATCCTATAGTTTTACAAATCGTACAGGAATATCAACGCTGTATCCTGTGGTCATTCCGGTTACTTTGACAATTGTGTCAATAAGTTTTACAGTTGATGGAGAAGGATCATTGCCACCCGCATTATCCATCGTGGTTGTAGAACCAAGTTGGGTGAACAAGTATGTGCTTGTATTCAACTCTAGCGAAGAAGCAACTGAGAACCTGAAGAATGTTCCTCGTGGGCCCAAGATTGTTTCTGTATTTGTGTCCTCGGTGACTGTGTTGTTCTGAACGTATTGTTGATCCGTACCGAGAGAGAAAGTGTAATAGGCGATGTTGTCATCGTCAATATAATCAGGTACTGCACGGTTGGCGCCGTCAAAACTTACAATCGAACCTAGGCGGTTGTCGATTTGAATCATGTATTCAGTCTCAACAAGATCTGGATCTAAAGCCTTTTTGGCTGATACTTGTGTTGTGTCAAGGCCTTGGTCGACTCTGATGAAGTTCTGTGCTTGCGCACCTGCACCTAGAGACTCACCAAAGATCACACCAGCGACAACCTTACCTTCCGATGTTGTACCAATTGAAGTTGCGGGGCTAGTTGTAGAAGTGTTATCCTCTGTGTTTCTGTCAACCGCAACAACAAATGCGCCATCAGTATGCAAAGAGGTGCCCGGAAACGATTGATTTAGTTTGAGAACAGGCAAGAACAAAAGATTCTGATTTTCAAATGTCAGAAGTTTATTTTTCATCGATGCAGCGTTGTCAGTAAATGCTTCGAACACAGGGGTTTGCAGAACCTCTAGATCGTAGTAAGAACTACCGCTTGGATGATTCTTGTTATACAAACTATAGTCGATTTCGTCATCCGACAATGCAAACTTGGTTACATTGAATGACCCGTCGCCTTTAGCGAGCAATTGTCTGCCCAAATCAGTAAGCACAACATCAAGAATGATATCGCCACTGTTATCTAAAAATCCCATATTTAATCCTCAAATTGTTATATTAATTAGTTCTAATCAAAATTCTCTTCCGAATTTATCGTTTTAATGTTGAACGTAACGTTGAAATCTATTTTTTTACCGGTTGTCGAACTAGTGCATCTTATTTTGAAAGTATTGCCCCATATTTGTTCAGGCAAATCACCAAGCCTAATATTATTTAGTTTGTTTTTTGCTGAAGTTTCATTAAACAAAGCCGGCTGATTATTATCAAAAACTACTTGACCTAGTGCTGGCCTGACTTGGAGCAAAGAATTAAATTTTTTGTTGTTGTCAAAAAGTTTTGGTTTTGGGAAATCATAAATTTCAACATTGATTTTTGAATCATCTGCATCTTGCACCAACGACACTTTGTAAACCTTGCTCGGGTTGCCAACATGGCCATGAATATTGGCGGACCTTATCATATAATAATAGTCTGTGTTTGATAAAATATAATCGTTTATTGAAACATCAGAAGAAGTTTTCTTGCTATCTGAAAAGAATTGCTTTGCATCTGCTATTTTAAATCCAACAAAGTCTTGATAACTCTTTGGTGGCATATTAAGTCTGTAGATCTCGTAGTAGACAGGATTGCCATCACTATTGAAATATCTTTTCTGATTATTGCCGTTATAATTATTAGCAACAATACCCATAAGGCGTTCTTGTACTCTATCGGCATCGGATATCACAACAAAATCATCCAGACCATCTCCGACATTATCTCCCAGCGTGATCTTAATATTGTTGTCAGAACTCATCTTTGTGCTGAAAGAAACTTGTGGTTTGAGCGGTGGATTCTGTATTGACACTAATGTGAATTCAATCAAGGGAATCTCGACGACTTGAGCGCTTGGTACATTAACAACATCGAGCATCACAGTATATTCGCCATCATTGTCAAGAAATTCAGCATTTGTATATTGATAACTGTTTCCTACAACTAGCGTATAGGCTATAAGCCTGTAGGCATATGGAGTCCCATACTTTACCTGTGTGTCGTAATAGTTCACTGCGTCATGCTTATTCATGAACCAGAATGTTTGTGTCGGGACTCCGAGAAAGTTGTTGATATACTTCTCGACTTTGTAAAAAAGAACTTGATTGGAGCACTCTTCATTATTAAAAACTTTTTCAATTGTTCTCAGGTTTTCTTTAACTTTATTTCTAAAGATTCCGTTTAGGGTCAGTTTTTGAAACTTGCCCTCCATGTTTCCAATCTGGCGATAAGATGCTCCAATTAATTTGATTTGATCCAAGTTTGACAAATTGTAGTTTGTATCGTTTAACCACGTAGAGAACGGAAAGATTCTTGTTGTAACGTTCTCTCGCACATTAGCCGAGTCACCGGTAAACAATAAATCAAAACTTGTTGACGCTGCTGGTTGTGAATTCACATAAAAGTCCATCAAGTCATAAACCATTCCTGTTGAGTTCATGAAGTCTGTCAAGTTGTCATTACCATGCGTCTCAAACTTAAAGTTAAAATAAAACGGATATTTTTGAACCTCGCTCATAACAGAACTAATATTGTTTAAAATACAGTTTCTAAATGTCTGCAATGATTCGTCACTTGTTTCTACTTGCTGTGTTGATCCAATTGCATTAAAAAAGTCTTTGTTCGGCGCATTAAAATTATATATTTTTGAGACATCGGTTTGATTTTTCTCAACATAATAATTACCTATTAACTTTTCATCTATATCTGATATAAAGTTCTCGTATCCCTGAGCATAATAATTGTAACTTGATACATACGAGATCGTAAAATCTGCATTGTCATTTGTTTGCGTTCTTTGTTGTGTTTGAATGCTCGTTAAATGATTAAGGTAATTTAAATTAAGAGACTGCTGGATCTCGGATCTAAAAGCATCAAATGATCCATAAGCAGAAGGGATTGCGGTAATCTTTATCTTTTCGTTCAAAGTAAGGTTGGCTTGATTCTGATCAAACTCCGAGGACACAAACTCAACATTTATTTTTTTCTCTCTCAATTGATTATTGAAAGTTGTTGTAAGGTTGGCCGTATTCTCAACAGTGATTGTCGGATTTGTGTTTGCCTGTATTCTATCAAAGTAATTCGTATCTTTAACAATGATTTTAGTAAATGTAGACACTAGTACGAGCCTCCACTAGGCGCTCCAGAGCGGCCAGTTGTAATTGTCTGATTTCCATCTTGAACCTGTGATGTAACGTTTGCGGCAACTTGTCGTTGGTTTGTGAATAATCCATTTTGCTTTTCTGATTGTTTTATAATGTTCGAAGTACAAAAATCATAAACAACATCAGAATTATTATTATAACTATAGAACAGTGGACTAATAATTGTTTGCTGATTTGTCGTAACAAAGTTTGTGTCATTGTTAAAAACCATGAATGAATCAAATATTGGAAGATCTATTTCATCAGGTATATCAACAAATAATGATTCGTTTACATAGTTAACGGCTCTCATAACAAAAGACGGAGTTTGAATTGAGGCAAGTGAGTCAGCATCAGCCTCTTTCCAAATAGGGGCCGTGATGATTGGGTCACCATTTTCATCTTCCATAAAGCCGTGTAGATATTCTAGTTTTTGTATATTGAAGTGAGTAATTAGCATTTCATTTTCTGTTTCTTCTGAAACCAGAACATCTGACTGTGAAGATAAAAGATTAGATTTAGATGATTCGTTTCTAGAAGAGACGAGCGCTTTCAATTGAAGTGGCATATCTTGTAAAGCCATATCTGTATCGACATTGTCATCGCTAATAATATTATCAATAATATTATTCTTTGATTCCATATCAAATTTATTTCTTGTTTTTTTAATTTTTCTTTTTAAAATAGCAGATCTTATCTTTTCACTTGTTCTAAATACTTCTTTTCTGTCGAGTTCTTGCAGTTGAAACTTTTCAGTTGTTGAATTAATTTTGGTTTGTTTTCCAAGATAATCGGCAGCATCATAATTTAATTTTCTATTTAAATCAAATTGCTTAATTGCCGGAGGCTTCATAAATTTTATTTTTTTTGAAAAAATTCTACTTCTTGTGGGGCGTTTGTTCGCTCGAAGATTTCTTTTATTCTTTTGAGGATTTCTTTTATTTTTAAGCAACCTGTTGGATCTTTTTTTAAACTTTCTTTTATATTTTGTTTTGTTTTTTCTTTTGTTAATTTCTTTTATTTTTTTATTTAATTTTTTACTATTAGTTCGGCTCGGAGCAGAGAGATCTATTTTGCTTCCCTTATCTGACATAGCAATTGGCGTTAAATATTTTGGCGCCTTTTTATTAATATTTGTAAAAGAATCAAGGTTTTTCCTTTTGAAATTCTTTTTTTCTGACCGAGTCAATGTTGGATTATTGCGGAAAAATCTTTTTTTCTCGTCCTCAACTCTTGACTGGAATCCAGATAGAGGTATTCTTTCTTGCGTAAAGACCGGTTTTTCTACTACAGCGGTGGTGACTGGGCTTTCATATGGCAACGCACCCAGCGTTACTGTCTCAGTTGGCTGCTTTGGCACAATACGGTAGCCAGATCTAGTAATTGCAAAGTCTGTATAGTCCTCGTCTGTATAAGATATTTCTATCAAGTTCTTCAGCACAGGTGATCTTGACGAAGGAGAGACATTAAATCCGCTGCCTTGAATCATGCTGTTAAGTCCGAATTTTGTGGTAAAGGTTAATACAGCATCCTTGTACATTTGAATAAAGTTTAGAATACCATTTGTGTTTCCGGTCTTTGGACTAATTGAGTTAAAAACATTATTCTTAATTGCGATGTCTTCATCTTCGGTTGAAAAGTTTAAAAATTTATTAAGTTCTGAATAATTCTCTACCGATATAATCCACGGCACTGTGGTAAAACTAGACGGCGTACCGAGATTATAAAGAGAGTTTTCGTCACTTATGAACTGATTTGTGAATTGTTTCTTGAAAGAGTTGTAATATTTTCTCTTGTTTGCTCTCAGATAATAACTTTCCAACGCTTTGATGTCTGCTTTATATTTTGTAAATTTAGATTTTAAATAATCAATCGAACTGTCGATAATCTTCAGTTCCATTGTGTAAGCGTAGTTTCCGGAATATCTGTCTTTGGCATCTTCGTCAACAACGTTAAAGTATCTAACTTTTGATGAACCCATGTTGACCTCTTCAATCGAGGACATGATGTTGTACGAGGAAGACAGATTATACGCTGTTATGTCCTTCGTGATATTTAGAATCTTTCTTGAACCTTGTACCGGCGTGATAATTTCTTTCTTTTTGGCATAGTTTGAATTATTTTCGGTCACAATCACTTGATCACGATATATAGAAAGTTTCTTAATTTTAAAATTTGATAATGCCTCTTCATAAACATTTTGGTCTATCTGGTGTAACATTTCACCATATTTGGTCTTTTGTCTAAATATTGAGTTGAAATCAACAAAAAATATTTTCTTTATTCTTCCGTCTTCGTCGTTTGTCGTATACGGATCACCAAAGAAATTATTAATTTGCTTTTGAGCGTTCAGCAGTTTTGGTTGTTGATTCACGCCTCTAAGGTCTTTAATCTTTAAGTTTGGAATCTGTGATACAGTGAGGTTTCTATGTCTTCTGTTTGTGTGGAAGGGTCCTTCCATATATTGGCCTTCGTGTTCATGAACCGCTCCACCATATTGCATGCCATCGGAATAAACAAATTTATTTGTTGATGTTTGAAGTTGGCCTCCGGCAAATACAATCTCGGATGTCACTGGGCCTTGATATAGGGACATTATGTTTGAAGAGAAATCAGCATTATATTGCACTGCGAGATCAGTCGAGTCGATGCTGATGTTGGCAAAGTAAGTTAAGTTTGTCGCTGCGCTTTGTTTAATATCAATTTCAAAATCATAATAAAAATCATAAATTTCATTTCCGTTCGAGTCTAAGCCCAAGAATTGTGTTTTAGAGTCAGTGTATTGTTTTAATTTTTTTGACATTCTTTTTACTTGCGTTTCGTTAAAGAAAGTCGAGTTTTTATAATCTGACTTAATAATTGTAAAGTCACCGTTTGTTATTTGATTTGAGAAGTTCTGATTAGTGGATTGAAGGAGATTGATCAAGAGATAGTCAGTCATGAAGCCGTTCTGCGACCATTGAAAGTTTCCGTTGATCTTTTTATCTTTAACGACCAAGGTCAAAGATATTTTTATCATCTTCTCAAGACCAGCGATGCGATTAGAATCTTTTACCTCAATCTGGGATATATAGACATTTGGCAAGTTGCCGTTTCCTATAATTCTATCAATCATCACAAATCTCCAAATCGTCTTTAGTTATTCTTGTTCTATAAATATTTACGTCACCAGTTTCTAGCACGTCCGGGCAGTTTACTTCGAGGTCGATAAAGATATTTTGCGATTGAAGATTCTTAATTCCTTTACATAAATCGTTAATTGAGATCTCATTGTCGACAAATATATTAAAATAATATTCAACGTATTCTTGATTAATTATGAGGGATGGATCTTCTAACACTTCATCTAAAATATAATCATCTTTAATCTTACTGACCCTTGGGGAGAACTTTAATTGCTCCATCTTTTCAGAATCAGTGTCATCTAATTTGAATACCTCAATCTCAAACGAATCAGTCAAAGCAAAACCGTTCTCCTCCAGCAGTTGTAGAATCATATTGTCATCTTGAATGTCGTAATATGTTCCATCATCGAATATCTTTGAACGAAATTCAGGAGGTGCGTTTGTTACAAGTTCACGATTGGCTTCTTTGTTTGTATTCTTCACTTCGACAGTGTAGTCATAATCGATGTCAATCTGGGGTATTTGTTGATCTGGAAATGTTGAATTGATTTGGAACTTGCTTCCGGCTGAACTAGAATTAAGAATAAATGTTGCTTTGAGAGCGGGTGATTCTGTTGCAGTGTGGTCACAAGTTCCGAGAGGGTTTTGAAGAAAATATATTTTGTTATCGGCGGAAGGATATCTAATCTCCTCGGTTGTAAGATAATTCTCCGACCGACCCACTGTATCATTTACGTTTCTGAAAAGACAAGTCGGTTTCATGTACGGTGTTTCTTCAAGAATTCTTGTTTTAATGTCAGCACTGGTCTCTGTTAATCCGGCTGCCTCGACATTATAAATTACATCGTCATCAAAAAAAGCATAGTATGAGGGCCTTAATTTTCCAAGCGAAAGCAAGTGACGACCATATGGAGTCAACTCGATTGAAATTACTTCTTCTTTTTTATCAAAAAATGTCATGTCTTGTTTCTCTAATTACCGCCGGGCTTTGGAAAAACACCAAAAATTTGGGCTGCCTTAAATTGAGGCGCTTGGCTTTGCATGCTCATTCCGGGACCCGGTTGCCCTTGAGATGCCTGCGGCCCTTCAGGAGTATTTACTGGTGGTGACAATGTCGGTGGTGCCGGTGGTGCCGGTTGTTTTAATCTAGATTGAATTGTTTTCTTTGCTTTATCTTTATTGGGGTCACCTTTTCTGCCGAGCGCATTGGGATTGTTTGGATCAATATCGGTAAATGTGAATTCAGCATCTAACTTAACTAATTCAACAAGAGAGAAATAATCATAAGGCCAGTTGTAAGACAATAGCGAATCAATGTTTTCTTTACGCTCTTGTGGAGATTTTGGGAACAACACTCTTTTTCTCAATGTTTTGTTGCTCACACCAGACACAACTTTTGATGAATAATCGGTTTCTGCTCTTTGCTTGACTTTAAAAATCATCCAACGAATCTCTGTATCGATTGTTCCACCAGTTGGTGTTTGCTGTCCTTCCTCTCTTTGAACTGAAGAAAGAAAGTGATCGGAGAATAGCGGATGTGAAATGGTTGCTTCTGCTTCTTCAAAATTCTCGCCTAATCTTGGAGGAAGATTTTGCCATATGTCTGCAAGATCTTGCTGATTAAGTTCATGAGAAAATTCAAAGATATACATTGCAAATGGTTTAACCTTTTCTGGAAAATGAAGGAAATCCATCGTTGGAGGAAACACAAACTCATCCATCTTTCTTATCATGTCAATGATGACACTTGTTGTTTTTGATCCATAAAAGTCTGGTGGTTGATCGCCATCTCTAGGAGCATTAATCTGTTCTTTTTTTGTTACCTCGACAAACTTCTTTGCATTGAAAACTTGATCTTCTCCAATGGAATAGAATTGCTTTCTATTTGCTTTTTGAATATAAGGAACGGCAACAACAGCCTCTTTAATAATCTTTTTACTTTCAACCTTGCCAAGTTTGACTTGAGATGTGTCAAAGCCACACACATCTACAAGCGAACCAGTTGCTGCAAAATCAGAGTTTCCAATAAAGTTTTCATTCCAACTAATTGGAATATCTGTTACTTGCATGAAAATTGATTCGTTTTCTTCTGGTATTCTTCCATATTGATGCCACATACCTCGAGGCGCTTGGGCGTCATAGTTTGCATTTGTTGTTATTGAAACATCATTAAAATTTAATATTGGTGTTTCCCATTTTGGTTGAATAATCCATCTTTCATTTGGGTCACCATCTGCCAAAGAGGTAAACGAAAGTCCGGCGCCTTCAGACAAAACAGCCTTACCATTTACATTAATTGAAGAAATTAGTTGCATTGCATGTCGATTTACCACGTTTAAAGTTCGATTAAATGTTGTTTTATTAATTCCATCATCATAGGTGCCTCTAAACCTATCCGGATAAAAACCGTAAGATGATAGGTAATCGGGGTAGCCTACTCTTGAGCCTGTTCCTTGCAATCCTGTCGTTGGTCCAAAAGCAGGATTATTAAAGCCTCGTATATTTAACGAAGAACTTGCATAAGATTCGGGATCTACTCTAATGATGTAGTATTCTGAACCTTGAAGAATTTCTGTTAAAGTGTACTTTTGTGTATTTTCGGCATGAAATAATACATCACAATATGCTTCTCCGTAGTAATAAGGAGGTGTATATGGGAAATTATATCCTATATAAGATCCCATAAAACCAATCCCTGCGCCTAACGCTCCGGCTCCATGACGGTCGCCATATGCTGGACTTGGTGGGCCGAATGCGCTCGGCCTAGAATACATAGTTATATTCTCTCTAGCATAATCATCGCCTTCGATATATTGATTGGGAGGGAAATAAGAACCGTTTTCATTTGAGAATGGCTTCCTAGAAGTGGAATATGTTTTTCCTACTTTAATCCTCATTGCATAAGTTTTTCCGGCTTCCATAACTCCGAATGATGGATCAGATTGCTTTTTTGAAACGATAAATGATAATTGTGAGTCTTCTAAGAAAAAGTTAGTAGTTTCAGCGAGGAAATTATTTATCATTTTTTTATACAAATTATCAGACCCTCCTTGCAAAGATGCCCTGACATTTGTATTTGCATTTGGATCTGGTTCATCGCATGCAATATTTTTATTAAACAAGAATTTTTCAGGATTATAAATTGTCTCAAAAGGCAATCTAGTAGTAAATTCTTTATCATTTGAATATGCAATTAGAGCCGGACCTGATGAGGATGATAAAGCGATTTCGCCAGTCAATGTATTATCGTGAATTGGATAGTCACAAGCAAGTCCAGATCTAATTGAATTATATAAAATACCCGGTGCCATCATTGGTTTTAAAATTGCTTGCAATCCAACCTGTCTCTTATTATTGCCGCCTGTTGTGTCTCCGAATGAACTTGAAAACTCAATATTATCAGCGTATGATCTTGAAAACTGTGTTGCGAGGTCAACTGTTCGATTCGCAGGGTAAAAAGAATCATATGCAAGAAATTTTTTAAATGCTTTACATGTTAGAGTGATCTTTGATGGTTCAACAAATTCGTCATGATCTTTTTTAATCTTTGCAAAATGCTTCATGAAATCAGAAGTTGAATAAGTTTCATAGAACTTTGTCTCGGATGAATCATTACCAAAGAATTGATCATATGGCCTTTCTAGATCTATATCGCCCGATGACCCGCCAGTAACTTCAAACATATTGTCAATAAATGTTTGAGATCCGGATTTTTCAATTGTCTCGATAAATTCTGATATTCGGAATTCCGGAACAACTGAATAATCTTTTGCTTTTAATCTTAATTGTTCCCACCAATAGTCATATGAAGAATAAAATGGGTTCTTTCCTGCTTGAGCGCCGGCTTCCCATAGTGCTTGACCTTGTCCTTTTACTCCAAGGCCAGCCAATCCGCCGCCCGCAGAAGATGTTTCTGGTATAAAAATACCATCTGGAGAAACGACCGATCCAGTGACCGACGCACTAAATATAGTTGACAATCCACGATATTTATTATAAGAAAGAGTATGCCTTCTAGAATACAAGGGACCTGCGCGGAAATTATTATCAAATTCTGGTTGTACGTCGCCTGATCCAAGATCTTCGACTGGTTCTGTTGTTATTTGGCAATATTGATTTTGTAAAATACCCGCGCCACCGGATAATTGGCCTAGGCCAGAATTTGCATTGAAGCCAAGAAATTCTTCATGAACATCTCTAATGTCTCTACTAGCAAAATTAACATCTGCATCAAGTGGCCAAATTGATGGTCTTCTATATCCGGACCCAGTTGCACTGGTTACATATTTGCTGCCGAATGCGTCTGTTGTAATAATTGATCTGTCTTGTCGATCATCTCTCCAAAAATTGTTAAGATAATTCGTTCTTTTTCTCGAGATGGCTCTGAAAGCATTCGTCTCTCTTGGGAAAACCGTTTCACGATATTTAAGAAACTCAAATGTTGAAGCAGGACTATCATCAGCGTCAAGGCCACCATTAAGGTAAAAGTTTGAGATCCTTTCATAATCTTCATCTTCTTCAATCTCAAGACCCAGACGGTTGTCTAATTCAGCGTTTGCAAAAAAGTTAATGTCATTTCCATAAGAATTACGAAGAATCAAGCGTTCAATGTTCTCTTGTGATGGGTTCTCTGCATTTACAATTCTTTCGTCATCTGATGAGAAGCCCAATAGCCAATCGAGTGGCTGATATCGAGATGTCACCATTGCTTCTCTAAATCCGACAATGTTACCATATCTTGAACGAATTGTTTCAATTTTATTGTTGCCAAATGTTCTTATGGCTTCTTGCGACGGTGTTTCCACAATTGTAAAAATGTTCTCTTTTATTTGTCTCCGGGTAAGAGGATTCTGGTGAACTCGGATTTGCTTGAACATCGGGTGTCCGTATGGACCATTTCTTTTTAACATTAGAGCGGGGAAATAAGATGCAGATGATTCTATTCCATGCATGGAAGCAGAAAGATAAAGAGGAAAATTTGAATTAATTAAATTTCTGATGTCACGATATTCAAAAGCAAACCTATTAGTTTGTCTTGGATCCATATTTTCGAGGTCTGCATATTCTAGGGCACTTCCCGCAAAGCCAAAATTGCCAATGGTATTTGGATACAAAAGGACCAATTTTGTACCTACAAGACCTGCTTTTGAAATATATTCATTAGCAGAATATTCTTCTGTGGCTAAATCACTTATTTCATAAGTATATCCATTCGCCTCATATATAAACGTATTTAATCCAACAAAATCAACAAATTGTGCCATTATGAAGTTACTCCTACAAGACCTTGTTTAAAACCACCCGTAAGCCCAGAAACAGTATTACTAGGTGATGTGAAGGTTTCACTTATTTCAATGTTCTCGCTGCCAACATTTGTTACATTCATAGTAGATCCGACAACAGGTAGTTGAGAAACCCCAACTAGTCCAAAAGTTGAAATCAATTTGTTTAGTAAATTTCCCAGCGTGAGAGAAGCACCAGCACCTATTTGTATATGAGTATCTACTAATGGAGTGTTTTTAAAAGTAAAAGTAGTAGTATTTGCGGCTGTTGTTCCAAAAGTAATAGTATCACCATCGGTTGGATTAACAGATATTGTTATTGTTCCAGATGCAGTGCTAGAGAATGCACCTGTAGATCCAGTTGGAAAATTAACCGCAGAATCAAATCCGTTGTCTCTCCATTGAAGGTCTGGGTTTGCTTTTGATATACCGTCTTTTGGCCAATAACCAAATACCACTTGATTTCCTGTTGTTCTCGGAGACAATTCTTCTGATAAAGACGCAGTCACCCATGCGTATCCATAATCTTGTGATGGAATTGGTCTTGAAACATGAAAATTGTCAACACTTTCAGTAATAATTAGTGAACCGGTCTCGACAACTACCCTTGTATTACGATTAATTTTGTGATAAGATGCATCAACCACGACATAAGAATCTTCTTGGATCGCTCCAAATTGTGAGTCGATTCCGTATCTTCCGCAATGTCTTGTGTAAAGTGTTCTCAAACCTTCTCGTCTCGACGCAGGACTATCAACTCTTATTGTTGTGTCCTCACCAGAACCAGACCCAAGGACCGACAGATTGCGGAAAGGCATTGCATTGTAAACAGAGAACTCTTGAGAGCCGATATCTAAGTATCCTCTCGTGTTAATCTCGGGACCACCGGGAGCAGAGAAGCGAGTTCTGATAATCGAGTTCGATGAGGTTAGATCATCTCGCTGGATTTCTGTTATATTTGAAACCTCTGGTTGTGCGGCAATTGGTGTAACACCACCGGATAATGTACCCAAACTAAAGAATGGATCCGAATATTCAACACCATTAAGGTAAATTGTATCTCCGGTTGATGTAATCGCGCCGTTATAATTTGAATTCTGTAATGATGCTGTCAAACTAAACGTTGATATTCTCGGTGTATAAAGCGATCCACCATTAGTTCCGGCTGTTTGAAATGACAATGTAGTATCAAATGCGGCAACAACTGGATTTGACGCTGTTATAAAATAGTCGCTACTTAAGTGATTAAAAAACTTAGCGCCCGGTTGTACAATTTCATCTGTTCCAAAAGAAGACGTACCTCCGAATTTCCAATGTGCTGCTATTTCTGACGCACTATATTCTGTATCCCAGACGTACCCATGGTTGTACAGTTTCAAAACATCTGTAGATAGTAATGAACCAGTTCCAAATACCCAATTTGTCGCAGAGCCAGACCATTGTTGACGAAAAGTTGTATTGGTCCCATCTCCATCTTGCATAATTGCAATCGTACTATCATGAGAAGCAGAATATTGTGCGCCACCCAAAGTAGGGAAAGTATCTATTGAAGCGCTGACTCCGTTAATATATAAAGTAACCGAATCTTGTTGTAGTACTGACGAACTGTTAAATGAGACGGCGATATGGGTCCACTGATTTGCATGAGTATCATCAAAGTTTGCGCCGGCGTTGTTATATAACCAATGACGCATTGAAGATTCATCTCTTAAACTAAGATATAAATCATGACCATTTGAAGAAACCATGACACCACATTTTAACAGTGAATTGCCATCGTCATAAATAGCAAAAATTCTTCTAAAAATTCCTGTGCTGCCAGATGGATAATAAATCCATCCTGCCCAATAGAAGTCATCATCGTTTGATTCTTTGATTAAAGGATAGGCACCATTGACTATAAGATTCGGCATTCTTAAAGCCGCACTGCCGGGTGAATTTATTTGAAAACAAGTATCAGTATCACCGCCCTCTGTTGTAGTTTTTACACTACCATATAGAGTGGCATCTGCTAGAGCAAATGACAAATTGTTGCGAAAGTTAGTATCGCTGCCATCTGTATTTACTCTTAAATCGGAACCATCTGCGTCGATTCCGATGGTGATTCCAGAACCAGTTGTTGGCACTGTCAAAGTACTGCCGGCTCCGACAACATCATGTGGAGGTATCTTGAATGCCAGTCCGACAGTAGCCAATTGCCCTTCAACAGCAGGAGTAGCAGGGATCTTATATTGCCTATTGTTCTCTGTATGGCTTGATAAAGGATCCGGATGTTCTATAGAAGACGAATTAATGTCTCCAAAAACATTACCGTATGCACCAGTTGTTTGTGCAATGAGCGTCTGGTAATTGGTGGTTGCTGGGAGTAAGTTTCCTATGTGAGAAGGCAGTAGAGAGCCAGTTGTTTCTTTTAAAACAGGGCTATTGCCTTTCATCCCAAAGGTATGAACGACTTCATAGTTCTCCGTATAGTTTCCTAGCACCGCAGAGCCGGTTGTTGTTTTAATATTTTTTAAATTAACAGGACGCTTTGTTCTTTCCTCACGATATCGGAAAGCGTACTTACGAGATTTGTCAGGATATGGGCCACCATAGTCAGGCCCAACAAAGCCCATGGCTCCGTCGTTTGATCCTTGAAAAGATGAGGTACCTTGAGTACCATCGGCACATTCTCTTAATAAAAGCCGCCATGCTTCGGGACGGGTGTATTGATCGTCTAGGCCATTACGGCTTTCTTCAAAAGTTCCGCCTGACATGCCAACCACAACTCGATTTGGAAATACCAACGTATCGGTCATTGGCACATTGCCAAAAACTCCGGGTTCATCATTTACTAAATCAATCGTAGCAAAATTTAATTTTGATGCAGTTATTTTAAATGAAGGAAAATCATTTATTTTTATTATAAAGTTGTCTAAAGTTTCTTCGGCGTCTGCACCAATTTGAACATGGTTGTTGGCTGTCGCTGTAGATTTAAGAGTGAAAGTGACACTTATTACTCCATCACTTATCACAACTTCTTCACCGTCACTCGGTTGATTGATAATAACTATTCCGCCTCTCGCATGGTTTCCTTCTCTAGATTCAATGTAGGTATTTAAATTAACATGGCGGGATTGGTGTCCTCCAACCCAAGCATTTGTGAACGGAGATTGAAGACCGATCTCATTTGTTGGAGAAAATGTATCCGAGTGTAAATTCGTTATAATTGAGCCACTTTTGAACTTTGTTGTCACAAGGTCGGCATAACCCCCTTCGACATTACCAGAGATCAAATTTGCCGGCCAATATGCCTCGGATTTGACTTTATGAGTATAATCTTCGCCTTGTCTGGCTTGTGGGTTTTGTCCAGTGGCAAAACGACCAACAACAGCGGTAAAGCGCCACTTTCTTTTTTCGTTTGGATCCTCGACATCTTTGCAATCGATAAAGGCATCTGTGCCTTGACCTTCGCCGACGCCAACAACCATTACGTTTTGAGGAATGCCTCGAGGGTATTGTTGCGATACTGGACCATGAATGCGTGTGGCACTATAAACAAAATCACGATCTTTAATCTTGGAATAGTTGGTTCCACCGTGGACTGAATCGTTAAAGGCAATGCTCTCTTTGTATGGCTTGCTTAAGCGGTTGATTGCATAAGTTGAGCCAAAGTACATTGTGCCGTCGTCTGTTGCCAGCAGCGGAGCAGAAGCACTATTGTGATTCAAGATAGAGTTTTGAATTACTTGTCGATCTGATATATCTGTTCTTTCTTTTCGTTCTTTGTTCCAGAGGCAGTTTTCATTCTCGGCTTCGGCACGGAAAGGAAACGGAGCATGTCCGAACTTCCAATTGTAAGTTAGTTCGCCAACACCTCGAGCCGAGCCCTCGGTTGATGCAAGTCGAGTTGTCAATGGGAACTTGTTTTGATATTTATTTCTCTCGAGAATGTGGCTCTCGACAATATCTGCGATTCCCTCTGAATGTCTTGCAGAGAACGGAAACAACTGTGTCATCATTTCCGAGATCGATGAGTCAATCCATTTGTAATAATTTGTAAATTTATCGAAGTCCATATCGGACTCGACTTTCTCAAAGAACAATTGACGCATCTTATCAAGATTCTTATAACGGTGTCTGTATCTATCGACTGCTTCGCCCATCAAGTTGTTGAACTCAACAGCGGATGCAAACATTGAAAGCATCTCGTCAGAGATAACTTGATACATTGACTTCTCAAGCGAGTAGAAGTTGTCGCTTACATCGTCGTCCTTGACAAAGAATTTTTGGAAATCGCCTTTAATATAAATGTTCTCGGAACTTACAGAGATCTCGGGCAGTTCTTTCTTTGCTGTGTATATTAATTCGTTCTCAACGAAAGACGTCTTTGACGCTCCGAAGTTTGCGCCGATCGCTGGGTGGTCTGTCTCGACGATATTGTCAAGCCAGCCATAAATTGGTCGAGCCGTGGTAGAACCAGAAGTCAGATCAAAAACATCAAAGTTACCGCTTGAGTCAGAGCCAGTGACCGTATCAAAATCCCAGTTGAGCGCAAGCATGTCAGCACGAGGCAAGACGGTTCCAGAAATCTCATATGTAAACATCGTACCGCATCGAGTTGCGTTGTCAACACCAATGCTGGTGACATCGAGAGAGTGTGCCTTAAGGTCAGCGTCTTCAAGGAAATCAAACCAATAACGGCAACCACCAATCTGAACATCGGACTCTTGAAGCAGCGATCCAGTGTAGTTTTCGTAATGAGCGCCGGCGTATACAATCTTTGGATTGCAAACATACGCAGAGCCCGAAGTATTATTCAACGAGGCAGTTAATTTAAATTCTTCTCTTACCTCGCCAAATTGATGATTGACACCGTAGAAAGTCAGCGTATAATCAGGATTCGAACTTGACAAAACAGAGCCATATACACCATAGCCATTAGGAGCGACTCTTACACTCAAATTCCACCTATTATTGCTATAGATTTCAGTGTAAAAACTCGAGGTAAGGAATAGGGTTCCGTCTTCATTTGTTATTAAAAACTTTGCTCTCTCGGAGTTAATTTTGTCCTTTACGGTGTATATTTGGACGTTGGCGATATTGTCTTCTGTCGACCAGTGATATTGGTCGCCTATTGCACCGGTGGCAGGCTGGTGGAAGCCACCAATTGAGGAAGACAAGAATGTTGTGTCAAAGAAGCCTTGCTCTGTGATATCAATCTTTTCTGGGATGATCGTGTCAATTTCGAAAGTAAAAGCATTGAATCTTTCAAGTTTCTCGGTTGAGCCCTTCATACCAGAGCCCGAGATGTAAACATTTGAGTTATTGGCGGACGAGGTTTGGTAAACGGTGGAGGAGAAATAATCTGGATTATTAAAGTTTAGATATTTCTTTGTGACCGAGGTATTCTTAAATACATCGGTGAAATAGTGAGTGCCTCCGTCTGTATAGAGATTTAGTTTAACTAATTCATCGTCAATACCAAAGCAACGAAGAAAGTTCCTCATTGACTTTTCGGTTCCCTTTGACTTTAGAATATAGTCGAGGTTATTGTAGATGTTGTGATAAATTTGGTTTTTAATTTTATTTACATTCTCGGCGTATTTGAGATTTTGTAAATCGTTGCCTCTGTAGAACTCAAGAACTTCAGTGTCCACAAACAATTCTCTTGTCATGAAGCCACGGCTTTCGAGCAACTTATTTGCAAACGGAAGCGGCTTCATTGAGGACGAGAAATAATTCTTTTGAGTGAGTTCGGGGAGGACCTTGGTTTGAGAATAGATTGTATCAAAGTAAGAAGAGATGATTTGAAATAATTTCTTTATATCATCATCATTATCGATGTCTTCGTCTTGAAGAAACTGTGGTAGTTTTTGAAATAGATAAGTTGTGTTTGTGGTGTCGTAATCGGACCCACTGGTCTGCATCTCGGATGAAAGAGAGACGACATCTGGATGAGTGCTGTAGATGATCGGATCTGGTTCTTCGACCGAAATCACAGAAGCAGATACAAAACAAGAGCCAGTATTACGAGAAGCAGATGAATATCCGGTCCATGTACCATTGGTTAGTCGGCCAGAGTAATCAAGCACTTTTGCGTCAACTGAGTTTGTAGTCGTGATACCTTCGTTAAATTTATAATAACACCCTAGGGCGGTGTTGTTGTCCTCGGTGTTTGCGCCACCGGCAATTGGTTGGAACCAATTCTGATTAATAAGTTTAGAGGTGCGTCGTGTTTTCCAGAATCTAAATTCATCCAATGAGCCGCTTAATTTACCAGCACCAGCGAGGGCAGACGATCCATCGGGCGATGTCTTTAGAGCACCGATACGAGCATTGACTCTACCAGAGATTTCATCAATACCAGCAGAGCCGATATCAAGTTCATTCTCCAAAGCACCATCGACGTAGAAGTAAGATTTTATACTTGATGCTTGAGATACGAAAGAAATAGCGTAGTGATGCCAATTTGAATCTGCTAATGAGGAGGTTGTAAAATCAGAACTGGCGATTGCTTGATCGTCAAATCCTTGTGTTCCGTTTCTAAGGGTAACCCTAATTGGGTTTGCACCAGAATCTCCAACGCCCGAGCCTGATAAGTAAATTGTTAAACGACCATAATCAGAAGATGATGTGTCTTCTGTATTCCAAAGGTCAAGAATAACTTCTTTCTCTGTGCTGGCAACATCGAATGCATCTTTTTTGAGCCAGAACTCGATTGTGTTACCATCTGTTGGCATCAAGCGAAAGTTTTGTGTTCTATTTTTGTTTGCGTCGTATTTGATTGATTTATCAAAGTTTTCGTAGAGTTTGCCTGTCAGCATACCAGCAGAGGCTGTATGTAGGCCACCAGCAGCGTCAATGTATTCTTGAGAGGCTGGATATCCATAACCATCGGCCTCGCTAGTTTGCGAGCCCCAACCATTGGCGCTGAAAATGGCGTAACCAGTGGAGCGTGGATATTTATTGTAATAAAGCCACTCTTCAAGATAAGACGAGGACAATTGGAACTGTAGTTTCTCGTTGTCTGAGCCATCGTAAGGATATGTTTGGTAAATTCTTTTAATTGCAGAGTCGTAATAAAGTTCGGCAGAACCAAACTTTACAAACAGATTTGGATCAGAAAAGTCCAAAAAAGGAACGAAAGTTGAATTATCTTTTATGACCGTGTCTAGGAAAGTGGGCGATTCTAGATCAACACTGCCACTTTCAGAACTTTCAATAACTGCTACTTTTGATTTACCAAATAAATCTTTAATAGTCATACTTATTTACCTTGAATTTAAAACTGTATGGTTGTTCGATATAAGTACCAACAGCATCATCATAGATAGATACTTGTATGTTATAAGCATAACCCGGTTCCAATAAACCGATATCTAGATCAAAATAGTTACCAGATACATCGTACGACATCAATGTATGATACACGCTGCCTGTTCCATAATCTATAACGACATAATCATCCGTTGCTCTTGTGATTTGATATGAAGCACTTCTAAATGTCAAGGTTGGTACGGTTGCCTGAGCGACCGTGTAAATATTTGGAGACCATCCTTTTTGTCTCGCAAACATTCTGAATCTTGCTGACTGCTCTGGATAATACTCTTGCTGTATGTTTGTAAAATTAATCACGTATCGGTTTGTGGTTGAATAATTTGAAGCCTCAAAGTTTTCAATATCAATTGTGCCTGTGTGAAATTGAGTGTCGGCGTCATAAGCCGAAGTAGTAGAATCGCTGCCAGTAAACCAAACATCAAAGACTTTGGTCATTGTATCGGAGCCAGTGTAAGCAACAGACGCTGAATAAATTCCTGTGGAAACAATTCCGCCTGTTATAACAAGATTGTTGTTGGATGTAACATGCGTTCCGTCAACAACCAGTACTTGAGGAGAGCCAGAGGGAGCGGTATTTGCAAGCGATCCGGAAAACAAAGATACATAAACTCTCTTGTCATCTCCAAGATCTGGAATCTCTCGCAGTCTTCCACGAACAAAGTTATAAAAATATAATGTATTCATGTTATCATCAGCAGGAGCCAAAGCAGAAGACAAGTAAAATTCACCGCGATCATCGTTAGTTCTTGAATCCCATCGCGCCTCAAGTACGGGCTTTTGAAAAAAGAATTCAGTTCCTCGAGCAAAAAATTTCTTTGTATAATAAGATAGACTAGCACTTTCAAACTGCTCTGCGAGTTTAACCATAAAGCCATAATTTGTTCTGGTCGGACTTGAGCCAAGCCAGTCTTCAACCATATCAGTAACAATTAGTGACATATCTTCATTGCCAACTGGGAATGACGCAGTTGCATTTGGAGTTTGCAGATAAGATCCACCTTCAACATCCCAAGCAGTGGAGCCAGCAGAGCGGATCCAGTTTGAGCCAATCACGTCATAAGTCAGATCGGAATAATTTTCCATATCTAAACCAATGCCTTCTTCCCAGTCTGCTGTAATTGGGTGAACTGTCATGTCGTAATTGAATGGCTGAGTGCTGCTATGGCGAGCGTTATAAAGTTTTAGTCTCCACTCAACTGAGCCACTTGCGGGAAGAATGCCAGCATCACGGTCAGTATTAATCGAGGTTGTATCGAACTGGATCATAAATCTCTGTAATTCAACAGAAGATGTTGTGGCTTGAGCGTAAATAGAAAATGCTTCCAATATATCGGATTGTCCCATATTTGAGCCAGTGCCTCTTGTGGACAGATCAGATTGAAACGAATTTGTTATTGTATTATCTTTCGTAGCGAGGTATCTCTTTACAGCCATTATCTTGCAGTTCCTTTAATGTCGCGTCTTGGGAATTTCAATTCAAATATTGCATTCTTTGGTGCCTTGTAAAAAGTGGCATCTCTAGACTTGATGTCGTCAAAATTAACAGAGGTTGCAGAATAGTTTCCGCCGCTAAGGTTGTAAATCTTTATCTTTTTAACATCAGATACTCCGTCAACTTTCGAAATAATGTTCGTTAATTCAGCGATGTACACAGGTTCTCCGATATAAAAATCAAAGTCATACTCTTGAATTATCTTTGATATTACTCTGTTAACAACATCATTTGGATTAGCATCTCTTGTAACGGTCACTTGAAAATCAATGCCAAAGTTTATGATCTTTGTATCGTAAATGTCAATTACATCATTAAGCATTTTATAACTTGAGATCCATTTCTTTAGATTTTGTTTTGTAACCTCGTTGGTTGTTGTTAATTTCCCATCATTGTCAGCGGATATCAGATAGAGAGCCAGTCTTCTGTTAGTTCCACTTGGGTCGTTGACCGCATTGGCTCTTTTGATTGAGCCAAACTTTGGGGGCATGTTATAACAGAGCGACTCATAATCTTGTTTACTTACGGCTCTATTCTGCATTGCGTAATAGTTCTTGGCTCGGACCTTTAATTCTTCGTTAGAGATTGCACTTGTGTCAAGAGAAATTGGCTCGTCGTTGTTTACTTCGAGTGATTGCTCTACAGCAAGTCTTGTTGCGGTCACAAGGGTGTCCGGATTATCAAAATCAATTATTCTAGAACCAACAGTATTCAGTGCATTTACAGGAACGTTTGTTGAGTTGACATCATTTACTTTATAAACGATTGTTAGTTTTGTTCCGTCAGGTGAGATACCAAGTTTATTTGTTCTCATCAATTGCGTCGGATCGAAAGAGCGATCGGTCACGTATCGCTTACCGTACATCTGAATCGTTGCTTTAGCAGGGTCGGCCAAACCGGTTGTTTCGTCGTTCTCGGATCCAAAGCCAAACTGCATGAATGTGCCTTGATCGTTTTGCTCGACTACAAATCTTCTTGTTGCAACAAACGGCTTCAAGATGCTACGGACATTATCAGAAGCAGCGTTTTTGTTTGTTGTATCAATGAACACGGTCTCTTGAGAGAGATAATCAACTTCATAATATTTGTTGCCGTTTCCATCAACTACAGAAAAGATCTCGGATATATTGGTGCCTCCGACTCTTATTCGCTTGAATCTTTCAAATGGTTCGCTTGTAAGGTCAAAAGTCACAGTTTCAAAACGACCAGATACAACTTGACCGTATGCACGAATAGCAAAGAATGTTGTTGACCCATCTGTTGGATCAAATCGAGCGGCGACAACTTCGTTCTGTGGATCATCAAACCTCACATCTTCAGTTAAAATGAAAGAGCCTCCGCCGGTGCTTTGAAAGGTAGTACCTCTCTTTACAATTGGATAATAAGAAGTATCGGGCGCTGTACCATTTGCATTTGCTGGAACCAAGACAAACATCGCAACAGTTCCGTATGCATTCTGAATGCCTGCGAATTTATAGCCGAGAGTGTTGGCATGTTTACGAATATTGTCGAACTCAATTGATGTATCGAGGAATGATTCATTGACCTGATAGTCTAAGTAATACGATAGAATGTCGCCGGCGTAAGCCACACTATCAAGTACTAACGAAGCAAATGACGCTTTTGAAAAGTCATTTACTCTGTTTGGATAAAATCTTTTTGAATATTCAACCAGATCTGATTTAATTGATTCGAAATCTCTGCTGGTGTATTTTATAGGTACAATTTTCTTCTTAGCCATTTAGCGACCCTCTCAACTTATAATTAGTTCTTCAAGGAATTATAATGGAAACGTAAGATCTATTTGGTCCAACTGGTCTAAACGAGGAATATAATATTTAATTATTACCCTCATCACTTGCGAATCTGCCGATGCCAATCCGACTCGTAAGTCCTGAATTGTAATGTATGGCATGTACTGTGCGGTTTGCTCTTGTACTCTGTTTCTAACCTTGGAATAGGTTTGCTCGTTTGCCAACTCAAACAAATAATTTTTTAAGCCGACACCGAAATTTGAATCTGTCAATCGTTCGCCCGGCGCAGTCAATAAAAGAATTCTAAAATTCTGCTTTACTTGTTCTTTCGGATCCGTAATATCGGTCAAAGGATCTGTTGGAGAACTTGATAAAGGTCCCTGAACCCTGTCTTCGTATTTTGATAATTCATCCCAAAATGGATTTGTAGCCATGATAAGTCCCTCTAGTTCTTAAATAGTCCGCCAAATTCTCCTGCACACTCATTCCCATCTTTATTGTATGGTCTTCCACGCTGTCGTCGTCTTCGCCACCAACGCATTGATGGGTCTGCTCTTCCGAAAAGACTTCCCTTCTTCATTTGTTCAAGCACTTCTGCCAATGTTCTGCCGTCGTCACCTTCTGGAACTTCGAAATCATCGGATCGATAGAAAGCAGCAAACAATCTACGGCACTCCCTCTTGGAATCGGACAAGATCTCGCCCTTCCAAGCATCGTCAAAACGGTCAATAATGTTATCGACATCTCTCTCAACGTCAGCACCAACGGCTTGAATAAACGCCTCATTCACATATGTCAATAGTATAGATGGTAATTTCTTAATTCCAAATACATAATCCATTAAAAACACAAATTCATCGGTCTTCACGAGATTATCGATGTAGCATTTGAGATCTTCATCTAAAGTTGGGTTATTAAACTTCAATTCTTTGAATTTAATATCAGGAATATCTTGTTCGAAAGATGCAACAGGGATTGATTGAAGGTTATACGACTTTTCTTCTCGGGCGAACTTGGAATCAATCTCGCCTTCATTTATCTTGCCGGCAAGAATAGCATCGGGCACCATGATAATTCGAACACCAAACTTTAATCCGGTAGATCCTAGGTACTCATCGCTCCCTTCACTTATTGAAGCATCGCCAAAGATGTCTGAAATGTTGGTATTCTCGTCAAAAAGATCCTTTGCTTGAGAAAAATACTCCCCGAACTCTTTAATATTGCACACACCCTTCAAAGAATTGGGCATATTTTTGACAATTTGGGCGGCTTCAGAGTCAGGATTGGCCCAAAATGGGCTCTCGGAATAGAATTCTTCTGGCTTCTCGACTGTTCTTACGTATTTTTCAATGTAAAAACCGAAGCCACCGGCTGCTGTGAGGTCAACAGAACTAACATCACCAACATCTGGGACTGATCCATATGATATTTCGCCATCTGTAATTGGTGCTTCAGTCTCTGTGAGGCCTGATTTCAGTCCAGTTTTAGCGTAAACGTCTGGTAACGCCAAGGTATATCGATAAAAATCGTAGATATATTGACTTCCGTCAAATCTTTCATTTAAATTTGACATCATTTGACTTATCTCGTGGCTAACGAGATACTTTAAAAGAATTTTACATTCCCTTCTCACATCATAAATCGTGTTTATGTGTGATGCAAAGCGGGCACCGTTTAACGAGAGAAAAAGCGGATCAAAATCAATTGTCTGATCGATCAATCTACCTTTCTGAGCAAGTCCCGGATATCCTGCAATATAGCATCCTTTCAGAATTTGTCGTACTCTTGGTTGATTCTTATAATCTTCGTCAATTTTAGCAGGATTGATGGTCTTAATTCTTTCAATAGAAGAGCCATAGCCCTTGATCACTCTGAGAACATCCCTGTTTGGATACAGGTGGCGGCGTTGTGCTTTATCAATAATTGATCTTGCTTCATCAATTTCTGAATTGGATTCAATTTCGCCCATATTGACCTTACGGACCAATGCCATAACTGCACACTCTAGGAAAAGAAGCCAATAATTATAAAATTGAACTCTTCCTCCGAATATGGGAATAAGTGCATCTGTTTCAGATAATCCTTGCTCCATCTTTTCAACAATTACAGAAGCAAAGCCAGTGTCATAATTATCTTCAGAATATCTCATGTGAGACAGTACAGGCATTGATTTTACCATTGCTTCCGCTGCATATATTCGAATTGTTGCTGCAATTGTAGTATCCAAATAAGCAAGTGTTGAAGGATCTGATATTTTATCAAATGGTGTGTGATTGATACAATCAGGGTCCTCGCTTAATCTTGAATCAGGCGGAATTGCTTGTTCGAGTTTTGTAACATTATCGGCTAATTCTTTCAAACCAATAAAGTCAGTGCGTCTAGGTTTGCACCCATCAAACTCCGGAACAAGCGCTGATGCAATTCCAAGCCAGCCTTTGAATTTCTGCGGCTCAATATAAAATGGTGGGTTGTTATAACTGCCGCCATAGATTGCAGGATCCAAGAAGTGGACTCTTTCATTATTCGTGGCTGACTTACCTAGGACCATTTCTTCTTCGTCATATGTATATTCCCATGTGCTTTCGTCAGATGTTGCTTCAGGGTTTACATACAACACATCATCTGGTGTCAGGTCATTTGCCACATACCCGAAGTCATAGCCTTCCGGTTGGGTTCCATCTAACTTTTGATTCAAGCCTTTAAGGACACCTTTATAGAGGTACTCCATATAATTTTTATATGAGTCCTTCGCTATTTGTTTAACCGGGAGAGCGGAGTGTCCGGACGCAGAAAGGATAGAACTAATATAATTTGAGAATAGAACTCCTTGATATGGGACTTTAAGTTCTTGTAAGTTTTTTTCTGAAATTGAGCCATGTTGTTCAACCAAAGCGGAGCCAGTACCCGAGATGCCAACTGTATTAACAACTTTATATTCTAATCTGTCATATGGTATCTCTTTATCTTCATCTTCCTTGCCAAAAAATGATTTTTCATACTCATTTCCATAGTAATATATGAATGTTCGATAACCTAACTCTTTTTTGATTTTGATTTCTCCATCTTCATAATTTGTAAACATTAGTTCATATTCAAATCGACAGCCCTCATTTTTGTCATTGAAGAAATCAAGAACAAGGTCTGGTTCTTTTCTATATGTTCTGCGTATCTTAACATTAACGTTTTTTAATGAGCCTACTTTCTCTATTGTTTTTGTTTTTGTTTGAGGACGAACTTTCTCTGTTGTTTTGAAATTAATTGCAAAATCATTTGCATCCAACTTTTCTTTTGTTAGAATACCTACTGTCTCTGGAAATACGCCTATGGGCTCTTCGCTTGAAAGGGCTTCAAAGTATATTTCACCAAGTTTGGTTGTTGAGAATCTTTCTTTTTTAGCATCCCAATCTTCTTGCGAGTTAGCCCAGTCGATTTGGAAAACAAAATTGTTTGCTCTCTGTTCGTGTCTCTTCAGAGGAAGGTTACATGTATCAGCAAGAATATTGTCCAAGAATGAGTCTCTTTTTCCAATCATATCATTGGAAAATGCAAAAGATAAAGATCTAAATGTGCCCTCAGCGAGTTCTGCTGCTTCTTGTAATGACTCTTCAGTATCTAAAGCCACAATTGAAGAGGCGTTGGTTGGAGGGCAAAATGGATCGTTCAAACGACCTTTATCGTTTGGATTTTGGCCACCAAATCCGGGACCAAAAGCATTATCAATAGCATCGCCAAGCACTTGTTCTGGTCCTTTAGCAAGTGCATCCGCTAAATCAAGCAAGTCACCAGCGGCACGATCGTTAAGTTTCGCTACATAATCCTCTGCTTCGACTGGGTTCATTCCTGCATTGGTTAAAATTGTTTTTCTTTTGTCATTCCATTCGTCCATTTGATCTGATGTCAAACAAACAGAGGCATCAACTGGTACATTGACTCCGGGCCTTGTCAGTCCATCTCTAACGTTAGCACGTTGTTCAGGGCTCAATCTATTACCAATGTTGCTAAATATAGCAGCGACTTTGCTCGGATCATCAAAAAATATTGCAAACTCTGGGAATTTAAGCGAGATTGTTGAAGATATTCTTTTTAATGTATTTATATCTTGCTCTCCGTCATTAGCAACCAAAAGTTGTTCCAATTCTCTTCTAGAAGAAATTCTTGCAATCGTTTCTGTTATCTCTTTATGTTTGTTCTTTAGATCACTTGCCGTTGCATTCTTTGCCAAGTTCTGCAAATCGGTGTTTGTGATTCCGGCATCGGTTAATAAACTTGATGTTAAATCGTCGACATCAGAATCACTTGTACCGTCATCACAAAATAAATCACGCATCATGCCACCAAAGTTGGCGTCTGGACCTTTGACGGCTTCCGCAGCGAACCTACCAACGGCCTCAAGTGCTTTACATAAAGCATTTTCAATTGTTAGTAACACTTTCAATAATAATGCTGTAATCACTCTAGTTATTAAATCTGCGACAGCATCTACTAATATATCTACCAATTTTCTAAATATAATTCCTGCTAGGCTTCTAATATTTGGCAATCTCGGAAGTTTGGGGAATGCAAGGCGACCTCCGTCCAAACATTGTTTAAAAGTTAGAGTGCTTAAGAATGATCTAACCGGAGGATAAATAAAATGAACATTTGGACAATCAAAAGATGCAATAATTCTTCCAATCAATTTGGCACCGGGAATCTTATCCAAGGCAGCGAATAGATCCTCGATTCCAACTAGAGACATAAACGCCTCAACATATGCATCAAATATCGCTCCTTGGACATTTCCAAGTGCTTTCCCAATAGAACCTTGGCGAACTTGCTCCGGATTAGAGACATCAACAACAATACCTGCTTCGATGCGAGCATCATTAATCATCTGCTGTCGCTCTTCGTCTGTCATGTTCTGCCATTGCTGAAGTTGCTCTGATGTCAATGATCCTTGAAGTTCTTTGCCTTTCGTCTCAAGTTCTTCTATTTTTTTATTCAAATCATCTTTAATTTGATTTGCAACCGTTGGTGCTTGCTCTGGTGTCTTGCCTGTCAGCGAAGAAACCAAAAACTGTTTGATATCATCATTAGCAGAAAACTGAATTGAGATTTGATCTATATTCTCGGGACTAAGTGTTGCCGGCTTTCTCGGACCATTTAATGAATTAATAGTTTGAGGCCCAACTATTCCATCTACGGTTAAACCTTTTGTCGTCTGATAATATTCAACGGCTAATTCGGTGACTGGTCCAAAACTTCCATCAACAGAAAAACGAGGATCTAAACCGGGTTCATTCGGTATTGGTGGTCCGAATTCTGCTATTAGGAGTTGTTGTAATATTTTCACATTATTACCAGCATCTCCTACTCTTAATGTAATTCCGGTTGGCAATTGAGTTGAACTTGCTTGTTGTTCTATTTCGCCAAGGAACTCTCTTAAAGCAGAAACAAAATCATCAAGTGCCGATACTTGTGTTTTATATTTTTCAATATTACCAGCATTTGAAGAAATATTATCAGACACAGACGACAATTGCTTTGCATCCATTTGTTGATCGGTTGTTACACGACCGGGTTGGTAATCTCTTTCCCATGGCGCCGGCATGTCTTGAAATTGTTGAGCGACATATTCTCGAATCTCGGCTTGCTTTCTTGGATCAAGACCAACAAGGAGTTTTTCCATTGCGGCTGGAGACATATTTGATATTGCGGCACGAACGATTTGATTAAGAGCGGTCCTTAAATCCATTCCGGACAATAAACATTTGATTGCTTTTTCGAGCAATTTATTGAAACCACAAATACCAAAGTTGTCGAAAAAGTTCTTTAATCGCTGTTTTGCGCCTTCGCCTTTCTTTCTTTTTCCGCCAATTCTTGATAAATTAAAACCAGACAAGCCATAGTTTGAAAATTCTTCTTCATTTAAGAACAAAGAGATAAGTGAATTCTCAAAATCGAAACCCTTAAGTGCTGCTTCTCGACCGTATGCAATGAAGGGGTTCTCTCCTCTTTCAGCGCCTCGAGATTGACGTCGTTCTGTTCTAGCCGCTCTAGCATCTGCTCTATAAAATTTATTGTCTTTTCGTCTTTGTTCTCGATTTTGCTTTCGTGCTTTTCTTCCGGATAGGATGCCATCCGCTTCTTTGTTGACCTGTTTTGTTTCTTTTCTTTTGAATCTTGCTTCGTCTTTATTATTTCTTCTTTGTTCGTTCTCGGCTTTTCTTTCTTCACGTGCTCGAGACCTAGCCGTACTTTCTTGAAGTTCTTGAAGTTCTTTATTGAGTTTATCTATATTTTCAATTGAGAATGTCTTATTTCTCTGTAGCGAATCAGCCTTACCGGTATCAGGGAAAGCGGTGGCTGCAATGGAATTCCCTTGCGAAACAATAGTTAAAGCATATTGTATTTTTTGTTCTAGGTCACCGCTTAAAAAATTCTCAACAGCATTAGTTACGCTTTCTGGTATATTTAATTCACTTAAGGCACCGGTGCCTTCGTCCAATAATGATGAACTTCCTAGGTCTTCTGGGAGGTTCATGGCCTCAAAAGATAAATCTACAATTTCGGAATCTGGTTTTGTTGGGATCGGTCCACCAAAAACATCTGCTGCAAAAGCGTCAACTTCGTATTGGTCTTGTAGTCGCTCGGCTTCAACGGCGGCGGCTTGGGCCTCTTGTTCGGCAATATCTGCATCTATTGCGGCCTGTTCTGCTGCTTGTTGTTCTGCTAATCCAATGATAAAATCTGTTGGTCTCCAATTATTTTGTTCAAAGAAAAAAGTCCAAAAACCAACAATTTCATTAAGTTCTTCACCAGCCTTATCTCTTTGAGTTACCCAGAAATCAATTTTTTCTTGTAACTCTATTTCTTTTTCAAATTTATATAACTCTTCTTCAAGATCATCAATTCCTCTTTCAATAGCAGCCTCGGCAAACATGAAAGCGCCGCCACTACTTGTTTTGTCTAAGTCTTCTTGAAGTTCTCCAAGGATCTGATCTTGTTGGAACTCTGCTTGTTCGTCTGACAAGCCAGATCTCGCTGCATCACCAGCAGCCCTTGCAGCATTTGCAGCGCCGGCTAAAACCTTACATGCATTCTGGTTCCATTTATATTCAATTGCTTCAAAGGTTGAAATAACCTGATCGAAGAAAAAATCACGAAGCCCTTCTGTCCCGCCGTTATTATCAACAATACAGCCAAGTATAGAAGTGGTGCCATCGGTCACGCTTGTTTCTGGTGAAGCATTTCCATAGTCAAGAGTTAGTTTTGGATATGTGTATTTAACCAAGAAGTCAAGCCAAGGAGGCGTCTCTCTTGCATTAAGATCACTGTCGATAGGATTTAGATTGGCTATATATCCCAACGCAGTTTCATTATTAAACGGTGCTTTGTATTTTCTCTTGTTTGCTTTGAGAGAATTTAAATTTATCCTTTCATACTCGGGGCAACTAAAGCCCATGACCTCAAGTTTCTTTATATAATAAGGGTTATTGCCTCTCTGCTTAAATGTTATTTTAATTTTGTCAACAGCGCGGTTGGTTCTACGATTTCTCAATTTGAAATCAGTTTGCGACTCAATTAGTGACTCAATTTCGTCAGCAATATCATTAATTTTATCAATATAGATCTTACAATAGAATGAGTTCTTATAAGACCCCTTGATTGGATCATTTTGAAAAGCCAATTTTCCTTTCTCGGATTGCCACCAATATGCTTGATACTTACTATAAACTCCAAGAACGTGCTTTAATCTTCGTATCTTGCCTTTAAACTTGGTACCGTCAATAATAACTTCTCTCTCACCAGATGTGTCAGATTCTTCTTCGTCTCCAGCAAGGCCTTCTGCGACTCTGTCAAAGATAAACGCTGGAATTACAACTTTGACCCAGATTGGTTCTCCGCCTTTTGGCGTTTGATACAAAGAAACCCAATAGTCATCGGCACGAGCATAAAGTTCAAGGGCTTCGGGGTTGAAGCCTTCAGCGTTTAGCCCATATGCTTCAATAAGTCCTTCGCTTAATGAATAAATATCAAAAACACCGTCAGTGACACTTTGAGTCACCTTCTCGATTAATTGTTCTGTATTTGCTCTATTTCTTCTTAATAATCTCTTAAGTTTTTGAGGATCATCGGCAAAGGCGAAGATTACTTGGTTTGATATTTCTTTTTCAAAAAATCGCAATAATTGATAGATTCCTGCAATCTTATAAGAATTCAAAACCTCACGAAGAGATTTGCCCGATTCTCTCATTTGAGATACATCGTAACTATCGCCGTTGTCATTTACATTGACTCTAACAACATACTCGCACCGTTGTTCGTCAAGAAATGGTTCCTCGGCTTCATACCAAGTAGGAACAATAGCATCGGGATTCGGTATGCAAGTAGGGCATATCTTCGGAGGTGGTCTCTCCGCAACGGTATCCTCACAAACGTCTTTTTGTTTGTTTAAAAACTTTGATTCATTAAGTGTTGTCATGTTATGTATATATTATCCGAAAGGAAATTTCTAGCGCCCTTAACTGGTAGTAAATCATTGAAATCAAATGCATTAAATTCGGCCAACGTAAGATTTAAATTGGTCCAAGTGTGATTCCATTTTGCCTTTTTGCCTTTTAACAAATCAACTTTTAAAGCAGTGTCTAAAAGAAATTTCGGCCCAGATGTAATTCCACGTAAAGGTTGGGGATCATGTCTATGAATTGCAAGAGCATTGTTAATTCTGTTTGTTCTTTTATTGAGATCTTCAACTGCGGTGCAGATTTGTTGTATGAGTGTGGTTAACTCAGAGAGATATTCTGCTAGATGATTTCCAAGCACCGCTGGTTGAAGATTGTTTTCGTCTCCTGCAATGAGATCAATGCGGCCTCTCATATCAAGTTCGCCTGTGGCAGAGTTGGTTTCTTTTTTGATTGAACTTGTTTTCGTTGGTCCAGCATAAATTTTAACCGATTCTCTTGCAATAATTCTTGTGTGATCTGCTTTCAAAGCGATTGCGGAACGATCATCAGCGCTTCTATTCTTGCCCGGTGGCAATCCAAAGTATGCATCAATGTTTCCTCTTTGCGTAATGTAGAGCGTTGCTGCATCTGTGATTAAATTCGGTCCTGTCTCGAGACCGTCAGATGCGTTCTCATACGCAGCGGCAAGACCTGCAATCATATGAATTCTTCCGCACTTACCGCCGAATGCACCTTTACCAGAACCTAGCGAATATGGTCTGTCCCGACCGAGAATAACAAAAGCATTGTTATCTCCGGCGATCACTGTTTCACATGGGGCCGACTCATAGATTGGAACACATTCGGCAAGCGGTGTGTGGAATGGTCCAGTAAACTCTCCCGAACTGATTATTTCTTTAATGCCTTGATCCGTAAAGGAAAGGCATTGAACATCAATTGGTTTCTTTTGTGATTTAAGATCTCCTGACATTAGTATTGTCCTATTGCTTTAGCGTTGATTGAAATATGGAAATGTTCACCAGAAAACGTGGTTCCTTTTGTTTTTCTCGCTTCTCTGTTGCTGCTATATTTTGTGCTCAACAGTTCCCACTCAAAGTTAGAGAATTTTCCAGCGTTCTTAAATTCCAAGGCTAAATTTTCTAACGCCACTCCCTGATCATAAGTTAATTTGCTGGTTTTAAAATCAATACCTAATCCTTTAAGGTGGGCGCTTCCAAGACCGGAAGATTTTAATTTAGGTACATTCCTCTCAATATTACCCGGAATATCGTTTGGGTATGTTACATAATTATTTAGCATTTCAGTTCTTGTTTTGTTGGTTCCATAAGTTTTTCTATACCAATCTTGGCCGCCGTTTTTCTGCACGTTTGTATGTTCAATTCTAACCTGCGCTCCGTATGTTCTTAAAGTACTGGTTGTAACGAGATCGATTGATTGTCTTTTTTTAAATTCTGATATAAATTCATTAATTATTGTCTGTGCTGGTGCTGACAAATCTGTAATTGCACTCGTGCTTCTATCTTCAAAATCACCATTTTGAGATATCGATTGGTTTTCAAACAAATTTGAGACCTGTCCTGTAAAGTATTTTGCAAAATTAGAATACCTACTGTCAGATAATCTGGTGACCTTTGTATATCTTAAGCCTCGCATTCTACCATGGTCTGCTGTTTGCGGGCCCTGATCTGCAAACTTTAGTTCGACCGTGCATCCTGCTTGGAACTTGGGGTCCGGTTCGGAAGAATATAAAGCAGAATCGGGATATGCAGTGTAGCACCCACCAATCAAATTATTCAGCAAGTTTATTTTTTGTTGCTCGTCGGTTACTTTGTTTAAAAGATCAAAGTCAAACATGTGATCGTCAAGATCTTTGATGTAAACCTTAACTGCAACAAAACGATTAACGGTAGATCCATTAGTCGTCTCACCGGATGTTCCGGCTGGGTCATTCATTACAATACCTTCGAATGTTGTTTTCCCAGCAAGTTTATTTCTTCCGAATAACTTCTCTAACTTAATCTCTTCTTCAAGTTCATGCCTTGCGATTCTATCCTGAATTGCATCAAAAAACTTTACAAAATAATTACTCATCGTCTTTGCCGGAGATCAAATCAAATAAATCTTTTTTATCATCATCGGTCAGTCCAGCCTGAGCCTTTTCATTCTTAGACATAAGGCCCGCTATTTTAACCAATTGTTCGTTGGAGCGTTGAAGGGTCTCAACATATTTTGACATAATAATGCCAACTTCTCTATGTCTTGCCTCATCAACAGCAACATATTTGATTGCATCATTAAGAAGTTCTTTTGTTACTTTTCGATCTTCTTCAATGTTTTTTAGGGCATCATCGATGCATTTTTCAAGTTTTTTACTCATAACCTAATTAGTTTTATTTTAAATTTTACCGTTATCCCAGTCGACTCTGAAGTCTCTGTACTTTTCTCGCATCTTGTTCAACTGAGTTACGATCTGCTTTGTATTCAAGCCCGTGAGTTCTCTTAAATAGAGGTACACTGCTTTTTTATTTAAAATGTCAATTTCATCTGCGGAAGACAAAACAATCTTTATAGCCTCGTAGACTTTCTTCTCATTATCTCGCATGTCATCCGTACCCCATGCTTCAATCTCTTCCCACAGTTTTCTCCAAAAATCTTCTTTCTCTCGCTTTGAAAGATAGTTCGACTCTGGCTGAACTTCTTGCTCGTAGACTTCTTTTGCCACAAGGTCATACTCGATCTCTCGCTGACATCTTTTGGTTTGCTTCTTTACTTTGTGAATAAACCAATTCTTGGTTACCACACTAAAGTACGAAAATGCTTTGGATCCTTTGTTTGGATCAAACTTATCTAAGATGGTAACAAGCCACGCTTTGCATTCTGCTCTTAAATCATCGATGTTAGCAAGCGAGGTAAAATGATATGAATAAACAATCTTATCTACCATCTCGTTAAATGTTGGTTGAATAAAACTAACGTAGAGTTCTGATTTTCTTTCGTTACAATTGCTAGAGCAATATTCAACTATTGCCGCCTCGTGTACCTCCGTAAAATACATTCTCTTCGTTGACCGCCTGCGGCCCCGTCTCTTCTTCGTCGTCATAAGACTCTTCATCCTCTTCACCGACCTCAATGGGTTCGGTCATTAAATAAATATCGCTATAGTCCTCCAGTACATCTAGCAATGATTTTGTATGTTTGATTAAAAACTGCATTGTCTCATCTCCGTAATACATCTCGAGATTAAACAAGCGTTGCAAGTGATTGCGATATGTGGTCAAAAGATCCACTAAATCGGTAAGATTTTGAGATACAAACAATACCTTAGCGAGTAGTCTACTTATGTACCACAAAGCCAAAAAGTTGCCTATAATCGATAAAAATAAAGCAATAATAAGCCAATTAACTAGGGTCATCTATTCTTACCTTCTTCATTTTCTTTAATAGTTGCCTATTCTCTTCAATTGCATCAACGACTCTTGATCTTGCATTTGAAGAATCTTTTCGTTGTTCTGGTTTTTGAATCAATTGCGGAATACGAACAAGAGGCCCAGCACTAGAGCATTCGAGACACTCATCTTGTATCTCAGACATTCCATGACGGACCTCAAATTCGCCTCCGCAGGCATCGCAATGATAATAATAACGAGGCATTATTGGACAGATGTCTCGATAGTTTCGCCTTCCGGCATCTTAACAACCGGAGGATTCATTACGACGAGTTGATTTGTGTCATCAACTTGGATCTCAAAACCTTGAAGAACCGGAACGATATCCGATTGCTCGAGGAGAGACTTTTGCAGTGCCATCATTAGAGCGCCGATGGCTTGGCTTGATAGAGTGTAATTCATTCTTCACTTCCTATTGGTTTAATTTCGTCACATGTATAGAACGTGACCATCTTTCTTTTTAAATTGTAGACTCTGTTAAGAACAATTCCATTCACCGTTATAAATCCTAAATAAACTCCAATCGATTCTCTGTATAAGAACGTGATTTGAACTAGTTGTCCTTTTTTGTACATTACTCATTATCATCTAATTTGTCTAATTCTAAATTGAATGTTTTGATCATTCCCAAAACTGCTGATATTTTATAGATTCTTGTGCTCATTTCAAAAATGTCTGAATTTACATTATGATGAATGCCTAATCCTTCGTTGTCAATTTTCTTTATTAACTCTTTGCATTTTTTCTCTAATTCTACCAACCAGTTTCTTAATTCTTTGTTTTTCTCAACCGTAAATTCAAATTCTGTCATTCTACCATCTGAAATTATTCTTGTAATGTTTTACAAGTTTTGCAATTTCCTCATCAAAATTCTTTTTTGGCTCCCAGCCAAGTGCTCTAAGTTTATCATCATTAAGAGCATATCTGACATCTTGACCGACTCTTTTGTAACCCAGATCAACATAGTCCAGATAATTACGTCCATCTTCGAAAAAGTTCTCAATAATCTTTCTGACTGTTTCTTTATTTTTCTGTTCAAAACCACCGGCAACATTGTAAATTTCATTATAAGTACCCGACTGAATGATCGAGATAACAGCCTCTGCTGTGTCATCAGAGTGAAGCCAGTTTCTTACAGGTTCCCCTTCATCATGAAGTCTAATTTTCTTTCCACGCTGAAGCATCTTGACAGAAATAGGAATCAATTTTTCTGGGTATTGGCCTTTGCCATAATTGTTAGTTGGTCGCAGAATAATGTATTTCATGTCATAAGTTCTAGCCCAAGCAAGAATAAACATATCAGCGGCGGCTTTTGACGCAGAATAAGGGTTAGAAGGTTTTAAAATATCGGTCTCAATGTGTTCGCCTTCTACGATATCGCCATAAACTTCATCTGTGCTGAAGTGGAAGAAAATAGGCTGATTGTCAACATTCTTTGGCTTCTTGCGTATTAGGTCTAATAGATTTTTAACACCTACGACATTTGAATGAATAAAATCTTCTGATTCGATAATACTGTTGCCGACGTGAGATTCAGCAGCGATGTTGATTATATAATCACAATCAGGCAAATAAGAAACATTTGCAATATCTTCCTCGAGAAAATCAAAGTTTTCATATTCACAAAATTCATAATAAGAATCCATGTTGGCTGCATATGTGCATTTATCGATTCCGTAGACTCTCCAACCTTTTTGAAGACATTTGCGGGTTACATATGAGCCAATGAGGCCAAGGCATCCTGTAATAACAACTAATTTCATTTATTCATCCTAAATATATTTTGCATTTGTATAATCTTTTTGAAAATCCATAATTTTAAGAACTTCAACAATCTCATTAACACCCTCTTCTAGGGTAATCTTAGTTTTAAAACCGAGTTTACCAATTTTGTCGTAACTAACAATATAGTTTCTTTTATCGGCATCCTCTCCAATTTCCTCAAAATGAACGAATGCACCCGTTTTATCAACAATCATTTGGCAAACTTCTTGTTTACTATGATTCATTGATTCGTGACCAACATTATACACATTGTTAACCATCTTATCAATATTATTGATTGCAAATACAAATGAATCTGCAATGTCAGATACATGTATAAAAGTTCTCATAAAATGCTTTTCATACACAACAATATAACCATCTTTTACACATTTATTAGAAAAATCGTTGACTAGCAAATCCATTCTCATTCTTGGAGAAGTGCCAAATGCAGTAGCAAATCGATAAGCAACCACATTGCCTCTTTCTAGCAAAATTCTTTCTGCCTCTGTTTTTGTTTCACCATAAAGGCTAAGTGGATTAAGCGGACTTTCTTCAGTGCATATGTCTTTGACAGTTCCATAATTACTTCCTGTTGATCCATAAAGGATTATCTGATCATCCGTACATGCATTAATAAGGTTAATTGTTCCCTGAACATTGATATCTTTCGCTGCTTGAGGGTTAAGTCTGCACGCCGGAAAGCCAACAATGGCCGCTAGGTGAATAATAACATCCTTTCCTTTAACTGCTTGTTCTAGGGCTTCTTGATCTCGAATATCGCCCTTAATAAAACTAAAATTTTTATTCTTAAAGAAAGGAATAATAGGATTGCCGCCATGAAGCAGAATATCAAAAACAGTAACTTCATGCCCTTCTTCTAATAATTTTGGAATTAATGTGGTACCGATAAAGCCTGCGCCACCTGTAACTAAAATTTTCATCTTTCTATATCTCCTTTAATCCATTGATAAAACATAACCCAATCGCTTAACTTTGCTTTTATTGGGTCACTAAATGCTGCTGGTTCATTTTTTTCAAAAAAGTAGTGCCCTGACCAAGCAAACGGGTACACAACAAAAGGAAAGCCCAATAATAACCATAAATTAATTTTTACAGCAGCAATTATATATATTATTGTCGCTATTTGTCCTAGGACATGCAACCTACGACACCAAAGATTTTGATGTAATGTTAAGTAGTGCTTATAGTATTTTTGAAAACTCATCTATAAATCCTTCTAAAACATCAAGTTCTTCATCAGTAATCAGGTGATTGTTGCCAATAAAAAATCCATTATTGTGAAGAAAATCCACATTTGGAAGCCATTCAATTTCAATTGAATAATTTTTCAAAAATGGTTGCTTTAATAGATTACCACTACATAGCGGTCTAGTTTCAACATCTCTTACATTTAGAAATGATTCCAACAAATCTTTTTGTTCTTTTGTCTTACAAATGAACGGAAGACAAAAACTACTATTACCATCTGAACTCGGAATATGAAATGAATCATATTTACCAATCATTTTAAGAAAGCGATCATAAACTTCTTGTCTTCTGTTAATTGCATCATCGAGCCCTTCTAATTGAGATTGACCTAAAACAGCATTAAGTTCCATGCTTCTAAAATTAAACCCATCAGTAATGAACAAGAATTGTGGATGAATATCTGGGTATGTTTTTTTATACTCTTCGTATTTTTCAGGCAATGATTCTCTTGCCATTCCATGGCTTCTTTTCATTTTCAATATATTGTATAGTTCAAGATCGTCAGTACAAACGAATCCACCCTCTACAGTTGTCATATGATGACCAAAATAAAAACTAAATGTAGAACCCTCTGATAGTGTTCCAGTTGTTTTACCTTTATATTTGGCACCATGTGATTCACAAACATCTTCTATGTAAATAATGTCAGGAAATATTTTTCTATATTCATCCATATCGGCTGCGATACCAAACAAATGAGTAATAAAAGCCATCTTAATATCCGGATGTTTTTCTTTTAAATACTTTAAGTGTTTAAGATCAAATCCAAAATTACTTTTATCAACATCGCAAAAAATAGGCTGCATTCCTAGTTGAATAATTGGAGAAATATTGGTAACCCAAGTCATTGCTGGGACTAAAACTTTATCACCATCTTTTAAACCATATTTCTCTTTAATTGCTGAAACTAAAAGTAGATTCGCTGTCGATCCAGAAGAAACAAACAAAGAATATTTGCAACCTAACCAATCACTCCATTGTCTTTCAAATTCCTTCACTTGAGGGCCATTTGTAAAACGATTGGTATTCATGATAAAATCAACCATTCTTTTTTTATCTTTTTCTGTAATACAGTCTTTCATAAGTGGCCAAAACATTAAACACCTCTCTCTTTAATTTTGTTATAAACCTTCACTACGCCATCTGAAAATTCAGTGAATTTAAAATCAGCGATATTATTAAGCATTTTTAAGTTACTTACATCTTTCCTGAACTGCCCATCAGGTTTTGTGCTATCATACTCAATGGTCCAATCTTTTTTGTTTAACGCATCAAGTGTCATACGTGCCATTTGATCAATGGAATAATTTTGATTTGTTGGTGCAACATTAAATGACTCTTTAATATCATTATCCATGACCAATTTTATTACTTTGGCTAGGTCCCCAGAATACATAAATTGCCTTAATGGTGTACCTGAGCCGAATAGCGTAATACTTTTTTCATTATTATTTTCTGCTGTAATGATTTTATTTATCAAGGCAGTGACAAAATGCATTTTATTAGAATCATCAAAATTATCATACTCTCCATATAGGTTACATGGAATTAGATAATTGTAATCACAGCCTAACTGCTGATTATAAGCCTCAATTTGTACTGCCATACATCTCTTAGTATATGCATAACTAAAATTTGCTTGAGCAGGTGGACCTTTATGAACATCTTCTTCGGTTAAAGGGTAAGTTTCTACAACATTTGGATACATACAGGTTGACAAAATTGAAAGAAATTTATTTATTTTATTATCTCTCGCAGCCTTTAAAACATTTGTGTTCATTGCTATATTAAGATCATAAAAATCAGCAGGAAACTTCATGTTTTGCAAAATACCGCCAACTTTAGCAGCCAAATGAATAACTGCTGTTGGTTGATATTTTTTCATCAATAGATCAACTTCTTTGTAAGATGTTAAATCACAATCAGCGCTTGATAAATAAATATAATCCGGGGCGATATCTTGTAAATGTCTGCCTACCATTCCAGATCCACCAGTCACTAGTACAGTCATTAGTCTCTAACCTCATACATAAAGAGATCATCATAATCAAAGCGCAATTGATCTATTACTGGTTTTGTCTCACGAATTACAACATTGAAGCCTTTTTTTGCTATGGCAACAGCGAAGGCTAATTGTTGTGATTCTTCAAGTATTACAGTGCCGGGCTTATAAGTAACAGTTTCAATTATGACATCTTCATCAATAGAATTATTTTTAACAAATTGTTCTACTTGAAAATCCAAATGTATTTTATTCATATTGTCAGTTGCAACACTAATAGGTGCAGGTCTACCAACATCATTTGCAAAAATTGCAAGGGCCCTATTATCTCTTGGAAAGCATGGGCCACCATATCCAAAACCATAATTAATATATTTTAGCCCTACCCGCGAATCAGATCCAATGGCATGAAGTATATTGTGTGCAGGCAAATCATTAGCAGCAGCAATATCGCCAATCATATTAGCAAAAGAAATCTTTGTAGTTAGAAAACAATTCAAAGAAATTTTACATATTTCCGCTTCTGTCCGAGACATTCTGCAAATCCTAGGATTACTATTAGTCATTCTAATATACGCCTCTTCTAGCAGATCTCCTGCTTCTTTATTGCCTTCGCCAATTAGAACCATATCTGGGCTTAACTGGTCTCTTAAAATTGTTCCCTGTGCGATAAACTCAGGATTGTATGTTACAATGTAACCGTAATCTTTAAGCGCTTCCTGTACAGTATCACAATACGTTGGCATAGTAGTACAGCAAACAACAAAATGCTTGTTGTTTTGTACACCAAGTTTCTTAATGTTTTCTATTACAGACTCAACTTGTGTATGATCATATCTTCCATTTTGTAATGATGGGGTCGCAACAACGACAAAAATAAGATCAGAATGATCAACAGTTTCTTTTAAGTCAGTAGTTGCCTTAAAATTGACAGATTTGGCTAAGTAATTTTCTACATTTTGCTCTGGACTTTTAAGTGTCTTATTATTTATTGAATCAACATAATTTTGATTAATATCAAGTCCTACGACATTATAACCGGCGCGCTCAAGTGTTAACGCAAAACACAGACCAAGTTTGCCAATTCCAATTACAGAAATATTATTCATTGCTGTTCTCCAATGCTAGATAATTTAAAAACTGGTATTGGTTCCATTTTGTGCTTATTACTATTGTGAAATTTATTATATATATCTAATACTTCTTGTTCTCGTGCTGAAAGATCGACATCTTTTTCAGATGCTAAATACTCCATGGCCCATTCTAATTCTTCATACGAAGCGCCAATCTGTTCTTCATCAGTTCTAGAATCTTCCCACAAACCATCAGTTGGTGGAGCCTCAATAATCTCATTCGGGATTCCCAGATGAACCGCCAAATTACGAACTTGGGTTTTTGTAAGATCAGCAATAGGGCTTATGTCCACACCACCGTCGCCGTATTTAGTATAAAACCCGACACCAAAATCCTCTACTTTATTTCCAGTCCCAACTACCAAAGCATTATTAGACCCTGCTATGTAGTACAAAGTGACCATTCGCAACCTAGATTTACAATTAGCATCAGCAAGTTTGCTATCAAATTGCTGATCAGTCATCTGGTTCTTGAACAAATTGTATACATCACTAAGTTCAATGTATCTCTTTTCTACATTAGAAAAATTATTTGTCAGCCAATTACATTGCAAATTCGACAAATTAGTATTTTCGTCTTTTGAATTGATTGGCATATTTATCACTACAGTTTTAAGGCCTGTCAAAGAGCACAAAGTTGATACAACTGCTGAATCAATTCCTCCTGATACACCCACAACCAAACAATTAAGACCACTGTTGTCTGCATAATTCTTGATCCAAGAGACAATCTCATCTTTTATTAAATTCATATAAGTCTCCAAGTTTTGGGATAGAATCCCCATCTTTCTCTACCATCGGGTGGTACAGTATAACTCTTTGGGGCTACAACAATCTTATCCGGATTATCGTTCAAAAGAGCAGCCCACCAACCAAAAGAAGTCATGTGGCAGGTAATGTTATGATCACATTGTCTCATGATTTCAAAATCAACAATATCGGTATTTCCTTCACAAAAAATGATATTATCTTGTTTGAAATTTGATTTGCACCACTCGATATCAGACTGATTGTGTGCATCACCTTTGCGACTACCTCCAGAAAAGACTAAAAACTTCACATTTTTATTTGAAAATAGTTCCAATGCAGGATAAAGGTATTTACCATAATCACTATCTTCGGTCAAAACATCACCTTGTCCGTAAAAATTAACATACTCAGGATTTGTTCCATCTGAGTTATCTCCTCTACGTACATGAATAGAAACTATTTCAGAATCATCTTTGATGCTTTCAATATAATTCTTTGCTTCTTCAACGATAGATTCTTTTAATTTAAACTCGTTCCTTATTGCATCAACATGTTTTGCAAAATAATTATAATTTTGAAAAAATCCATGAAAATCTGTATTATCTTTTGCGCTAAATACTTCAGGCCAAAATGATGTGTGATTTGGTTCTACGAACTTATATCGTATATTCTTAATGTCTTCTTCGGTCAAATAATCGCAACTTAAATTGAATTTATTTAAATAACACTTTTGGTTCTGAAATGTAATCTGCTCAGGGTTTGGTATTTTTAATTCATACCCTGTTTCAATAGCAACAGACTTGATCATAGCGTATTGAAAAAGTTGATTGCCAAGTCTACCGTATTTACCAAGTTGACTAAATGTAATCAATCTACTACCTCAATATCTTTAAACAAAGGAAATTCTCTAAGGTCTCGATAAAACGGTTGTTCTGGTAGATCGGGCATGTCATCAGGATAATTCTGCATTAACATCAAGCCTCTTGCTGCTTGTTCTGGCGACATATAAGCATTCCATCCATTAAGTTCAATACTGTCTTCATGGTACATTACTTCACCACGGCCTTCGTATCGCATCTTGCGAAACCACTTTACTGCTTCTAAGTTATCAGTCAGAATCATACCGCCTTTACCAATCTTGAGATGCTTTTTAATATGAAATGAAAGACACATCATTGAGCCGGGAATGTACATATTTGAAGTCAAGCGCTTGGCTGCGTCCCAGATTGGGTATGGTTCAAGTTGATAAACTCCCTGCCATCTGTAATCTCGAAACTTAACAGTGCCGCCGGCATGCATAATTGATTGAGGTACAGATAGGTAAGTCCTCGCTGGGATAGTAACATCGGCAACATTGTGGTATTGACAGCACAATAAAAGCGCGTCAGTGCAATTGTCCACAGATACAGCATAAGGTGCGCCACAATAATCAGCGACTGTCTCTTCAAACATTTTAACAATTTTATATGGATTGTGCCTCATAATAACTCCTTGCTGATATTTTCTACAAAATAATCAAAAGTAAATGGATTCATTATTTGATGAAAACAATTATAATATAAGCCCCATGTCATTTTTTCAAATGTTAAATCTTTAATTTTTGATTTATGTTCAAAACTTTTCATTTTTTTCTTTGAGATAATGCTTATACATGCATCTGGTATAGAGAAAACTGTGTAATCTGTGTTGCTTCTGTACCATGCTACATTCTTCCATACATCTCCGTTATAGCCAACCGGTTGATTTTTCTTAGTATTCTCATGCCATTTTAAACGTTCTTTTTCTTCAGAACAAATAACATCATTTAAAATTTTTTCAAAATCGCTATATAATATTTTTTGCGAACTTTCTTTATTGGGGCAAGTATCGTGTAACACCAATAACCCATTATCATTTAAGATTTTTAAACTATCATGTATTTCTTGCTGCACAACAGGAAAAAGATGTATTGCATCAATGAATATTAAATCGTATGTATTATTAAAAAAATACTCATTCATTGAAAAAAACATTTGTGATGTCATTCTGTGAGTTATGTTTTCTGATGCACCGAATGGATCAATTCCATGTTTTAATTTTACATTTTTAATATGATCAAATGTGTGGCCCTGATCTACGCCTAATTCAAGATAATCACATTCTTTAATTTTAGTGATTTCATTAATAACATGTTTAGGATCGTATTCATAAGGCTTTTCAAGACTATAGGTTTTACTAAAATGAAACCCTTGTTCTTCTTCAGTAACATTGGGCATAAGAAACCTAGCATGTATAAGATTATAATTCATATTTACCTTTTCTTTATAATATAACACATTTTTATATGTTTGTCAAGTTTTATTTTAAATTTATTTTTGCGAGACCAAAACCAGCAATACCGTATCTGTTTCCATTATAGAGCATGTATAGGGTATCTTTGTGCTTAAAAATATATGGATAACAAACCATTTCAGAATCCCAACCACTATCAGAGACTGTTAAATTACTTTGTTTACAATTCCATTTTGATCCATCTTCACTGTGAGCATAACCGATTCTATATGGTGTTCCATCACCGCTTCTATAAGAATACCACATTCTGTAGCCAGATTCATCACAACAAACAGATGGTTTTGAAAACGCTTGGGCCTTACCAATTTCATAAGGAATATCAATCCCATGAAAAGTCCAATTTTTCATATCACTTGAGGTTGCTTTTTTGATTACATGTATCATCTCACCATTAGAAGAAGACCAATCAATAGTAGAACCATACCACATATGATACTTTTCGTTCTTATAAATTACATGAGGATATGACAAACTTATTTTATCTTCTTCGTTTACTCCAAGTAGTAAAGTTACGTCTTTTGTATCTATATTAACCTTTCCTATATCTCCTCTCCAGTGTTTATCTTTTTCCTGTTGCCATCCCATAAAGCCAATGTATGTTTGATTTCCTTCAAGCCAAAAGTTTCCAATTGTTATTCCATGCGAATAGAATGTGTTTTCTTTTGGAGTCAAAATAGGCTTTTTGTGATCATTAATAATAGTTTGTCTTACAATATCATAATCAACATAAGAAATAGAAGATCTATTTTTTATGTCTCGACCGGAGTAGAATATTCTGTATATGTCTTCTTTTAAATGCATTGCCAAAGGGTTTGATGCGTGCGAAAGAAGATTTTGATTATCATTATTTACAGAATAAATGAGGCCCAATTTTTGCCATTTTTGTTCTTTCATATTACAATTTAAATGTATTGCTTAATCTATCTAGTTTTCTACTTTTTGCAGGAACATACACAGAACCGGGATCCGTATTTTTGGTTATTACAGCACCAGCGCCTATCAATGTTTCCTTCCCAACGTTGACCATGTGCCCTATTGTACTATTGACACCAATAAAACAATTGGATTCAATGGTGCATTGGCCTGATACAACTACATGTGAACTAATGAAGTTATGAGATTTTATTGTGCTATGATGCCCAATATGATTACCACTCCATAAAATAACATTATCTTCTATGGTTACAAAAGGCTGAATTGTATTATCTTCAAAAATGAAGCAATTTTCACCAATAGGGTATTTTGTCAAAATATTGCAATGGGAACTAATATATGACGGAAGTTTATATCCTTTGCCTTTTGCTTCATGAAAAATCCTTTCTCTTAAATGATTTAAATCAGTATAACTAACTGCAATATGCATGTCATATTCATGTGGACTATATAATTCCTCTATTTTCGAAAAAGGAACCATTGGTAAACCAAGATAAGTGTCTGAATTAATATAATTATCATCTTTTGTAAAACAAACAACGTCGTATTCGGAGTCGTCAGAAAAATATTGATATGCTATTTCAGTGTAAAGACCTTCGCCAAAAATAATTAATTTTTTATTTTTCATATATTTACCTCTTTGTTATTTCAATTATTATAGAATATTTTATTTTTGTTATTTCTGAAAAATTAAAAACTCTGGCCACACAACCTAATTGTTCTGCTTTATTAACGATTGATTTAATACACTTATTGGGAGGAGGATTGTTTGTTTGTTCATAGCAACCAACATCTTCAATTATAATCTTTCCACCTTTTTTAATTTTAGACAAATATTTTTCAATGCACATTAACTGATCTTCTAAAATATGAGATGCATCATCAATCAAGTAATCAATTGATTCATCCTTAAAAAAGTCTATAATGTTATCATCGTATCCATTTCCTTTTATAAAGTGACAATTATCCAGTTCTCCAATCGATAAATCATATCTGCCCCAACCAAGTTCTGGGCCATGATTTCTGCCGTTTATTAGAATATCTGCTATATCAATTCCAAAAACTTCAGATTTATAAAACCAATCTGCGAACATGGCTAAATCACACCCATCTCTTACACCTATTTCGACAAAATTTAATTCTTCTTCTCTTTTATCACAAAACTCATCAGCATAATAGTTTGATATATATTTATGATAAAGTTCTTTTGTTCCATCAAAATTCTTTTCTTTAATAAAATTTATAAATTTGTTAGACACAAATCACCAATTAAAATATTTATTTGTTTCGTCACCTAGATTAAAAAACATATCTAAAATACTGACGTGATGACTGAAGCCTTTCCACATTTGCTTGTACTCGGGAAAATTTTCTAAATCATAATAAGTTAATTTGATATTATTTTCATCAAATAAACTTTCCTCCATATATCCTTTTGCGGCAGGGCCTGTAAAATATTCATCTGCTTCTAAATCTTTACAGATATTTATTAATTTACCGGTTTTACCACCACGAATATCGAAGTCACGCGAATCTAGAACTTCTATTTTTATATCTAAAAGATTAATACATTCTTTCAACATAATACGATTTATATCAGATAGGTACTCATATTTTGGAAGTTGTTTTAAATAAATGTCCTCAAAATATTTTGAATATTGTTTAAAGCACGGCGCTTTTTTATAATTTTCTCTGATTTTATTCCAGTGATCAATCGGCCATTGGTTATTCTTTACTTTTGCTTCATTGACTTTTTGGTCAAACTTTCCCTTAACATCAATAGGAATTGTAAGCCATGTTGGGCCCTTTTGAGTAATAATTTTATTTCTGTTTCTCCAATCTCTTCTAGTATATTGAGCGTTATCATATAATATTATATGAGTTGCCTTTTTCATGGTGGTGAAATACCCTTTCCATGGGACATAGTTAGATTGAGTAATTATTATTTTATTATTCATTTAACAACCTATTTAAACGATAATTTCTAAAATCATCTACACTTAAAAACTCTTTACTTTCAAACCCTAAAAGTCTACTCAGTTTTGCATCTTTTGGCTTGTTGTTTAAATAGTTAGGGTAATTGATTTGCTGTTTGATAAATGGTAAAGTGTACATATTATTGATACCACATCTAGAAAAACCAGTTGTATTAATTCCTGCTTTATGATAAACCATAGAATCGAAAATAATAAGTGAACCTGCTTTTACATTGGGCACAATGTGTTGATCTGTTAAATCTAATTTTTGTTTTTTGTGGCTTCCAAGAATAAAACTGGTTCCGCCATTAAATTCATTGTAGTCGTCTAAACAATAATATAAATTGATTGCCAGAGGCCTTGAGGATACAAATTCTTGATGTATGATGTCACGGTGATAAAAAGATTGATGATGATCCTGATTTTTTGGAATATAAATTGCGTTCTGTAAACTTAAAATGGCATGTTTTCCCAATATAGAAGAAACTATATTCATAACAAAATTATTGTAAAATATATCTTTAAAGCACCAATCATATAAAAAAGGAGATCTTATTGTGTTGTTTTCTCCAATTAAAGTCAAATTTTCAATGCCAAAAGAATTAACTTGTTTTTCATATATTTCAAGTATCTTTTTTTTCAATAAATGGCACTCGTCCAATTGAAGAACATTTGGTATAATTTGAAATCCATCATTGTAAAATTTATTAAAATTCATTATAACTAACAACCTTTAAAAAACAAATTCCATTTTTTTGCTAATTTATCAGAATCCATAATACTTTTATATGTTTCGTGCATCTTGAGGCACATATTTTTGTGTTCTAGATTGTCTAGAGTTAATAATAAATTCAATTTTTCTGCAAATATAGCAGTATCATATGTTGGTATTAGGGCACCGTTAATATCGCTTACAAAGTCAGATGCATTGCAATTATCAAATGATATTATTGGTGTTCCCAAGGCAGCACTCTCATAAGTAGTTCGAGGACCTGCGTCACTAATCGTAGTAGAGCAATATAGATCGGCTGATGATAAAAACTTGTTGTATTCTTCCTCATCAAGTAAGCCAGTATAATGATGCTTAATTCCTAATGCATCAAGTTCAGACTTAAATTGATAATTATTGTGTTTGGCACAGATAATTAAGCATATATTTCCTAAATCGAAATTATATTGTTTTTTTATTATTTCTAATGATTTTAATAAATAATTAAACCCTTTTCGTTTCATATTAAGATAATATGCAGACCACATAATAATTTTTTGTGGATTATGATTCAACACTCTACAAACGTAATCTCTATTACTTTGCTTAATATCCCATAAAGAATCAAACTCTTCAACAGTTTCGAGATTCTTTAAAGGTATCATTATTTTTTTAACGTTTTTAAATAAATAACTCTCGTTGGATTCTAGAAGAGAAAAAGAATTCCCAACATTGAGATACAAAGAATTTATATTGTTTTTAACAAAGCGTTTTATTTTATTAAACCTTAAACTTGGTGCATCTTTATCTATTCTGGTATTTTCAGGCAACATCGGACAACTAGAATCACATCCGGCCTCTTTTTTGTAAAGTTCACAATTATATTCTTTTGGATAAGAGCACAAACCAGTCCATGTATTATTAACAGCAGAAATAATAAGTATTTTAGATTCAAAATGATTTGCAACTTTTTCTAGAATATTAAGATCAATGTCGTTTACATCAGTTATAACTAAAAATTTGTGTTTTGGCAATTCTTTTATTACACTATCAGAAGCCATTTTGTAAAATAAATCTATATTATTTTTAAAAAAATTTCTCCACGTACCAGCATTATTGTCATCAATAAAGGAAGGGCTAATTTGGTGGGATAGTTTTAGATTACCACCTGATTTTGATATGTTAAAAACATCTATATTGTTAGTAAACTTACTATTATTTGTGTTTAAAAAGATTGATTTTATCTCCAACTTGTTTCTAAAAAATTTAAACATTTGAAATAAACCGTGCGAATCTTTGCCCTCATTGTGATCAAAAGCGCTAAAAAATACAACATCAACATCTTTCAAGTCTTTAGCAGAAGTCACTATTCCTTCTCCAAAATATAATATTTTTTCTTAAAGCCACACTTCTCAAATAATTTAAGAGACGCTTCATTTTCAATTTTAACTTTGGCTTCAGAATCTGGATAATAATCCATAATCGTATTAATCATGAAAGTAGCAATCCCTTTGCCTTGAAAGTTAGGGTGAGTGGCAACTCGAATATCTTTATTTATAATTCCAACATAGCCAGCAGGCTCGTCTTTGTATAGACAGATAAAAAAACAATCACCCCACGCTTGCATATATGCTTGGTGAAATTCTTTTTCAATATATTCTTGTTGAACGAATCCTTCCCGGACACCATCCATGTTTCTAAGTTCTCTTATGAACTCCCAGTATTGTTTGCTGTTTTTAATTAAGACCATATATCCACCTGATTCCCGAAAGGATTTCTAGAGTTCATCCAATATGATGTTAAATAACCTCTTGTATGTTTCCAACCTTCCAAGCCAAGCAAAGGATTTAGGCAAGATCCAATATCAAGAAAAGTATTATTATTATTGTCCTTGAAGGCCTCATAAATTACATAATTCGAAAGCGATGCAGCAGAGCACAAAACAATTGCATTATTAATAGAGTTTTTAGCAATATATTCTTTAACGACCTCAGATGTATTATAGTCATTTATCATACAATTTGATCCGATTATGAACGACTTTTCAACAGTAAACGGCAAGTTTTCAACGATTGCGTTTTCGTTGACAATATATAACACTCGGCGGTCTTGCAAAAGAGGTACAATCTTTTCTATAAAGTGTTTATAATTTGCATTGATAAGCAAGTTTGCAAATGTAAGATTATTATGATCCCCGCCATGAAAATCAATCATCCAATCAAAATTTTCTTTTCCAACATGACCGTCTGTCGATGTACAAATGCCTTTAAAATAATTGTCTTGATTGTGAAGGTATGTTTCAATTAATTTTTCCCTATAAAATGCATGCTGCTCGGGGTAAAAATGCTTATGCTCTTCTTTAGTATAGATATTTCTACCTTTGATATCTCCAGTAATATAATGATTGTCTGCTAAAACTAATGTTTTATTTTGCAAAATAAATAACTCTCCGTCAGAGAATCGCGTAAAAGCAAAGTTTTCGCCCTCTTTTAGCATCCTCAACAGTTCATTAAAATCTTTGTGAAAATCTTTAAACATTATAAAAACCTTTTAGAATATCAAGAATCTTGTATGATGCCATGCCATCGCCATAAGGACAATCACCGTAAGGAATGGGATATTTTTGTATTTCATGAAACAGAACTTCAATCTTATCAGGCGATGTTAAGAATGAAAATGTATTGAGGCCTTCTGACCTTTCGGTGTGTTCTCGACAAACAATGCACTTCTTACCAAAAAATGAAGTTTCTTCCTGAATACCACCGGAGTCTGTAATAACCAACTTTGCATTTGCCAGTCTCAAAATAAAATCATCATATGGAATTGGATCCACAACATTTACGTGAGTCAATAGATGTCTATGTTTTTGAACTGCTGGATTAGGATGTAGAGGGATTGTAAATTTATATTCGGGATAATTCTTGGCAAGAAGATTTAATACCTTAAACCATTCATCCATAATGTGATGATTCTCTCTTCTATGCAATGTAATGATAACTTCATCACCATACTGTGTATCAATTCCCGATAGATTGTCTAAAACAGTATTTCCGACAAGAAAAACATTTTCTTTTATGTTCTCGGCGTGTAGAGCATCGACGGCTTTCTGTGTTGGGCAAAAATGAATATCAGCCATACAAGAAACAGATCGTCGATTGAATTCTTCCGGGTAAGGATGATTCTTGTTGTATGTTCTCAAGCCGGCTTCAAGATGGATAATCTTGATTCCTCTGTGAAACGCTGCGAGGGCCATAGCAAAAACAGATGTTGTGTCGCCCTGTACCAATACAGATGTAATGCCATCAAAAACATTTTCTCTATTCATCATACTTTGAATAATAGAATCTAAGCGGTTTGGGCCGTCAAAAATTTGCAATGTTGTTACAGGCTCATTTACTTTATCTAGAATATCTAGATGTTGTCCCGTAAAGAGCAGTTTATATGGGATCTCACCCCTAATAGCGTCAACAACAGGCTTAATTTTAATCCACTCAGGCCTTGTACCAAAACATATTAGAATCACAGTTTAACTCCTCGAACAGTATTCCAGCCTTTTTGGAGACCAGTCTGAACGCATAGATCGCGCTCGCTAAAAAACTGATGATGAGACACAGCACTATTTGTTGAAGTAGCCTTTGAGTCAATTCCAAGTTCATTGCCCAGAATAGATCCATGCAGTTCTCTATCTTCAGGTGGATGCGGAGGACAATATGTTGGTATGCCACCATGAATCTTTGCCATGAAAGCAAATTGTATGTCCTCTCCGTTGTCCCAAGTTGTTGGTTTCTCTTGCCACAAGTATCTTAACCACTCTCTTCTGAAAAACCAAGCATGACCAACAAGGTCAACCTCAGTTGTTTCTCTGTTTTGAGTGGGCCATCCGCAACGATCATGTTGAACATATCTAGATCCGTTTAGAAGGATACCAGCAGAGCCAAGAATGCCTTCATGAGTCTTCATTGTATTCAGGCAATTTTCGTGCCACTTTGATCCGGGTATGGTATCATCATCATAGATTGCAACATATTCAGTGTCAGCCAGAAGCGCAGCAGCAAATCTGCCGTAGAACTTCCAGTTAAAGTCGTTCTTAAATACTCTATCAACATCAAGACCAGATGGATCAAAATCTTTATTATCCTCGTGATGATTAATCCACAGCCATATTTGCGCAGGTTTTACAGATTGATTTCGTAAAGCCTCGATTTGCATCTCAAGATTATAAGGGCGTCTATAACAGTTCAAAATTACCGTAATATCGCCTTCTTTTTGTTCTACTTCTTCGACATGGCTCATAGTATCAATAATCTTCGAGACAACCAAATCTCTTTGATTATCAACAAATTCTATAAGGTTTTCGCCCTTATATTCTTTGAACCAAGGTTCGTATGTACAACCGTTCAGATTGTTGGTCAACAATTTGCAACCAAGCATTCTTGCTTCGAGAATAACACGACAAAAACTTTCCAATGTTTTTGGAAAGAATACAAACTTTTCGTATTGTGCGAGAGTTGTTATAAATGTATCATAATCACATTTATTAATTACATCGTAGTCGACCCCTTTCTTCTTGCAGTATGAGACCGCCTCATTAAGTCCTTTAATAGGATTAGGATCACCAGATATGAATGCTTTGTTATTTTTCTCTGTGATTTTAGATTTGATTAAATCAAGTTGTTCTCGAGACCATAAAGAACAACCGAGGTTGATAACGTTATCTATTTTTAGATTTGTTTTCAAGACCTCGGCGTGTTTCACTGACTGACAAAAGACAGCGTTTGCAGATGCATAAAATTCTTTATTTGCAATCTCGGGCTGCGGTGCAGTAAAGTTCGTAAACAGAGCAGGATTTCTATTCTTAAGATACTTGTGATCGTGTTCAAGGATATAATATCTGTACTGTGGTAATTGCAAGAACTTCTTGACTCTTGATTGAAGCCCAACAAAGTTTGATATAAGAAAAATGAAGCCCATCTTACCGTACAGGTTGATGTGCTTCTCATTAAATTCTTGACTTTTAAACTTTGCAACTTTAATATTTCTTTTCTTTAGTTCTTCTATTAAGACAGAGTCATAGATCTCCGCTCCTCCATTAACTTCATTCGAAAAGAAATCAGAAACAAATAATATTTTATCCACTAATCAAACTCCATTACTTCAGGTTCTTGTTCTTCTGCAATAGGAATAAGCCCACTATCAAAACCTAGAACTGAATCAACAAATAGTTTATAAAGATTAGAATCAGCAAAACGTTCTTCATTAATTCTTTTCAGTTTCTCCGCTGTTTCTTTTGCTTTATGCCAAGTCTTGTGGGTCTTGCGAAGAGTCATCTTGTATGACCCTTGATCAGCATAGGCCCATTGCGAATCTTGTCTAATAACTCCATTCCAAACAACTTCTGGTTGAACTTGTTGCAAATTAAAATCAACTTTTTGATAATAATCTTCATCTTCATGGGTAAGAAAATCTAGTTGTCCAGACCAGCCAATACTAACAACAGGCAGACCTTCTCTTGCTGCTTCAAAGAGTGGTAGACCAAATCCTTCGCCATGTGCAATGTTAACAATTGCTTTAATTTTTGGATGAGTATATAAGCCAGTCATTTGTCCTGCTGTAAGATCTCCATGAAGAAGGTGAACTTTACATTTACGCTCTGGATATGTGGAGAGTATATTTTTAACACTTTTGTGAAATACTTCAAAATCCATTTCAGAATTACACTTAATGTTTGACTTAATAAGAAGTCCGACCTCTTGATCAATAAATTCTTCTACCCACCACTTGAGGGCATTAGCAAAGTTCTTGCGAGGAGAGATCTGTGAGACCATTAAGAAATTGAAATCATAAGGAAGATCAAAGCCCTCGATAGCCTCTGCTTCTGCTCTCGGAGTGCTTTCCCATACAACCTCAACAGGAGTCTGTAATTTATAATCAATAACCTCTCCGGTTTGGTTATTTTTCGCTTGAGCAGAAGTATTTACATAAGTATCTTTTGCATGTTGTGATACAACAAGAATCTTGTTTACTTCTTCATTGCCTTTTTGCAGCCACGCAGGATCAACTCTATCTGTTTCAATTCCAGCAGTATATCCAATATTAACGTTACAAATTTTTTTGAATTCATTTGGAATTGTAATTTGCAATGACATGTCTGGCTGGAATTGCTTCGCTTGAATAAGGGCTTGCGTTTTAGCAATCTTTTCATCCATCCAATCTCTAAAATCAGATGTTTCCCAAATCCAGCCAGTTTTTCCCCATGGAATAGGTTGTAAATATATATCAAATAAATCTTCTCGGCTCTTGAGAGCACGAAGGGCGAATCTTGATTGTTCGCCGTATCCTGATTGAGAGAGCATAGGGGCTCTTACAAAGATTTTCTTTTTCACGCTACCTCCAAGAAGCGAATACCTTGATAATTGGTTCTTTCATCCCAAGACCCATGTTGTTCATAAACCTCGGTCATGATATCAACCCATTGTTTATTGAATGTCTCAAAGTTATAATTTTTCATAACATGTTTCCGACCATTTTGTCCCAATCTGGTTCTTTCTTCAGCACCCATATGATACATCTTTTCAAGAGCGGAAACAACCTGTGCTTCACTTAATCGATCCTCATAAATATAGGGAACGTCTTGCGACCCAATCACCGCCTTTGACTCCGGGATCAAAGGAATCCCTGTTGCATCACTGCCCAATACAACTTGTTCTTGTAAGCCTCCGGTCATATTCGCTATGACTGGAGTTCCGCACGACATCGATTCAAGGGTCGCAAGACCAAAACCTTCAGCATCGGAAATGTTGATCGTGCAATCAACCATATTATACAATGCTGCGAGGTTAACCTGATCTACTTTGTTAGTAGAAAATAAAACTTGATTTTGTGTATCAAGGCCAAGATGTCCTACAATATGAACCAAATCTTGTCCGTGAGGATCTTTTGGATTTGTATGCATGATTAGTTGTGCTTTATCGTGCCCCACTTTATCAAGAAACTTTTTAAACCAGAAAATTAGTGAACCTGATTGTTTTCTTCTTGCATTTCTGTTATTCCAAAAGAAAATAACTTTATTTAAATCTGCTTTATCTAATGAATCTTTTTTGATATTCATTATCTGTTCATCTGTAAGGGGTCGGAATATATCTGAATCAACAGCATGAGGGACATAATCTAGTTGAACTTCAGGTGCGACCTCAGCAACAATATCTCTTGTCAATTTAGAAATTGCACAAATTCTATCATTTGACAGATAAAACTTTCTATTAAAGTGAGGAGCAGGGAAATTGTCCCAAACATGATAATACACCATTGGAATAAGTGGTCTAATTTCATTTTCCATATCCCATAGCCACGCATAAAAGCGGGGATCGGTCATAAACCAAAGAATATCAGGTTTTTCTGTTCTCAAAATAGAACGGATCATTTCCTGTGTTCCATAACCGTCAACAGGAATGATCCGCCATTCGTCGCCATAAGGGTCAACTTTCATTGTCCTATAATCTTGGTGCTTAATTGCACCACCAAGAGAAATTATTTCGAATTTGCCGCTCTCAAGAAGAGCCTTACAAACATATTTGGTTTGCGTACCGACCCCCGATGGAGATAAAGGGTGATCGGAAATAGTCAAAACTTTAATTTTTTTAGACATACTTATCCTTTTTACTTATATTATAACACGGTTAAGTATACTTGTCAAGTATTTTTTTTATTTTTTTTAAATTAATGACAATTTTCTGTTTTGTTGAATTCGCAATAACGACAAGACATGCGATTTTTAATTTTGATTCCTCGGTGAATTGCCGTTACTGCTTTGATGAGAAAGTCGGTTGCATTTTGGGTTTTGCGAGGACCAGAGGTCACACGGAAGATCTCAACGTTCTTGTCCTTTGCGGTACGCTTGAGAAGACCAAAGTAAGTCTCAACCATTGAAGGATCGACATTGTGTTTCTGGCACCAGAACTTCTTATAAAGAGTCAATTGATAAGTCGTCATACGATCAGACTTCTTTTGTTGATCCCAGCCCCAAGAGCAAGTCTTCCAGTCAATGATATGATACTTGCCGTCTGGGGTCTTGATAACGAGGTCAATAAACCCTTTGAATTCGCATGTATCTGCTGTAAATTCTGTGATAGGTTCAAAGAGTTTTTCCTCTGCTTGATGGACCTCATACTCAGGGAACATGCGCTTCAGTTCGCCCAAAACTTTGGTATATATGGGCTCTGCTTGGCCACGCATGGCTTCAATTAGTTTCTCTCGTCGCTCAACCTTTGCAGGAAGGGCTTCAAGTTCATTTTCGAAGATAACATTGAAATGCTCTCCAAAGTCTTCTTTGTCGAGAACTCCGGCTACTCCAAACTCACATACAGAATGAAGAGCAGTTCCGAAGCATGTATACTCATTACCCTCGAAGCCAGCGATGCCATCGATGTAAATAAGTTTGTGCTTGTATGGACACTCGTTCCAAATTTTAATTTCTGAATAAGATACATGTTTCATTACTCCTCCTCGAACAATTCTTCAAAAACATTGTAAAGCGCTGGGCTTAACTTCTTGACCTCAGCACGATGACCAAAGACCCATTCCTCAAACGATCTTGCATAATACTCGCTCAATGATGTGGCGGCATATGCGGATATGAATAGTCCATTCACAAGATCATTGATTACATCATAACCAACTTCACGATAAAGATAATCATCAATTTGTTGATCATATTCTGGGTTTACAAGAAATGCTTTTGGAGGATAAAGATCATATGAATCCAAAAGATTGTATAATGTTTGGCGCTTTGCCATGAACTCTCGTTCGATTGAGGAGTCAGAATAAATAAAATCATTATATCTTTCCTCGACAGCATGAGCGATTTCATGAACGATATCATCAATCATATCTTGCTCATCATCTTGTTCGTTGGTGACAAAGATGGCTCCACTGTCGTAGAAAGCATTAATATCTCTTTCTTCGAACTCAGGAAACTCACCAACATAGATCACATCAACAGAGTCAAGCAAACGCTTGGGAACTCGTGCTGTAATGTAATCAAAGACGTACTCGACGTCGACATGTTCAGGTGGTTGTTTGTTTATGTATATTTGAGTGCCTCGCATAGAATAGTGATCCTTTAATTTGCGAGACCGCTTCATACTTTCCGTAATCCATTTCATAACGGTCTCCTTTTTACTTATATATTATAACACATTATAAGTTTTTGTCAAGCGTTATTTATAAGATTTGTGAAGCGATGGTAGCCAACTTTGACCGTTCTCCCTTCTTGAAGGTCACATGTCCTGCGATTGGATGATGTTTGAATTTCTCAACAGCATACGTTAAGCCATTTGATGTCTCGTTCGTATAAATATTATCAATCTGTTCAATATCACCAGTAAGAATTATTTTTGTGTTCTCGCCAACTCGGGTAAGGATTGTCTTTACCTCGTGGGCTGTGAGATTCTGTGCTTCATCAATAATGATGTAAGCATTTGAGATTGACCGACCACGAATGTACGATAGAGCCTCGACCTCAAGTTTGCCTTGGTCCATGTAATAAGACATAAGATTACCTTCTTCACCGGAGGTAATATGTTCAATGTTATCGCCAATTGGTTTAAGCCATGGCATCATTTTATCTTCAAGCGTTCCGGGCAAGAACCCAATGTCTTTTCCAAGAGGTTGCACAGGTCGAGAGATTACAATCTTCTTGTATCTCGACTTTCCATTCCCAACCGTTTGTTCGAGACCAGCAGCAATTGCAAGAAGCGTCTTTCCAGACCCAGCGCGACCAATGAGAGAGACAAAACTAATATCATCATTGTACAGTAAATCATAAGCAAATGATTGTTCTTTGTTTCTTGGGATAATGTTCCAGCGGAGATCATCTGTGTGGTTTTGAATTTTTTGAAGCCTCGTTCCATGGTTCCAGAAACGAGCCAAGCAAGTCTTCTTTGGATTACTTGAGGATTTCAACATTAAGAATTGATTAGGATAAAGAATTGATACGTCTTCCTCGTCAAGAAAGATTGGCTTATCTGAATAAAAGCGATCAATAATCTCATCATCGACAACAATCTCTTCGAAGCCAGCATATATTTTATCTTTGGCCTCAACAACTTTTACGTTCTCGTATTCCTCGGCTGGAAGTTCAACGCCTTGAGCAATGACTCGGAGGTTGATGTCGCGAGATACAAGGATGACCTTGCGGCGTGGGTTCTGTTCTCTGATTGTGAGAGCGGTTGCGAGTATGATATGGTCAGAGTTTCTTGGGTCAAGGTCGCTTGGGAGCGCTTTTAAATTGATTTCATCAAGGCCAACAAACTTAACAAGACCTTTTCCTTTTTCGATTCGAACGCCTTTCTTGAGGTTTCCTTGCAATCGTAATGCATCAAATGTTTTTATGATCTGTCTTGCATGAAAGCCAACGGAATCTTGGCGCTTTTTATGTTTATCGATTTCTTCCAGAACCTTGAGGGGAACAATGATGTCATTGTTTCCAAATCTCGTAAGGCATTCCGAATCGGATAGATACACAGAGGTATCAATTACGAACCATTTTTTTGCCATTTAGCACCTTCAATTCTTGTTTTATTAATCTCTCCAATAGAGATTCATTTTTTTCGGTTTTCTTTCTGCCGTCAATATCGCCGAAATCGATGTCAATATTGCCAATATCAAAATCGGGCAATATTTTATCGGCTAGTGCTACTATAATGTCGCCAACTTTTCCAGTTGTAACGTCAAGTGCTTTTCTACCAAAATCTTTTATTGTTTCTTTTGATTTATTGAAAAATTCTTTTGCTTTATCAAGAACACCACTTTTGAAAAAATTGACAGCATTTGCTAATTCACTATATAGTTTTTTTATAGTTATAAAAGTATTTTTATAAAATGTTGTATTTTGCTTTATTTCTTCAAGCATTTCATCTATTTCGGTTTGTTTAATTTTTGTATTAATAATTTCAAAGATTTCGGTCAAACCTTCAAGTCTTTTTTTCAGAGTTTCATTATCAAGTTTTTCTTCAAGAGGTTCAGTAATTTTTGTTTTATAAGATTGTAAAATTTTCTTTATTTCATCAAAATTAATTTCTTCAATATTTAATTGCTTTATAATATCATCTGACATTGTTACGAAAGATTTAGTTTGTGAATTTGCTAAAAATTTTCTAATATCAGAATATAATTTTTTACTCGCTTCAGAGTCTTGCTCATCACCTTCAGCATCAGAAGGTGCTTCTTCGGTTTCCTCTTTTTCAACAGCCTCGGGTGTAAAGGCTGTGCCTCCAGAACCATCCGTATTTTCAGCGGTTTCTTTTTTGTCTTTTCCATCAGATTGGACCGTCACACCTTGAACTCTGTATTGCTCATCGGGCCCAACACCAAAATATGTTGAGATCCAATTTGCTACGCCAAGCAATTGTTTCAAAAATATGCTCAACCGGGTGGGATCAATTTCACCTGCTCTTAAATCAGAAAGTGCTCGAGACATACTTTTCGTTAAGACTTTTTTTGCGATTTTATAATCTTGTTGTAATTCTTCAACATCTTTATCTGATGTTTTTGCAAAGGCACCAACTCTAGAAAACAAATAGCGAATGCTGTCAAGTTGATCATACGCATCTTTGATTTTTCCGGAGAATTCCTCAAGATCAGGAGCATTTGTTTTATCTAACTGTGTTAAAGTCTCCGAGAATTGTCTTTTAATTTTTTCGTATACACCTCGGACCTTTGCTACTTTTTGTTCAAAGGTTTCTTCTTGTGGTTCAGCAGTCTCTTCTTCCTGTTCGTTTAGTTTAAAACCGCCAACCTTTTGAACATCCTCTACGGTTCTCTTAACAGAATTTTGAACGTCCTTTAGTTCAGCCAAGAACCTTGCAAGATAGGCTTGTGATTCGTATTTTCCTTCTTTGGCCGCTTCAAGATATTTTACAAGTGTGTCATCCGTGTCATTAAGATCACGTCGTAGTCTCTCGATGTCAACAACAATTCTTTTGAAGTTCTTTTGATTCTCTTGCTCAAAGATATTGATTAATTGTTCTTTAAATGCTTGCTGTCGTCGTCTAGTTAATGTTCTAAATTGGCCGATTGCATTAAGAGCATCTCTTAAGCCCATCCAATATTGCTCTTGTGTAACACGATCTGGTGCTGTCATAAAGCCATCTTCGAATGCTTCGTATGCTTTTTTAAGTTCTTGGATGTTTTCATCGGTGTAGGTATATTTTCTTCCATCATCAACAACTTCAACCTCGCCTTCTTTTGGTTGTTCTTGATCTCCAGTTGGGATAGTTGCATCCGGATTAATCATTTTAACAAATTGTTCTGTATATTCCGCATTACTGAAGAACTTGATTATTGCTTTGTATTTTTCTTCATCAATGTTCTTAATATCTTTTAAAATAGTGGTGATTTGAGAACCTTTAAGGTCTAAACCTCGAACAAGTCCAACAAGCGACTCTTTGATTAAATTACCATCCAACAACTTTTGTAAAAATAGTACTAGACCATCATATGTCTCTTTGTTTCGACTCTGAATTGTCTTCATTAAATCTGTATCTATGTATTTGGTCATTGGACCTTGCGGTTGTTCTTCGGCTCCTGCTTCAGGTGCGGGCTCTGATTCACTTGGAACTTCGGCTTCGGGTTCTCCGGAATCTTTAAATCTTTTTACAATTTCCTCTGCTTTCTGTACTTTTTCGTCATCTGACATCACGGAATCCTCTACAACATCGTAAAGTTCCGACAATATAATTTCAAGTGATGGCTCATCAAGTTCAGGGGCATTAATTTGTGCCAATAGTTCTCCCAAAGTTTCAATCTTTTGGTCTGCTGGGGCTGTTTTATACTCAGGATCAGTAAAAAGAAGGTAAATATTTGGTATGACTGTTTGTTTTGCTTGTTCGGCAGAAACTCTTTGTTCAGCAAGAAGTTTCCCAGCAATATCATTTAATCTTTTCAATTGAGTTGCGGAGGTTCCGGCCTCTCCTGCTTTCTTTAAAATCTTATTCATAAGAGCGGAGGTCAATTCAACCTCGGTCGAGACCATATCAGCATCGGGGATGAATTCTTTAGCAACAGTCAAAAAGTCTTTGCGAAGTTTCTGCTTTGTGTTTGAGCCGTCTTGCTTTGCGGCTTCCATTTCTTCTTTGATAATTTCAAGAATTCTTTGTTTTGTTATATTCATGTTAAAACTTCCGTTATTCTCGTTAGTTGTCCTGTTTTGTCAACAACGTTTTTCACATCTACTGTGTCGCTAATCTGTGAAATCGCTTCGTATGCGTTTAAAATATCCTCGGATGCTCCCAAAATATTCAATACGCTCTCAACAGCATCAAATGCCTCACCAGTTAAAAGCCCAATCAAAATAGAAACAATAGAAACAGCAATTGCCATATTACTTTCTTGTTTAAGTTTCTCAAGAAAAGATTTAATGTTATTTATCAATCCGGGTCTTTCTTGATTTAACTTTTCTTCCAAAAAATCTAAAACCTTGATTGCCGAATCTATTGCTTTTGTCAACACTGATTCGATTGCATTCTTCTTAATATCGCTATAAGTATTGTATGCTCTTTTAGCAAAATCGGCTACTTTTGATAAAACTTCATTTAAATCATTAGAAGACTCTCTAATGATCTTGATTTCATTTGTGAATTGTTCTAGAAGTTCTTCGTGGATAGACAACGCCTCTTGCTCTAAAAGCAAGTTGCTTCGCCAGTTCTCCATAATAACTTTCATTTGCTTAGACATAAAACGATCCTCGCATTAATTAGATTTCAACACCGTTAATTACCATCTTTCCCCACTTTGCCTTGTTGACAAGATCTGATGAAGATTGAATTTTATCGCCTCCGATATTCCAGAGCATCTCGATGCCAAGTTCTTCACAGACATCCATCTCAGGAGTATTGTTGGTCTTTCGGTCGCCGCCGTTTGCAAAGGCATCAGGACGATGAGTTCGTAGAGCCTCACAAACCGTTCCATCGGTATCATCAACCGAAACAACTTTTGTTACACCTTTAAACTGAGACATAATGTAAGCCTTCTCATCCCATGGCATAAAGATATAGCCTTTCTTTCGCAGAAGCCAATCATCTGAATTAACGATAACCATAACATCGCCAAGTTCAGCAGCGGCTTCGATCATTTGAACGTGACCGATATGAACCGGATCAAAACCGCCCGAGATGGCGATTACCTTTCTTTTCTCACTCATTTCTGCTCCTTATATAAATAAATGTACGGAGACCATTGTTTTGGCACATTCTTAAGAGAATAAAAATCTATAAATGTTGCTTTGGGTCTCCGAGGTTCTTTGAGTAAAATCATGCCCGCTTCTTTTGGGGTTCGGGCTCCCTTTGTAATGTTGCATTTGTGGCAAGAAGTTACTATATTATCCCAAGTTTTTGGTCCCCCGCGTGATTTAGGGTACACATGGTCTAATGTAAGTTCCGCTTTAGAAATTGCCTGTTTATTGCAATATTGACAGGTATAATTATCTCTTGCATATACGTTTCTTCTTGTGCAAGATAAAATAAATTCATGTTTGCGCACATACGACTTGAGGACTATAACAGCAGGGAACATGCTACTACCATGCGCCTTGACATTATAATCCTCAACAACGTTCGCTCTTCCACTTCGACACATGCTAAACGCTTTAAATGAATCAATCACTTCAATAGGTCTCCAAGCAGCATCAAGTTTAAGAGAATACAGTTTCATATTGTAACTAGTTTTTAGTTAGCAGTTTACCCGCAGCAGTCTCCGGTCCAATCTTGGAAGTAACAATATCTTCTAATGTAAAGTTATCAATAAATGACTTAAGTTCACCAAAGGCTCTTTTAAAATCTGGTTCCATGATGACCTCAGTCTTTCCACCATGACCATGAATCGCATGAACTTCTCCAATGTTATCGTAAACCGTAACAGATGGATGTTCCGAAAGCCATGTCACTGCAACTTTACCATTGTCAAAAATAAACCCTTGAGCAACTCGACCAGTGCCCGAGATACCAGATTCATCTTCAACCCTGTTTAAATAAAAAACTTTCATATTCATATCCTCACACGTTATAAATAGTGTGATTTTAAATGGTACACCCAGCAGGACTCGAACCTGCAACCCTCGGCTTAGAAGGCCGATGCTCTATCCAGTTGAGCCATGGGTGTTTATTTATAATCGCTCTTTTTTCCTTTCTTAAAATATTTTTTATAATCGCTCATTTTTAAAGTCTTATCAGGATGTTGCAAAGGCGATTTATTTAATTTTGCTAATAATTTTGGATCCATTTTTACTTTGGATTTTGTCGCATTATATTCAAGTTTATTGACAAGTTCCTCTGTGAACTCTTCAACTAACTCATTTACTTGGACCCATTTCTCATTGTAAACCGTGATACCATATACCATACCAACAACATCGCTGGCTTCTTCTGGTGTCATTGTGTCAATAATATCAGGCCTTGAATTAACCAAATAAATCATGATACAGTCATGAACAAATCTTAAAATAAGAAAATCATCATCATCAACTGTTATTGTTAATTCCAAGTAATCGCTTGATTTGGCCCAGTAATTGTTCTCTGCTATGTTAATAAATTGTAACAATTCTTCAAAATAAAAATCAATTGTATTCTCATCTGTCATTGCAGACTTGGGCAAAGGAATACCATTTGTTAAATATTCAGTCAATTCATCTTTAGTTAGGCTTTTGAATGTCATTTATAATTCTCTTTGTGATCTCTGCTGTTTGCTGTGGTGAGGTAGTTTTATATGCTCTATTTTGATGTTTTAAAAAATCGTAAATTTCTTTATCATTACCATTAGGACCACATCGGTCACCAACGAACCAATGATTATAAAATGGAAAATGTTGGAGGGCATATGTTTTATCCCATCCGGTTGGAAATATATCAAATGAAGTGTCACCACCAAGTTTTACTTCAACATTTAAAATTCTTTTTAAATTAATATAATGTCTTAGTCTATCCAAGAATCTTTCTCGTAAACTAGGCTCGAAAGATTTATCATACTCAACAAAAAACTGGCGATCCTCGGTGGATGCATTGCGACCAATAGGACACCAGTTAATCATTGAGCCACGATAATTTATAAAATGCCCTGTAAGTGGGAATCTGTCTGTAGCAAAGTTGGCTTGTTGTTCAATTAAAATTAACATCAACTGTTGGAAGTTTCTACGGCCAAGTTCTTTGACCATGTCATTCGACGATACAAGTTGATAATCATCATTGTTTTTTGGAGGATAATAATGCTTAGTTCCATTACAAGGTAGAAGGTGTAACTTCTTTCTTATTTTAGAATTATTAAACAATAACCCAACTTGTTGCTTCAGATAACCAAAATCAGAACCGGTTACAATTCCAATCTCGGCTACCTCAGACAGATTCTCCAGAACAGGAACTAAAGACTCCTCCAGTGATTCACGAGGAGGAGTTAAAGTTCCGTCCATATCATACAGGACAATATTTTTCATTTCAATACCTTGAACGCATAAGGTGCTCCACGAAAGGCAGAGCGATCGATCTCAAAGGAGACACCTTCTTCGTCTTCTTTGATTTTCTTGATAGCGGTGCCACAACGATCGATGATCTTTGCAACATCTGAAGTACAAGACCAAACATGGACACAATTCTTATCCATTTTTGAGTCTGCAATTGTAGTTTCCGCTTCCGGACCACCGCTCTTGCCTTTCCAACGTTCAGCGATTTGATTTAATTTTTTTTGATTCATAAGGTCTCCTATATTTGTTTGTATTAATCCTTAGTGTATATATTATAACATGTTATGCAGCCATTGTCAAATTATTTTTCAACAATTCTCGCATTTTGAATAAAGCAATTTCTTTGTGCTTGGCCTCAAGCATTACATCGAGGTCGAGCCCATGGAAATCAATTGGGTTTACATAGGAGTCTGAATGTGCTTGTGGTTTTATAGAATCATCATTGTGCTCATCAGCGCGAGATTCAGAATAATGAACAACAGGGCGAACGGTTCCCCAAGTTGATGCAGCCAAGTGAACGGCTTCACGTTCAGTTTGGTCTCCTGTGCAGAACTTATGATGGTGATAATCAAAGACAATAGGGACACCAATACGAGTATAGACTTCATCATACAACTCCTTTGTTGAATAAAGTGATGCTTTGTCATCGTTCTCAACAGTCAAACGAGAACGGACAGATTCTGGCAAACGCTCAAAATTCTTGCAGAAATTATCGAGGGCCATTCGACGATCGTTATAAGTAGCACCAACATGAATATTTATCTTTGCGAAGTGTGTTCTCGGAAGACACATCAAATCAAAGATTTCACCATGAATCTCAAGATCTCGCATGGTGCGTTGGATGACCTCTTCTTTTGGCGAGGTCAACTTGTTGAAGTGACCGGGATGTGTTGTGATTCGCATATTATGCTCGGCAGCATAGAGACCTGCTTCATATAGTGCTTCTTCAATTGCATCAAAGTCGGGCAGATCCTTCAGGTCATACTCCGAAGCCCAAGGTATGAGGTCGGAGGACATGCGGTAAAATTTGATGCCGTGCTGCTCATTCCATTGCAATATTTGCAAAAGATCTTTTGCGTTTTGAAGTGTGAGGGCAGAAGCATAGGGAAGACCTTTCTGTTGAAAAGTTCGCTTAATCATGCTCCGATTTGTGGTAATTCGTTCCTTGCCTTTTTCTGGGTAAGAAAGTGCCATGTTGATGCAGGCGTATCCTAGATTGTAGTTCATTGTGACTCCTTGTGATGTTTATATTGTATCACGGTGAGTCATATTTGTCAAGTATATTTGGTAACTTTTATTATTAAATCGCCCTTACCTCGAAGCAGGCGGTGGTATTCCATCTTTTTTATTGAAAATTTCATACCCTTTTCTAGTTTAAAAGGGACTTGATCATCCTTCTGGAAGTACCAATTGTCTGATTGTATGACTTCCAATACTCGGTCCTCTCTGTCTTGATGCCAGATAAGTTCCTCGGACAAAACATTATGATGAAAATAACGAAGAAAAACATTCTCGGCTATCTGTTTCTCTTTAAATGGAAAATCGCTCATCTTCTTTTTTAATTACGTACTCGTCATAGTCGGGGCGACTGTATTCCTGAACTTCGTAACCATCTGCAAGATCACGGGCTGGGTGATTCGGATATTTGATGGTTTTGAAATAATTGCTGAAGCGACCCTTCTTAAGACGAAAAGTCTTGCTATCTTCAATATCAGAAAGAATATCTCTGATTGCTTCGTTGTATTTTTCATTTGGTTCGATCACTTGCTCTGCAATAAAATTATTGATTTCTTCGTTGATAATTTTACGCAATTGTTCTTTTGTGAGATTCATTTTTCTTCCTCAGTTGGGTCAAGAGCGGGAACTTTGGCCACACAATTCGCAGGAAGTTGCGAGACCAATTCTTTTTTATAAATCTTGATCGATGGTTGTTCCCATTTGATTCCTTTGCAATATAATTCGAAATTCTTCTTATCAGTCAAGAAAAGTTCGATTGACAACATATCAATCATAATCTGTTCTTTAGCAGGATCTTCTGGATGTTCAGGCATCTCTGTGTCGTTAAGTTCAATGATTTCTGATGGTGGTTCATCAGCAATCATTTCATCGGCTTGAGCGACACAGGCAAGAAAAAACAAAATCATTTTGTCACGACCTGTTCAATGCGACCAAGGGTTCCCTTCATCCATTCCATGTCTTTTTCCATGCCGATTATTCGACCTTCAAAGCCTTCGTCTTTCAACTCAGCGATTTCTTTCTCAGCATCACCGAGATCGTTCTGGAGTTCAGCAACTTTCACATTGGTGTTCCAAACCCAACCAGCAAGAGGCAAAACCAATGCGGACATTATCAAGGAAAATGCTTTCCATAGATCATCTTTCGTAATAGCAGCCATTACCAAAATCTCCCCGGAACGTTCGTTCCAAAATCTTTGTGTGCTCGACAAGCCCAGTATCCTGCTTTGGTTCTGTCTTTCTTGTCTTTGCAATTGTGACGAGCAGCAAATGACTTGCGTGCTTCGGCATTGTTCCAGTTGCCCTTGAGACCACCTTTGGAGTCACCATAGGTGATTTTCTTGATCTTGCCCGTTTTTGGGTTGCGGACAAAAACTTTATATTTCTTTCCTCCGCCAGTGTTCTTAGTTGGCTTTCCGATTGGAGGATCTTTCTTCTTTTTCTTTTTGGCTTCGTCAAGAGACTCGTCAATCATCATTGGAAAATCAAGAGGAACTTGTTGCCCTGCAAATGACCCGAATTGTCCGAGATCAGATTCCATGATCTCGATATCTTCTTCATCAAGATTCAGTTTGCCTTCTTTCCAGAGATCACGTGCTTCGTTTACGAGAGAAAAATATCTGCTAGTACCGTGGCGATAAACATTATCCCTAATAGGCATGTCATTAGTAATGTGAAACCTAAGTCCTTCTGAGATTGTCTTACCGAAGATTGTCTTTTCTGCTTCTTCTCTAACCAGCGTTCTGAGAAGGTTTTCATTTCTTCTTGACTTTCTTCGTTTTGATCCCTTCTTTCCCCATGATTTGCCTCTTCCACGCTCTTTACAAGCCGAAGGTGTGGGGCGACAGGCTGGGTATCTTTTTCTTTTTTCTCCGCTTCCTCGACCGCAGGACTTGTATCCTCCTTTTCCGTCGGGAGCGTTGCAATCAACCCAGCCTCCTTTAGAGCCTTTTGCACCCTTGCGTTTGAACCAGTCTCTAAGATTGGACTCTTTGGAAGATTCTGTTCCGGCTTTCTTTCGCTTTTTGCGTTTCTCATCAAGCGTTGTCTCTTCTTGTTCTTCATCGATGACTCCCTCTTCTTTGATAATAATTTCTTTATCATCCTCTAGTATATAGTCGCCATCTTCGTGCATACCGACATTTGACATCTTATCGAGAGCCTTTTTGATCTCTTCTTCAGAGGCATCGATTGCTTTTTTGAAAGGGTCCATACCAGAAGCCCCGCCTTCATCTCTCAAGATTTTTTCAAGATTTTCAGGTGTAAGTTCAGATTTTTCTTCAACAATATAAATTTCTTCTAATTGTAATTTATCGAGTTTAGAATAATACTCAGGATCTTCAACCAGATGATCTAAGGTAATTTCTTGAGCAATCATTTCTTCTTCAGCGTGTTCCATTTCTTCTTCAACACCCATCTTGAATTCGTCTTGAATCTTCTCAACAGGGACACCGTGCTCTTGGGCTATCTTTGAGATCATTTCTTCGACTGTTACGTCACCATATTTTGAAGATTCACCACCGGGTATGAATTCTTCGTTCTTGGATTTATTACCCCAGTTCTTAGCACCAACCTTGCGGCATTTTACGAGAGCGCCAGAAGCATAAGCAGAAGGCCACACATCATAGCGTGATCTCACTTTATGATAACAAGCATCTTTTTTACCAGATGATTTTTTCTTCTTTTTTTTCTTTTTTTCTTCAATAACTTCGTCAATCATATTGCTCACCGATTCATATAACTTAGGTTCAAGCCATGCAATATAATCCCCTGAGCATTCTGATGAATTTCTCTGTGGTATTGTATAAAAATTACCACCAGTATCTACAAAAGATTTAACATAATATTCGCCGTCTTTTATTTGGAGCGGTAATTTCATCTCAACAGAAATTAAAACTTTTGGATCATCTGAATCTAAATCATAATAATTTGCTATTTGCTCTTCAGAAAAAACATTATTACCAGATGATGCAACATGTCTAGCATTAAAAATGTCAGCATCAATTGGAACATTTTGAATTAAAATGACCAATTCATCATTTTCATATTTTGAAAAAACAAAATCATTATCAGGGATACTCTGAATAAAATCATCAAGTTTGACATTGCCTTCTCGCCAGATTGGATCATCAAAAGCAGGCTCAAACTGCGGATTTTGAATGCATTTTGGTAAGGGCTCACCAGCCTCATTTTCACCTTTGAGATGGCCAAGGCTATAATCAATATTACATCCCATCCCGGAGAGTCCTAAGACTCCAAGCAATTTGCAAAATGTTCTTCGTTTAATTTCTGATATAAGCATGGTCTCGTACCTATGCTTAATTAGTAATTTCCAGACAAAAGAACGATCTTGCAAATGTGTTCGAGGCGTTCAATATGTTCAAAAGCGGTCCATGGATCGGGGCCCACGGAGCAGACACCATGACCTTTCTGGCCAACGATATCAAACTCACAGGACCCGTCTCTTTGGACTGCGAGACGAAGGGCAGTTTCGTTCGCAAGTTCTAGTGTTAGTGGAGGATGAGAAGACACATTTTTACCTACTTTCGTATAACGATATAGTTCTGGAAAAGGTTTTACAATTTCTTGAAGACATAATCCAGCGTGCATTGCGGCTACACAATAAGTAGGATGAAGATGTACTACAGCCCTTGTTCTTTTGGTATTTTTTTGAATATTCCAATGCATATGAAGTTCGCCTGAAGGACTAATTCCTTCTTCAAGATCTAAATTATTTTCTTTAATTGGAATTTTGATAATATGTTCTGGGTGTATAATTGTCTTTCTTACGCCGGAGGGAGTAATATAAAGAAGATTTGAGTTTTTTCTTTTTAAAGAAATATTTCCATCTCTAGTTGTAATCCAATTTCGTTTGTATGCCTCTCGCATAACATCACCCATTGCTGTTAGCATCTCTTGCCTCTACTAAATCTTTTCTAATATTGAATTTTTTAATTTTGTTTAAGTATCTCGCTCTATCGATACCTAAAAACAATGCTGCTTCAACTGTAGTTTTACATGCTGATGCTGCATAGCGAATACAGGCTTCTTCACAAATAGATCTCATTGCTGAGAGAATAGGAAAACCATACATTCTATCATTAAGATGAGATGAGGCTAATTCTAATTTCAGACCGATGAGTTCTTCCATCGTTAATCTATTTAAGAGCATTTCAAAGTGATCATCAACTTTTCTATCTTCTCTTAATTTATTTCTTAAAGAGTAATAATAATTTGTTCCTTTATATTCTCTTAATTTCTTTTTCCATATCATTTTATATATCTTATTAATCTTATATATAATATATTATAATAATATAATCTTATTAATATTAATATTATTTACTTGACAATGTATTCATAATATGTTATATTATTATACACCCTTAGTATTTTCGTATTCTGGAGTAGTTGGTTCTTCGACTGTATTCTGAAGTTCGTCTTCAAACTTATCCAGATACAACTTGGTATTTGTTATCAAGTAATCAACAAACACTTTTTTATCCTTTGGATCACGCAGGAGGTCATATGAATCTAAAATATATTGCTGAACTTTTTTGAAACAGGTAAAGGCCATGTTTCTACCGGTCTCATCAAAACCTTGATTTTCGATACCTGAACCAAACTCTTCTTCTTCGTTAGGCTCTTCGTCACCAAGACCTGCATCAACTTTCTTGTCAGGGTCTGGGTCTGATTCGATATCAATATCGATGTCTACTTCAAGAAGTTCATCCTCTAATTCTGCATCAAGTTCATCATCAACCTCAGCGTCTAGTTCTGGATCTGGTGGGATATCAACCTCAGCATCACCACCGGGCTCCGCCATAAGCATGCCGGGATCAACATTATCACCTTGAACATACTTGTCGTTAACAAGCGAGGGCAATAAAGATTTTTTAATTGCATTAACGATGTGAGCACGAAAAGAGTCACGCTGTTCTTTTGATGTAGTCAAACGCTTATAATCAGTGCGAAGAGTTGGAATCATTTTCTTGAGGAGATCTTCAAGAACATTAATACCAGTTGAACGATGAGGATGAATATCAGAGATATCAGACTCTTTAAGAATGGATCTAATAATTTGTCGAAGTTTTGCTTCTTCGTTAAGTTGTTGGGTCCTTTGTCTTTTATAGGACTCATTAATTTTGTTACGAATGTAACTGCGTAACTTTTGTTCTGTTACGATATCTTCTCTTTTCATCTTGTCGTCCTCGGGTGTTGAGTAGCCTCCGACCGAACCTCCTGCCATTGTAGAAAGTTCGAACAATTGTTTTAATGTTTTAATTTCAATAATTTTACTCATTATTTTATAAGTTTTTTAAATCTTTTTACAACTTCGTGCATTCTATCAGCGTGCATTCTATTGCGACCAACGTCGCGGTCTTCATTACCAAATCTTTTGGCAGCAATCTCTTCGATCTCTTCTTCGTCAAGTTGTTCTTCGCCTTCGTTAAGATCTTCTTGAATTTCAGGATCATCTTTATCCTTATCAGCACCATCGGGTACACCGTCATGGTCTTTGTCAAATTTTGCTCTTTCTCCATCAAGAGGATCAGCATCACCTTTTTCACCTTTGGCTTCGGTAATTACATTTTTAGAAAATCCCCATTTTTGAGACAAAAGATCAAATAGTTCTTTGTTTTTCCATTCATTTAAAGACATTGTTTTAGTTCTCCATTCATTGTAAACTTGTTGTTTTTGTTTGTAACCGTCTTCCCAGTCACGAAAACACATATTCCCTTGTAAATATGCTTCTTGTTCCATTTTTCTCATGTGAGGGTCTTTTTGAGCATAACCTTCGCCTGAATAATGTTCTCCTCCAAGATTCCCTTGGCAGTTCTGATTATGGTGAACAAGTTCATGAGAAATTGATCGCATAATATCTTTTGGATGACGATCAGTTGTATAAACATGAACCTCTTGATTTTCAGGATCATAATAAGCAGTTTTGCCCAAAAGGTTTGTAGCATTATCGGAATCTGAATTGAGAAATAAAGATGGCGGCTTTTCAAAACCAAAACGATCTTGTGAGAATGAAACAAGGGATTGAATCATATCTTCAAAGCCTGATATTTCGAGACCAGAGTTATTAATAATCTTACAAGGCATGCTATAATTAGTCTTTTAATAGAGTTAAAGTCATTAGGCTCATATTATAAAAAGAACCAGATGTCGCCTCAAAAACTTTAGCATACCACACTTTTCGACCAGACATTTGACTTACATATATTTCAGTTATAACACCGGTCAGTTGTCTTGGGACAATTTCACCAGTGACGACATCACTACTATACAGCCTCCAAGTGACCAAATCTCCAATTTTGAAATAATCTTTGAATGATTCGCCAAAAGGCCTATTGTTCGTTTTCATCTATCTTTTTTACCCAAGCACATATACTACTAACTAGTAAGTCGTTTCTCAATGCAAGGGCAATATCTTCTGACCAAGGGCCGGATTTTGATGTTTTATTATTTTGATGGAAATAGACATAATAATTCCATTTGTCTTTCCAAAAAATTACTTTTTTATTCGCTATCTGTTTTTGTGTAGCCATATGTCACAAACTTAGGTCTGAGTTCTTCTGTGTAATAAATAAATTCGATAAAGTTGCCTTCCGGATCCTCACAATATACACCAACAGTTCCATCTCGATGTTCTACTCGTGTTCCATCGTCTGGTAAATCATCGAGAGAATCAACAAGAATCCCAATATGATTTTTTGGGTATTTATTTTTATCAATGATAGCAAATGTTGTATTTGCTGTTGTTAATCTAATATAATGTTTATCTGTATGAGTAACTTCGGCACCAATTGTTTCTTGGTACCATTTAGAAACTTTATGGATGTCATCAGCCCTTATGGCAATGTGATCAATAATCATAGCAACCTGCTAGTATCCTCTTTCTGGTCAGTATTCTTCATCCATTGGAATCATGTCACCAGTGACAACTTCTATTTCTTCTTCTGAATCCATTTCTTCTTCTGATTCCGTTTCTGGATCATACATTTCCATCCCCATCTCATATTCTAGGTAATGAGCAACAGTTCCCATATAATCTGCTGCTTTTGTGATCTTTGATTGCACCCAACCTTCAAGTTGATCCTCATCTTGAAGTGAATCATGTAGCATCATAGCATATTTTGCTGTTTTGTACAATTGTCTCTTAGCCATTCCGCCTTCATCATCAGTATAATCAAAATATTTATCATGTTCAGGGCCATAATCCATCATATGACCTTCTTGAAGTTCTTCTTTAATGATCTCGAGGATTCTTTTTTTGCTGATTTTCATTGTTTTCTCCAAATAAGGGTAAAATTAGCCATAATAAGCAATAAAATTAAGGTCGTTTCAAAGCCTAGGGTTACATAGATAAGTAGCCAAAGGAGTCCAAAAACGACTAAATAGAGGCTATTTTTGATTAAAAACGGCATGATTTATCACTCACCGCCGCCTCCATCTCCACCTGCATCGCCTCCGGAGCCGTCATAAAGGTCAAAATAGGGGTAATAACCGCCATATTTTGCTGTTTTTTTGCGTTTTTTGCGCTTTTTTCGCTTCTTTTTGCGTTTTTCGTCTAGATTTTGGTTAATTTTGACTTTAATAGACGTTTTTTCTTGTTTTTTTGCCTCACCAATTGCTCCAAAACCCGGTGGAGCCGATTTTGAGCGTCCCATTGGCGGATTTTGGTTATATGGACCCATTTTTTTCTTAAAACCGCCACTTTTAAACATTTGGTTCATGTATTTTCGGTGTTTTGCGGCCATTTTTCGTTGAAAAGGTTCTGTATGTTCATCAATTGTCAATGATTTAATCTCATTTGAGACATTTTTTAAATTATTTGTCGCATTTGACATGTATTCATCAATATTTTGAGGCTGAACGAAGTAAAATTCTGTGTTCTCATGGGTATCTAGGTCGACATCGTCCATTAGCATCTCTGAAGTGTTGTTCAATTTAGCATAAAAATAAGTAATTTGTTCATTTCTACCTTTAAAATTAACTTCTTTAGACATAATTTCTTTAATTCCGAACAAATCAAGACCAGTTTCTTCTAAAGTTTCTCTAATTGCAGTAAATTCAGGTGTCTCTCCGCTCTTTCCATGACCACCCGGTATGTCAATTTCGCCTGTATCTGCTCTTTTTAATACCAATACCTTGTTATCAAGCGTCACAGCGACTACTTTTGACACCTGATTGGTGTCTTCGAGGAAATCATCAGGGTAAAATGATTGAATTCCACTGCCTTGAATATCTCCGTGCTCCATTCTGTCGTCATCAAAGTGTATTTCGACCCCTAATTCCTTCAATTTTGTGACTTTTGGCTGAGAATTAGTGAAATATATACCATCTGGCTGCACTCCGAGCCTATCAAGTTGTGCTTTTATTGATTGTTCAGGTGTTTTTTGCTCCATTTCTTCATTTCTTGAGGTCACAAGGTAAACTTTTTTGCTTGGATCATCAATTAAATGCTTCATAAGGTTAATCATGGTTGCATTTGAGCCCCCATTGATGTAAATTAGTTCACCATCGTCGTCAAAATCAGGATATGACTTCACTAATGTGTTGTCAAAGTCAAAAGATATGACTGAATTCTCTCCAACGATCTGACTGAGCGTGATTTTCTCTTGTTCTGTAATGAACCCTTCTCGTAATCCCATCATTTTTCTCATGGTTGGGAGATTTCTTTGAGACCAAGAGCCTAATTTGCCTTTGAGATTCTCATACCACTTTGTATAACTCTCAAGTACATAAAAAACTTTTTTCAATTCTTCGTCTGATAGACCATCACCGTTTTTTGGAATAATAAAAGAACTTTTTTGCATAATTGGTACGCTTACAAGTTCAGAATTTTTGACTTCTTCGCCTTTCAAGAACGATGTAAATTTCTTAAAAAATGAACCTAACCTTTCTACATAGGAAATGGCTCGAGGATCTTGATTATTTGACCATTTCTTGATCTCATCATAGCCTTTTTGTAGAGTATTATAACAATCTGATGCTATTCTTTCGAATTTCTTCCACAATTGTGGGTCTTTTTGCTGTTCACCATTAGCCATGGCGACAAATGTGTTGATATTATTGTCATAAAAGTCTATTGCTTCATCAAGAGTGATTTTTTCTTGCTGTTCTGTAACAATATTTTCATTGAGTATGCGAATTTTAATCATTTTAGTTCCTTTGTAACGATTTTAGACAATATTATTCATTTTTCTTTTCATTTTTTTTGGACTTAGTACGCTGGTTTTTGCAAAATTGCTTCATTGTGAACCCTTTTGGGTTATCACATTTTGATTTTCTTTTATTTCTTTCAGACTTAGACCACTCTTCATCTAACTCGCCTTTATCTCTTAAAACAGAGGCAACATAAGCACTAGATTTTTCTTTTGAAAGGTTTTTTTGTTTTATAATACATTTTACTTTGCTATCAAAAGTCTTATTTTTAAAACAATCTTTCTTTTTTTCGTCAATTTGTTTGAGAATGCGAACTTTTATTTTTTTTGCCATGATTTTCTCCCCAATAATTAGTGAGTTGGTTGATAATAGTAGGCAATCTCAACCAAAACACCACCATCTGGCAAAGGTCCAAAGTAAACACGATTATTTGCTGCATCGTAGCGCCATTCGTCGGGGTGTGCAGGTCTCCCATCGTAGAAAACTTGTAAGTATTGAGGGTATTTAACTCGCTTTGATAGATCATAGTACTCATATGGCTCAACTTGATTAAGTGCTTCACTGATTCCTGCCGTCCAATCGTCTGTACAAATGTCTATTTTAGTTCCACCGGTCAAATCAACCGCCTCGAGATAGCGATCACCAACCGCAGTTGTATTATTATTGCATTGTGACAGCGGAACTTCATAGTGAACAATCGAGGTTATATGGTAATCTGACCTCTGCATGCTGATCCAGTTGATAAATGTTGTTGTCGTTGGGTATCTATTAGTACTTTGCTCGTCTTCATCGGAGACAAAAACAATTAATAAAGATGCATCTTCTCTCATCCAAGTTTGTGAATAGGAATTATCAGCCATATATGAAAAAACAGCATTAAAACCTTCTTCTTTAAAAGAATTACCCAAACCATTATACATATTCCAAGCCTCTGTGAGCCCGTCACCCGGTATAAGTGGAAATACTTGACTAATTGCAGATACATTTGAACTAATATTAATCATTACAAGCCGCCAGTCGGAGGCTGGGAGTGCTGCTATCATTGTTTCAATCCCAGTTAGGATCTGAGGTGCCTCATCATGCATTGAACCAGAACGATCAATGACCCAAAGAATGTCAATTCCATTCATCGAGTTCGGTTGTGTGAACGAATCAACCCAGATTGGCAATAAATCTAACGATGTATCTTGCGGTGGAGGAGCCGTGTCCTCGACATAAACAACTTCAGTTTCCGTGATCGTTTCGTATTTAATTTTCTCAACTTCGTGAACGATATAATTGTCGCTAAGACAAGATAAAAAGAACAGGATAAAGAATAACATAAAAAAACCCTCCTGCAATAACTAGATCGCAGGAGGGCAAGGAGGTCAACACAAACAAACACAGCGATTAAGGAGATCGCAACACCAAATCATATTATATATATAATATAACATGTTTTATGCCGTTTGTCAAGAAAAAAAGTTATTTTTTTAATAAAATATTTAAATAATCTTTCGCAATTGCATCTGGGATGAACCTTTTTAGTTCGTCTGTATCGCCACTTTGTACAGCATTGCGAAGATCTGTAGCAGACAAGCCATCTGTTGTATCCGCCGGTGTTACCTTGACAAGATTCGCCGCCATCGGCTTCTTCGAATAGGATGCAATTTTAGCAAATCGATCGCCATATGTTGGATCTTTTGTTGGGTGACCAATCGCAACATTCTTTCCAGCATACTTTTCATCAAACAGAACACCAACAGCATCCATGAATGGATTCTCATATGTGCTTCCGTCTTTCTTTGGTCTCTGAGCAACAACGCCAAATCTAACATTCGAAGCGAGGTCAAACAAATTAAATAATTTTCTTGCTTTCTCAGCAGTTACAACGATAGAACCATCGGTTGATTCTCTTTCTTTTGAGCCAGTGAAGACAATAACCTCATCAACATTGGGGAGATTCGCAAAGTGGTTAATCATCTCAACATGACCTCGATGTGGAGGTTTAAAACCACCGGGTATCACAACGGTAATTTTTTCATTGTTATTTGGCGATTCTTGGAGAGAACCATTCTTAGCAGCCCATAGGGTAGGGTTAGCCTCTTTGCATAAAAATCTTCCGCTCATTTGTCCATTTTTCAACAAAGAGAGGTACATTTCCTCAAGCGCTCTGGGTATATATCCACAGCGTTCACCATCGAGGTCTTTATTGCCTCGGGTTGTGTCGAGAATCTTAAGGTAAGCGCGTAACGCTTTGTTACGGTCCGCCTCATCGATGTTACTCATCCAGTCATATAGCGTGTTGAAGTTTTGCGTATCATCAATTGTTATGGTGTTACGATATAGGCGAGACAAAAGGTCAAGAATTTCATCTTTTGAGAAAGCAACTGTTTCGCCTGTCTTTTTATTCTTCACGCCCGCTGTATGAGAGAATGAATGGTCCATTGCTAATATAAGAGCATGAATCAATTGTGTACGATGAAGTCCTTTGAGAAGTGGCTCATCTTCTGATGGAGCATCAGAGAAATAAGAAAAGGTAAGCCAATCAACATTGCCAACCATCCAGTCAATCTGGACACCGACATCTTGCTGTTCACCTTCGGGGTTGAATTGAGGGAACAAAGAAAACATTGCACCGGGCTTAATCTTTTTAAGATCTGCCTCAATAAGGTCAGAGTTCTCATTTATATATTCTGCGAGCAATTGCAAGAAAGCCTTCCACCCAAGTTCTCCTTTGGTCGAGGTTCTTGCTCTTTTAATTAATTTTTCAAGTTTTTCATTCCACTTGTCTGGAGAAAGTCCCCAAGATTCAAGGTCCTCTGGGTTCACTTCGCCGTCTGGGAACATTTCACGAACATTGACGGCAAGATCAATGTCACCAGATTTTGCTTTCTTGCCAACGGACCCAAGCGGCTGAAAGTTCCTAAACTTGTCCGAGTGTTGTGGGAACAAACGATCAAGTTCTTCATAATATCTGTCAAGCGTTGGTTGGATAAACTCAAGAGGAATAGAAGCAGTTTTACCAGCGAATACATTTCCGCCTTCCGCAAGAGATTTTTTTATTTTTACTTTAATCATGGTTAATCATCAAATATCGATATATCAATAATTAGGAACTTGGTGCGAGTTTCGATATCTGTTCCAACATTTCCCTCACGAAGTTCGTTATATTCAATGTTGAGAGTATTCACCATGTCCCAAAACTTAACAAGATATTGGTCGGAGGTCAAAACTTTCCAAACTTGCTTGACTGCTTCATCCAAAAGAATTTCCTCATCAATAACCTGATCAACATCTCGTTTGAGGACGTCGCCATATTTCTCATCCCATACTGGAAGGTCTTTTAGAATGTCTTTCAATCTCTCAGGCTCATTATACCCAACAGCAATCCATGAAGTATATGCCCATTGCTCAGCATCAATTTCACGACCAGTCCCAGAAGCAGGAGGAAAGTCTGCCGAGGTACTTGGCAAATACTCGGCGATAAGGTTATTCATAAGATTATAAGATTTTGGAATTGATTTAAATGAGCGAACAAGTTGCCGAATAAATTCAGATTGATATTCAATAACCTCGACCTTTTCAATAACAAGCCATCGAGGAATTCCCTGCTTTTCTTTGTCAGAGATATAAACCTTGGGAAAGTAACCCGGATACTTGTTGAACATTTCAATCTCGAGCATGTTAGTTTCTTCAGCAATGGTTGTATACTCTTGCCCATCCAGCGGGTCATGCTGAAGATAACGATTTGAGATTTTTAGAATCTTGTCGGGATGCGACTTAATTTGATAAGCATCACGGAACGAGCCACCTCCCAGATACTTTCCGACATTCTCTTCAATCCATCGACGGTTTAGGAACTGTTTCTCTTCGAGATCAACATAAGGGTTGCGAGGTTTAACATTCTTGACATAATACAGTTCGTCGGGATTATCCACCAGCGCCTTGATTTCATCACCAAAAAATTTTTCCTCTTCTTTAGACATTTCCGCCAAAAATTTGTCTATTTCTTCTTGTACAATGCGGCTAAGTTGATTGGTTGATAATTTCATTATTCTTCCGAAAAATTATTCGATACGTTATGAAATTGATTGTCAAGATAGCGATCATACAAATCTTCATAATTTTCGCCGGTTCGAGCAGCAATTGCTTTAAGTTTTTCTTTAACTTCGGCGTCTAAATCTCTTTTCTTTCTTATATATTTAATCTTTGCTAGCATTTCATCATCAAAACTTACTGACTTATTCAAATCTCTGGCTCTATTGCCAAACTTTTCGGACGTGCCGACCTCTTGATAGTCAATATAACTGTCGACATAATCTGCTTCACCAAATGAATCCATCAAGGAACGCGCCATTTCAATGTTTTGTTCGTCACCAGAATTTATAAGGCTATGAATCTTTGCTTGAAAGTCTTCCGGAAAGCCTTCGGGAAATTGAGGAAGAGTTCTATACTCGGCCATGACTTTGGCCAATTCCTCTTTAATGATTTGCTTAAGTGTGGTTGTTGTCAACTTCACGATAATGTCTCCATGCGTAGGGCTTGCGAGTTTTCAAATAATCAAGATTTTGATCGTTATCGTATGCTTCCCGCTCAAAGGGCGATTGCCGGTAGGCAATCTCGCCGTCTCTATAGATAATTAGTCCTTTTAGCCAGTAAAACACATACAAAATCCATTGCCCGATGAACAGGAGTTCAAGTTGCTGATGATAATGAATCGTCTCGTGATTGCGCGTTTCTTCATCCATCACGCCACGACACCAGACCCAAGGTCCGAAGGCAATTGCATAGATGTCAATTGGCGCCAAATACGATAAGATTACGGGAACCTTTGAGTTCTCAAAGAACCAAGGAACCCTAGGGGAAGTCTTTTGGTTATAATACAAAAAATTATACATAGTTTACTCCTTTTTCGTTGAGCCATAAATAGGTTAAATCTGAAAATTTTTCTGGGCAATTTTTTAGGGTATCCAAAATTCTGGACCCATACTTGGTGCCCACGGATTCATAATATGATTTTTTTTATTTACATGAGCAAAGCCAAGTCCATGGCCAACTTCATGTTCGATAATCCATGGCTCATTTAAACGCTGATGATCAAACCAAATTACGCTGCTGATCATATTATATTCTGTGTCGGCACGCCTTTCGGTTACTGCGAGTTGACCCATATTTAGTTTGCCCCTTGGGGCTCTTCTGATTATGATTGTATCCGGAATATGAGCAACATTACATATGCCGCTAGGAACATCAAGAATAATACCTTCAATTTTCTGTCCTCTTATTTCCCAAAATTCAATTGCTCTATATAACAAATGATTTGGAAAGTCTTGGTAGCACACAACAACCGTCGGCGGCTTACGCCATGCAAAATGTTCATTATTTTTATTTGCATTCGCTGGTCTTAGGGCAAAAGCCATTAAAAACAACAGAAAAGCAAGTAGTAATCGTGTGCGCCTCATATAATAATTAGCGTAACAATAGTGTAACGTTACTCTTTGTGTTACGACAAGGGTCATATTTCCCAAATTTTCTGGGGGTGTAGCGAATGTATTAGGCCCGCCTGCCGAAAACGCACTTTCTAAGTACTTATTTCGACGGTCTATTAGCCTGAGTAGTAGGGGGACCGGGGGAGGGGGACCACCCCCCACAGCCAAACAGCCAAACGCAAACAGCCAAATCAAACAGCGCATAAAACAAACGGCCACCCGAAGGCAGCCGCTGAATGAAAGGGGAAGGGGTGTAGACCTAGTCTACATCGAACTCGCCGCTTGCAAGGAACTCGGCGAACGCTGCATCGTCGGCATCTTCCTCGTCCTCGGTTACATCGGTATCATACTTAGGCGCAGCGGCTTGAGCACGACCCTCGTCGATACGGGCCTTGGCAGCCTTTGAAGCAACGGTGCTGTCATGGTCGGCACTGTCGCCAACCAAGTCACCATCGAGCATTTCAAGTTCATCAGCAAAGACGATAGCGGTGCGGTCGACCTCGTCGAAGAATACAGCGAGAGCCATACCAGCGTTAGCAGCAGCGAACGGCTTACCTTCGACCATGCCGAGACCGAACAGTTCATGCTCTACGAGAGAGCCAACCTGTGGGGCATTGCGAGGGAAGAAGAACTGTGAGTTAGACACGGTGGTCACGGGCATGTTGAGGCCAGCATCTTGAGCGGTGAACGCATCACGGTTAGCACGCAACTGAACGAGGACATCTTGACGGACGCCTGAGAAATGAGCGATAGGGCTCTCGATAAGGTGCTTCAAACCTTCATAACGACGAGCGTTAAGGGCTGCTTGTTGAGCGTCATATTGTGCACGGATGCGAGCGAGTTGGCGTGAGGTAGTAGTGTTAGGCATATTGGATACTCCAATGAGGGTTAAAGGGTGGAGCGTTGTGCTCCGTTGATATATATAATGTATCATATTCTGATACGGTTGTCAAGTAAAATGTTGAATTATTTTATTTATTCTCGGACATTATTTGTCCGACTTGCGTTGCACCTTGTGACCATGCACTTCGATACAGGCCAGTGCGGCATCTGCCCAGTGTGCTGTCCAAACATCCCCTTTGGCACGGGCTGAAGCAGCAGTGCGAGGAAGGGACTTTTGGAGGATGCGCAAGCGTGCCCATGAATACTCGCCCTTTCGGATAGCGGCGATATATCCCTCTAGCAGAGGGCGGTTTGTGTGGTTGGGAGTGATACGCAGAAGCGGGTTGAAGGTCTCACGGCCTGTGCTGGTGTTATCGGTATCGGCAAGAATGTTGATGTTGAGTTTGAAAGACATAGGTTGAACCTCGATTATTTGGATGGGAAGAAGATGAAGGATAGCAAGAAGAGCCCGAAAGCCCAGTTTGAAAGTAAGATAACAAAGAGCGTCAAAGACAGCCTCCATGGGAAAGTGAAATGCATCATCGCTTTTCATACTATTAATGTATCCCGTTACCATCCCGTTGTCAAATAAATCGACAAGTTTTTTATGCCCTCTTTGACTGGATCTCCTGAGCCTATGCCCAAAAGCCAAGGTTGTACCTGTGTTATTGAAGGCAAAGTTTTTTTAACTTTTTTTCCTTGTCCCTTATTTATGTAAAGTCTCGCTGCCTAACTTGCTTAACTTTTACGATATGGTAGGTTGAAGGTTCATTTTCGCTGAATAATGTTTATCTCTCCCTAGGGCTACCCCTTATTTATGTCCAGTTTTCCCACATTTTGTGCTTACTTTTCCAAATAAGGTAGGTTGTAAGCCAATTATCGTGAAATCTTTCATAATCCGGTCATAATTTGACCGCTTTTGGGGGGCCTCGTGGCGTTCGTAGCGTTTCTAAAGATCCCGTGTTTATGGGGGTTTTATTAGACCCCCTCCCTAAGAGAGATAGCCGGCTGCTATACATCATAGTTGTTTATCCTGTTTCGATGTTTCATTGCTTTGTTTTGTGCTTCCTCGCATGCGAGCAATATGCGTAACTTGCGTTCCATGTGTGCGATCATGCGCTCGTTATATGTCATGTGTGTGTACCTCGTGTGTTTCGTATGTGCTCGTGTGTACGGGAATGTTTCGAAAAGTTTCGTTACAATCGGGCGTTTCGTGTGTTACTATGCTAGTTATGTATGTGTGCTCTATACATGCGCTAGACAGGCTCAGAATGTGCCTATTACAGTAAGACAAGCAGACACTAGCGCAGACCCCATAGAACCCTAAAACCTTGCGATTATCATAGCATACTCACCTTTAAGGGGCATGTGTTACACACACCTTGGATAATGCGCATATAACGCATATTGTGTGCTGTGAGCGCAAGCGGGGGTAGGGTACTAGGGGGGTAGTAGTGTAGAGGATAGGGGCTTAGAGATCCCGTACCAGATGGTGAAAGCCCTCTTGGTATTCCTCTGCTGAGATGACCTTAACACCGGCTTCTCTCTTTATCTTACAGACATGCTGAGAGGTTGTAGCAGAGATAAAGTGACCACCTGTTGCAGTGTAGTCAATAACGAATGTTCTACCAGCCATATTGAAGCCAATGGTTACGCCATACGAATAGATGCGCTTTCCATCTGTGTATAGGTTACTTGCCTTTGCTTCTCTTTCCATTGTGAATGCTTTAATAACTTGTTCGTTTCTCATTTGATTTCCCTTGTTCAGTTTTTATTTATTTGTGGTCTCGGAGGTTTGTCGCTTATCGGTTGAAGGAGCGGACAAGATACTGAGCGGTTGCAAGGTTAACACAGCGGTCAATGCGACCGTCAGGATAAGAGACGCCATATGCATTGTTAAGAAGGACGATCTTTGCCTTTGTTACGATTGTGAACTTGGTTCGGGTTGCTTTTGCTGCTTTCATTGCTTTGAGTTCTGATGGATGAAACATATTGTTTACCTCGATTGTGTGTAGTGTGTTTGTTTGATGTTTATAATGTATCATGGTTGATTAAGTTTGTCAAGAAAAAAGTTTAAGTTTTTTTGTGACCTCGATGGTTACTCGTAAACATAGAGGGTTTCCATCTTCCAGTTGTTTATGTACCGGTCAATCTCGGACATGCCGTCCATGACATAATACACATCGCCCTTGTGGACGCCACACTTGACGAGCACAAGACGCTCGATGTCCTTCATATCGTGGTTATAGCAGAACTGCTTTGCTTCTTTCAGGTCTGTGAATAGTTGGAATACACGGGTCATTTGGGCTCCTATTGGAAGGCCGACAGAGCGGCCAATGCGGTAAGGGTTGCGGTTGTGCCTGTAAGCAAGGCGAATGCTAGCATTTCAATAAACATGCTGTCTCCTATTTATACTCGATTGATAGTACTTTGTATTTGTGTGTGTAGCCTTGATAAACATTGCCGACAATGCGGCTATCTTTGCGGATGGTTGGATAACTGTCTTGAACGGTCATGCCTTTGAGGCAGCCTGTAAGGACAAGTTTCGTAATGGTCACTGTTTTCATTGTGTCTCCCTGTGATGTATATAATGTATCACGGTTGATAAGATTTGTCAAGCAGAAAGTTGAAGAAAGTTTATAACCTTGGTTAGACCAAGGTTATTTGTGGCTTTCGTTCTGATTGAAGATGTTGCTGAAGCGCAATCTCGATGCGCTCAACACATGAGTAGATCGCTTTAGGCGGCAAGCCAGAGACATTGAAGGTCTTATCTGCAATAAGGTTGAACCGTTGACGACTGGTTCCATAGGGCAAGGTTTCATCCGGTTGCTGTTCGAGCACACCAGCGAATAGCGGGTCAGCACCGTTCGGGTTGAGCGTGTCGAATAATATGCCTTTGCCTAGAGTGAATACGAAAGGGATTGCGGTTGAGTTGTTTGATTGAGCCATGTGGCCTCCAAGTATTCAAGAAGCGTCATTGCCTCTTGATGTTAGTAATGTATCACGGTTGGTTTGATTTGTCAAGAAAAAAGTTTAACTTTTTTTATTGTCTCGATCAATACAGGCTTGTTCGAACTTTTCGATCTCGTTTGGAGAGGCTCCAAGCAGAGCGGCAATGAATACGCCCGCTATGTTCAGGGTTCCTAGGATGATTGCCCATGAAAGGACGGTGATAAGGGCTGCAAAGCCAAGTTGAATAAACATAAGTAAAACCTCGATTATGCGAAAGTGCAGAGTAAGAAGGGAAGGCCGCAATAGACAAGCGCAAGGCAGAAGGCTCGGACATGCCATTTGAAAGGCATAACCTCGCATATGAACATCCATGCGATAAGGCCAAGGCCGTAATAAGCGAGAAGATTGCTGATTGTGACTGTAATCATGTGCTCTCCTTATTGCGCAATCATGACTTCGTTGCGAGCGTGAGACACGGCCATTTCGGTTCCGTCAGGCCAGCGGATCATGTATCCCTCTTTGGGTATCCACATTGTGTAGCCGACTAGAGTGCCGATCATACCGAGATAAGGTGCGTTGCTTTCAAGCGAAGCCCCGTGACGAGTGAGTGTTACAGGGGTTCCGATGCAGAGTGTTGAGCGAGCCATTTGGCCTCCGAGTAACCAAGAGAGCGACATTGCCCCTTGATGTTAGTAATGTATCCCGTTCCCATACATTTGTCAAGAAAAAAAACAAACTTTTTTTGTTTGCCCCTGTGGGCCGAGAACAAATCAAGATGCCGCTACTCTGCGGCTGTCTTAATTATGGTAAGTTCTCGACCCTTAGTTGCTTAAAACAAGGCAAACCATAGGTTCAAACTGGATTATCGATAAATCCTATTCGTTACAATGATGTTTGTCCTGACCTTGCCTCGGATTTGTGTAGTTTCCATGTGCTTTATTTCAAACACAAGGGTTTCGCCAAAGTGTTCATCGGTATCGGGGTGAGCCTCCGATGCGTACATAAACGCTCTCTCTCCGAGCAGATCGACATGGTAGCCGTTATCGGCTCTCTCAATGACCGTGCCATAGGTTTGGCCACCTCGCTTCCATACCTCACGAAGAACCACCTTCCACTGGTCGTTTGTGATCCAGCGGCCCCTTGTGTCATAGGTTTGAAGGGCCTTCTTAAACTGGCGGTCAGTGAGATACTGCCGATTGTATTGATTGTTATTGGGTTTTCGCATATTCTATTCTCCTGTTTTGAAACCAATGGTTGCCTTCTTATCGACCGTGCCTTGAACAGCCTCTGATTGCTGCTGTTCGAGTGCGGCCAATGCTACCATCTGTGCTTGCGGCTGCAAGCCCTTGATCAGCATGGACTGGAGAAGGTCGGCCAGCCCTTGATTGTCTAGTTTGAGTTCGATTTTGATTGTGTTCACGACGCCTCCTTAGCGTATGTGTAATGAAGCAAGCGTACATAACGCCCACCATAGCGATGTTTAATAGTATCCTCATGGACACCCCCTAGGGGGGTGGTAGGGTAGATCCCCTACTCACCGGTGATTGCTGACTAGTTAGAGCCAGCGGTTAGAACAGACACGATGTGCTGTTGAACGGAAACAGTGTTACCATCGGCATCAGTAGCCTTTACATCGTGAAAGTGTACGATGTTGGTTTGGGCTTGTTCACCCTCACCCATTGCCGACCATAGCAGCATTCCAACCTCTGAAGGGATGCGGACAAAGTAGTTAGCGAGGTTCTGCAACTGGTTGCTGTCCAGTTCAGCATTGAGCACCTTTGATTGCTTGATCTTCTCGACCATTGCGGTGTGCTCATTGATAACCCAGCCGTTGGTATCGTCTACACGGCCATCGTTCAAGAGTTGCTCGACTGTGAGTTCATTCTTGTACTCTCTGAGGTAATCGTTGAAGGCGATAGCGGCCTCCATACCGACGAAGCCTTGAGCCAAGTGATAGATGACAGGTGACTGTTCGTACTTGACACCGGCAGCATCGAGTGTTTGAGACAATCGTTCCCAAGAGCGACGAGAAGGATAAACCTTGTTTGGCTCGAAATCATCGTTGTGTTCGAGGTGCTGATGGTTTGAGTTGATGAAATCAAAGATAGGCTTCACCACACGGTCACCAGCCCAAGCAAGCCAGTCCTCAACGGTAGGTTCGACATCAAAGACAGTGTAACGGTCGAGTTCTGCGGGGTCCATTTCACCCACTTGGTACTGAGCACCGTGCTGACCGCCATTGACGGCTGCAAAGATAAGGGTGTCAGGATGCAAAGTGTGACCCGCAATCTTACGGCTGTCGCAAAGTTCGAAGATACCTTGGCGAACCTCCATTGTCGCACGATCTACCTCGTCGAGGAATAGAACCACGGCTTCATTACAAGCCTGAGCGAGCCAGTCAGGAGCGCAGAACTTGGTAATCTTCTGACCTTTGATAGTGGTATCGTCGAGGTCAGGCAGACCAAGCAAGTCGCCTTCGGTCATCTGTGAGGCACGACGCTCGACAACAGGTAGTCCCTGTTCTTTGGCGTACTGATAGACGACTGTGGATTTACCGATACCGTGACGGCCTCTGATAAGGACTGGGTAGCGAGCATCTGTGATGTGGGTTACAACTGAAAGGAAGGTTTTAAAGTCAATAGACATAGTGTTTGCTCCAAAGTGGATTGTTGTGTTGTGTTTATAATGTAACTAGTTTTGAATAAGTTGTCAAGTAAAAAGTGAAATAAAGTTTAAAGTTTCGATTGAGCCTTAATAAGGTGGTCGTTGTATCTTCAAAGCGTCTCCGTTGTGTGTGGTTGTTTCGTTGATGTAGATAATGTATCCCGTTCCCAATGATTTGTCAAGAAAAAAAATAAACTTTTTTTTATCCTCGGCCCACACGGGAAAGTTGCCATCTTACTCGATGGCAATAACCCGCTCGTTTGTTTGAAAGTACGACCGTTCCTTACAATCCGGTGTGGTGAGCCACATCCGTTGCGACCGTGACGGGATCGGCTTAGGTGCTTCCATGTCAGTGAGGATGATAAGCCCGTCAAACTGGCGTTCGTTGCACCATCGGGTCGGAGCGTCGAAGCAAGTTCCACCGGTCAGCACTCGTTCTGTGACATGGCGTTGACCCTTTTTCCATACATAGACCTTGCTATCGTCGACTTGAGTATCGAAGGGAACCACGGTGAACTCGGCATACTTGGCCAGTCCGTTGAGTTCTGCAAAGAAGGCAGCGAGCATCTCGTCACCGACAGAGCCGGACTGGTCGATAGCCACGGCAATCTTGGCGTGACGGGTGATCTTCTTTCCGGCATACCGTTGAGCACGATACTTTTTGTTGTATCGCTTGACGGTTGAGCGTTTGTCGGCTCTTTGAGAGGTCTTGATGAAATAGCGTAGGACTGACCGCCAGTTTACCTTTGGCTTAATCATGTCCATAATCTTCTTTCGCATCTCAGCCGATACCGTACCCCAGCCACGGCCTGAAGCGGCCTCCTGAGCAGCCTTCTCGACGGCTTGCTTGAGGCGTTCTTTGGCCATGTCTCGAACCTCCTCGGAGGCTTCGCCCCAGCCGTCATGGTCATCGAGAGTATCGGGTAGGCCCCCACCACCACCGGAGGAGCCATTGCCATTTCCGGCTTGGCCTTCGCCACCTTGGCCTTGGCCCTCACCATCACCGTCTCCGTCGCCATCTTGAGGCTGAAACTGTTCATCGTTCTGAAGCATGCTGAAATAGCGTTCAGCCGAGAGACCGAGGGGATACTCTTGGAACGGTTCGATGGTTGGAAAGCAACCACCTTCGGGTAGTTCGCCCATCAGATGGGAGTTGATAGCCAAGTCCGTAGCGACATTCCACATCTTGGACATCCCTTCGGGAGGGAGACGACCAGTGACATGCTCGAAGATGATGTGATAAAACTCGTGTTTAAGGACACCAAGGCGTTGCTTCTCTGTGAGATCCTCGAAGAACTGGGGATTGTAAGCCATTTCGAACTGTGCTGTGCTCGGGTTGAGGCGGACACCGGCAGTGGGTATGGCGGTAGTAGGTCGTTTCTGAATACGACGGGATAGTGCTGCAAAGAAGGGTTCGCCTTGCAGTAGTTTGAAAGTGTAGCGGTCAAGATCAAATGTTGACATGTGTAAACCTCATAGTGAGAGTGGCGTGATTGCCGTTGATGTAGATAATGTATCCTATTACTATCTATTTGTCAAGAAAAAAAACAAACTTTTTTTGAAACCTCGATCATTGCTTGATCTTCCTTAGTCGCTTGCTTAGATACCACATCTTGTAATCGTGGTCTGCTAGCATCATCACCTGATACTGTGAGGGTTCTTTGTACCTTTTACGAAGGATGATGCCCATTTCACCGTG